ACCTCTTCGACCAGAAAGTTCTCCTCACCATACTTTCGTATGGCTCGGTGGAACTTATGGTCGGAGCCTCGTTGAGCAGAAAGAATATGTTGCGCAAACCTTTCATTTACTGAACGAATCGTTTGTCCAAAGTACCACTTTTCATTCGGTAAACAGATAACACAATATATTCTTCCTCTAAACATTTACTCTTGATTGTTACTGAATGTTACTTCTTTTTCGAACTCGCTTTCTTAGCAGGGGTCTTTGGTTGTTCCTCTTCCTTAGGAGCCTCTGCTTTCGGCTTTGCTGCTTCTTTCTTCGGAGTGGTCATTACGACAACCCCTGTGAACTTGGTTTTCGTAGCGGAAACAGTTTCAGAAGACGGTGCTTCTTCATCGCCCACGCCATTACCAACCTCAATAGCAGCCTCAGGACTTTCAGCACGAACCAAAATGAAGAACGGTTCTTTCACCACTTTACCCTTGTCGTTCTCGCTGAGAAGTTCAATCTTAACTTTGTAGAACGGGTCTTCATCAGCACAGCCGTCTGTCTTTTCAACACGCTGTATCTTTGACGGTTGAATCTTAGGAATAGAGAAGTCCTCTCCCTTGAATTGTTTGTTCATGAACTCCGTCACACGAGCCTCGGCTTCGGTGTAACTTTCAACTTGGAACAACCACAGTTCCTTGACGGTCTTATACGCATTGCGCTCGGTGACTGTCAACCGTTTTGTTCTAACTTCGAAAAACATATTCGTCTCTTATTTAATGATTAATAATCGTCGTCCTCGTTCTTGTTTCGCGAGAACAGCGTGATGTCTTTAATATCAACGTACCACCACTCGGTTCGGGTTGCACATTTGAACCTGTCGGGGAATTCGGCTCGTTTCGGATACGTATCCAGTACGACGCACAAAGTGTTTTCTTTGAATCGATGACCGCTGTTATTATGGCGGATGCGTACAATGTCCCCTCTTCGGATTTGTTTCTGACTCATAGTATTTACTTTTTATTTGGTTCATCATTTGCGGACATAGCACAGGACGTATTCAAGAACTGAATAGCGACTGAAACAGAGTTTTCGAGAGACACTCTTGACACTTTCGCAGGGTCAATGATTCCTGCCTCAAACATATCTTCTATCTTCTCAGTAACAGGGTTGAAGCCTTTCCACCACATCGGGTCGTTATCTTTCGTCAGGTCAACTTCGATACGGGTTGCGTTCACAGAAGCATTTTCACACAACTGATTGAACGGAGCCATCAACGCTTGAGCCACTACATTCCAACCGATAATGAAGTCAGGATGCTCCTCGTGAAGTGAAGGCATATTGCGTAGGTGGTCTGACGCTCTCAACTGTACCGTACCACCTCCGGGAACGTATCCCTCTTCCAACGCTGCCCGAGTTGCGGCAATAGCGTCGTCAACACGGTCTTTTCTTTCCTTCATCTCTACCTCACTGTCCGCACCTACATAAACGACGGCTGCTCCCCCTGTAAGTTTCGAAATACGTTCACGATACTTCTCTTGGTCGTAAGAGTTCGTATTCTCCTCCATTAGATGTTTAATAGCCTCTACTCTGGTATTTATATCGGCTTCCGTACCAACACCTCCTACGAGGATTGTACGATTAGTAGAAACGACTGTGCGTTCACACTCGCCCAGCCAGTCTGTACCGAGTTGGTCAAGCGGACGCCCAAACTCATCGCCTACCACCTTTGCACCTACCTTAACAGCCAAGTCCTCTATCATGTCCTTCTGGATTTGACCATATCCGGGAGCCTTTACGAAACAGGCTTTTAACCCGTTCTGCTGCTGAATGTTTGTCACGAGAAACTTGATAACGTCATTAGACGCATTAGGAGCAACGATAAGAACGCTGCGTTTCGCTGAATAAACAGTCTGAATGATAGGAAGAATTTCCTGGGGATAGTTGATGTTCTGCCCGAAGATGAGAATATACGGCTTATCAAGCACGCATTCCATACGCTCTGGGTCTGTAACGAAATACGGGTTCACCAAGCCTTTCTCCCACTGAAAACCTGTGGTCACTTCAACTGTGGTTTCATTTCCCTTGCTGCTTTCCTCAACTGTAATCACTCCGTCGTTTCCTACCTTTCCGATAGCCTCCGAAATGATACAACCAACCTCCAAATCACCGTTTGCGCTGATAGTGGCAATCTGATTTACACGGTCGAACTCTGTCTCACCAATTTCCTTCGCCATCGCTTTGATGAACGAAACGGCTTCTGAACGAGCAGCCTCCATTCCTTCCTTGAAACGCTGTGGATTCTTGACATTAGGAAGAACATTCATTCCCTCTTTAATGAGCGAACGGGTGAGGATTGTGGCTGTGGTCGTACCGTCACCAGCCTCGTCACAGGTCTTTGCCGCAACAGTCTTAACGAGCGTTGCTCCCATACGTTTCATTGGGTCGTCGGTATCGTACGCACGGGCAACTGTTACACCATCTTTAGTGATGTGAGGAATGCCATACCCTTTGTCAATGATTACTGAATGCCCCTTTGGTCCGAGAGTAGAAGATACTGCATTAGCGAGTTCATCAATTCCTTCGAAAAGAGCCTCTTGAGCAGATTTGTTGAATAAAATTCTTACATTCATATTCGTTTAACTTAATCGATTTTTATTTAAAAACGCCCAGTCCCGGAGTCAGGTTCCGAAGACTGGACAATTTCTTGATTTATTTTTTTTTCATTTGCCTGTGTTCCTCAAGGGAGCAAGCTCCTCCTGCACAGGCCGTAGCAATTTCACTTCCAGCCTCTTTCAGTTTAGGCTCTTCCCATACAATATTGTCGTAGGATACGGGTTTCATTCGGCATATTGCCTGCCATTTGTGGAACGCATTCACATGCTTCAGACAGTATGCAGTCTTTTGCTTGTCCCCGTTCATATATTTATCCGCAAATGAATTGAAGCGACGCACCCAATCCAACCGTCTTTCAACACGTCGTTTCAGGTAGTCAATGACACAGTTCACGTCTGAGAAACAGATACCGTCAATGTCAACAAGGAAACGTCCGTCCTTGATATTTTCAACAACGAAGTCGGCTATCTGTTTGTCGTTGATTGTAAGTAACTGTGGAGCCAACCCCATCGCTGTGTTACAGGCTTCCCAAACGTCTTTAAACACGTCATTCGCATCAACGATAAGACCGCTCGACAGAATTGCTCCTGCTCCGTAGCGTTCCGCCAACTCAACCTCGTCAAGAACTTCGGTGTACGGTGCTTGAGGATAATCCAAATCACCGAATGATGATAACAGGCTGATACCACCAAACTGGTCACGATGTTCCCACAGGAACTCCCGTACTTCATCCCATTCATCTGGGCGAACTGTACAGGTATTTGACACGTTCATTCGAAGTTTCGGATTGTCAAGTGTAGAAGGATGAGTCAGGTTCGTACCGTACTCAATCCAGTTCTGTTTCGTTAAGAGAACATATTTCAGGAATTCAATTGCTGTCAGGTTCTGTTTCAGCAACGCTCCTTCGGGAAGTGTAACAGGGAAAGCGATAACCTTTTCACGGTCAGGAGCCCAAACGCTCGCTTCTACCATATCCGGATTGACACGTTCCCACTCTTGAACAGCCTGTTCAGTATCCGCAGCCTGAATGTGACGAATGTAGTGACGAGCGTGTCCGGCAGTTATTCCTGACAAGGTTCCAAGGAGTTGTGAACTGTTCCCAGACGGCTTCACAACTGTACACCGTGCAGCCTCATTGATACCTATCATTCGCGCAATCTTCTTGTTGGTTTCTACAACGATTTGAGCACCACGCTTCTGTACTTCTGGGTCGAACAGGATAGCAGGGTTCTCACAGAGACCCGTAATGCCCACACCGATAAGAGCGTCCCGCTCGGCTATCAACTGTGACCATTTCTCAAGCACACGGAAATTCGTGTAACCAGCCTGCAACGTACAGATAGTGGAGGCTGCTTCACAGGCAGCATAGAAATCCTCAACTGTCTTTACCTTCCCACCATTGATTTCCGCAAGGTTACAGAATCCCCATCCTGAATGCGTAACTCCATCTTCGTCTTTAATTTGAGGGAACATTCCCACCTCGCCACAATTATGAACTAAAACTCCAGTACAATTTTCATAATTTTCATCACCTTTTGTAATGATATAAAAATTATGATTATCTTCCACAGTTAAATCATAAACAGGCTCTACACCACAAGCGACAACAGATTCAACCCTAACAGAAATTTCTATTGATTCCTTCTCAGGCTTGATATATTCCCTTTCGTCAACTTCTTCAATATAAGGTTGTCCAGAAAGAACTAAATTTCTTAAGTTTTCAATCTTTCCACCAAACCTATTCTTGGACAAATTTTTAGGAAAACGACTGTCTAATTTATTGCAATTTGCACAAGAAATATATCCACCGTTCTCATGAACTTTCTTGGCAATTTCATATAACTCTTTATTTGTTAACCCCTTGTATCTTCCGTTCTTTTCAAGAGTTGTAGAAATTGACATATTATGAGAATATGCTTTCACATCTTTTCTTCTAAACATCGGGTTATTTTCACCTAATCTTTCAGAAGCTGATTTTTCTTGATGTTTCCCCCTTTCAAGCAAATGTAAGTTTTCAATAAAATCTCCTTTGCCATTTTCAATGTGGTCAATATCAAACCCTTCAGGAACATCCCCATTAAAATATTCCCAAATCATTCGGTATTGACGCGCATACCCATTACTTCGAGAACAAATTGTCCGATATTTTTCTTTTATCGTAAAGAAAGGTTGAAGTTCTTTCCCAACACACTTACATGCTTCCAAATAAGTTCCATCTTTCAAAGCAAGTTTATGATTTGGGGTGCACTTAAATTTCGTTCCGTCCGAAAGTGTTACTTCAACAACTTCCTTATCACCTGTTTTAAATGCTATTGCCTTTTTAATTTCAGGTTTCCATCTTTTCGAATTGCGTCCAGCTTTGTCAACCCACTTTCCAGAATACACGGGAAATTCTTTTACATTTTCCGCCAATTCTTTTATAGAAACGGCATTCCTTCCATCAGCAACCGCCACAAGAGTTTCCCCCGTAAAACAAGGATTATATACAAAGTCTGTCTTATCAATGAACACGAATCCTGGCTCTCCATACAACTTGGTATTCTCGTAAATGTTGTCAAACACTTCCTTCGGAGTATCAGGTAGGATGGCTGCTGAATTGTTACTCCGGCACAGTTCCGGCATCGTTGCTATCCAGTTACCTGTTTTGCACGCAGCCATTTCAGCATCGTCAGCGTCAAAGATACTTATCATCGCTGAACGACGCACACCCCCTGTCACCACGCTATTCGCACAGATACAGATTAGATAGTGGAGTTCAAACGGTCTCAATTTCCGTCCTTTGATACGGGTAATGATGTGGTGACACTTCTCTATCGCCTGACGCAACGGTTCGGGTCCAGGAGCCTTAAATCCCCCTCTGATGTATGCACCTTTCGGGCGAATTGCTGAATAGTCGAACTCGATGTCCGCACCACCATAATAGTAAGCGGTCATCATCTTACCAACAGCCTCTGCCCACCCCTCAATCGTATCAGGTATCACGAATTTCTCAGCCTGCTTTGAATTATCAAATCCTTTGGGTACAGGAAGTCTATCCGTGTGAACGTGCTGAACGCTGTAACCTGTCCCAGCACCACATAGCAACAGATACATGATTTCCTCGAATACCCGTACACGGTCAACGTAGGTAGAAGAACAGTTATAGAAACGAGCGTGCTTCTCTAATATCAATTCTCCACCATACTGTAACGCACGCTGGGCTCCCAATACACGTTGCTCGGAATACAGGCTGTATGCGTGAGCAAACATCTTACTGAACTCAGCCTCGTCCTCAGGCTTCACCATACCGGAATAGCGTTTCAAGTGCATATTCATTACTCTGTTCACGGCTTCCTGCCATGTTTCCTTTTTCCCATCATGGGTTTGGGAATACTTGCTCAAAAACACGTACTCCCCGACCACTGGTCGACTGTCCTTTTCAATCATGTTTCTCTTCAATTTTCTTGGTTCTCTTTTTACGAACTGTTTTGGGCTTCAGTGCGGGTTCTTCCTTGCGTTCTGCTATAATGCAGCACGGCATCGATGAACCCAGCGTCAAAGCGAGCACATTAGGGGTTCCCAACGCTTTGTCTTTCGCTCTGGCTTCCGAAACAATAGACGCAAATGTACTACTTTCTACTTCAAGATACAAGGGTTGAGGTCGGTACGTGTTCTCATTCCCGGATTCCTGCTTCGCCATTTCAATGCGAACCCGTTCAGCCTGGAAATGAGTTTCAAGAATTTCTTTCGTAGGTAGAAATCCTGCGAAAGCCTTAATCTTCTTGCACGCCAACAGACAGACTTTCACTGACTGTTTACCACCCTCGTACACTTGATGAGGAACCATCAGATACAGGTCGATTGGGGTCTGTTTCTTTACTTCTTCCATAATTCAAATTATTTAACAATATATTAAACTCTTTCTCGCACGTGTTATAGCCACGAATTGGAGACACTTTTCAGCATATAAAGCCAGTTCAGTTGTCGCATACTTACTTGGTAGGAGTTCCGGCTGTAGAAAGAATATTCTGTCCGCTTCCAACCCCTTACTTTTGTGAATGGTCGACAGCGTGATACCACGACTGGCGTTCTCTACAAATATATCGTAAATCCGGGAGCGCACGGTTTCCAAATCACCGAAATATTCGTACAGGCTCAACAAAACATTCACTTTCTCATTCAACTTGTCGTATGCCTCACACTTGGTTGGGCTCTTAACTCCCTTCTTCTGCAACTTACTTATCATGTTCTCAAGAACCTGTTCGAGTCCCCATACGTCCTCAACGCTGTCTATAAGTGATACAAGTTCATCACCGAATTCCTTCCCAAGAATTGTACACTTCTTCCCCTGTCGTAACAGGGTGATGAAAGCGTCAACCAACGGAGCGTTATTCCGGCACAGAATGAAATCCCCTTCCTGAGCGTCCTTAAATGTACCGTCCCCAACGAACCCTTTAACCGCTCCAGGAGCAGCCACTATACCATCGGGGAACACTTTACAGGCTTCATCTACGATGTCTCTTGCACACCTGTACGTTATTGATAGAGGAAGAGTAACCGTGTTCGGTGCGTTCTTAATCGCATTAAGAGTATCGAGGTTTGACCCTTGAAAACCATAAATTGCCTGTTTTTCGTCTCCAACTCCCACAAGTCTTCCTCTTGGAGTCTTCAGCATTTTTATTAATTGATATTGCAATGGAGATAAATCTTGAATTTCATCAACCATTACGACATTATATTGCTTGAAATCCTCTTTGTGAACGTATTGAGTCGCATAATATAACATATCGGTAAAGTCCATAGGGAGTTTCCCTCCCCCACCTTTTAGGAAGTAATTATCGGAAATCCTTTTGTTAAGCATACGGAGCTCTATTGCTCTCTTAGCGAGTTCTTCGTCAGCGTCCTCACCGTACCTCTCCCCCAATGCTATTATTGCCTCTATATCGTCTGGTACGAGGTTAAATCTCATGAGGTCATAGAGCCTACATACTTTCATTATTATTCCGGGAATGCGCTTCGGGTGAACCCCTTTGAATTCCATCTTCTCTTTCGCCAGATTGAAATTCTTTGAATCACTCAGGCTGAAATTCAGGCTGAATGCTTTGCACAGGGACGACAGCGCACAGGAGTGAAGTGTCTGAGCCTTTACAGTTCTTGGAAGCCTCTGCCCAAGTTCTTCAGCTATTGACTTATTGAAAGCCAAGAAGATTGAACTCTTTATAGGAGGAGTCATCTCCGCTAACTTGCACAGGGTGAATGTCTTCCCAGAATTATGAGTAATAGTAAAATCCCCTAATAGATATCTATTATCCCCATCAACAGTAAAACCAAACCACGCACCCTTTCCAATAGGTTTTAAAGAAAATCCAGTGTGAAGCACATCTTTTATTTGTTTTCTCTTACTTGCCTTTTTTCGTGAAAGAATGTTAGGAATAATCTCTGTATGACCCGAAATCCCTATTCTAAAATAATATGCTTCAAAATTTCTTGATTTAATTGTTGAACGTTTCCATTTATAAGACGGATATAACCCTAATGAACGAACTAAGTAAACAATTCCCTCTCCCAAGGACTCCCATTTCGTTGAAATTGAAAAACAACATCCATCACTTTTCTTATATCCATCGCCATCAATAAGTCCAGCAAGAAGTCTTAATCTGTTCTCCACTGAATTAATCAGATAATTTTGAGGAATGAAAACATTTCCCAATTCATCAATGCATTTCTTAAATTCCTCCCTAAAAATATTTTTAGAACCGCACCCCACAAATCTTACCTGAACACAATTTTCACTATCATCTTTTATTTTGCATTCAATTCCTTTTGGAAGAGGATAAGATAAAAGATAATCAATAATATCTGAATCCTGTTTACATATACTAAAATATGGATTTCCTTTGTGCTTCGTTCCTTCTGCAAGCCATAACCCTAACAAATAAGGGTCAATAGGGATGGTTTCCTCCTTAAATTCGACACCTGTTCTAACGAGTTTTAAATGCCCAATTTTCCCATTACTTTTCTGAAATTTTAAAATTTCTTTAATATGCTTATCAACAATATCAGAAGTTTTTGATGAATTATACAACTTCATTGAACGAGTAATATATTGGTCATGAACAGTAAAAATATGCTCATCATTACATATCCATTTTTCACCCTTTTTCGGAGAAACTTCATACAAATTAGAAATTCCGCTATCAATTTTCAAAACATTTCTTGGGCAAGAATCTGGTCCCATTAATACGTCTCCAACGCAAATTTCTTGAGACAATTTTGTTGAACCATCAAACATTAAAACCTTGACATCTTTTCCAAGACATCCAGCCGTTGCGCTGACGAAAATGTTCCTGTTCGTACTTTGGTATTCGTCAACTATCGCCTGTTTATATTCGTCCAATTTCGCCATACTAAATCGTTTCTATTTGTAGTTTAACATCCAATTTTCCACTGTAATAAGCGTCGAACAGAGCCGTTCCGTTCAGTCTGTCGAACAATTCTTCTTCGGTCGCATAGTAACAGTCTCCTAATAGAAGAATGTCTCCCATCTTATTCAATTCTTCGTACCTTTCGGTCTTCTCAATAAACACAACATCAGAACCCTCATGGTGGAACCAACTGAACCCCTCAAGAGGCTTGTCCTGGGTGAACTTGTCCTGGGTCTTGTAATTTGCCAATGCATCCGCACAGGCATTACCGTAAACCAACGGGTCGGACAGGTCTTTCCCGTGTCCGTTGATGTGTGATATACCGAACACCATCTTTCGACGGCTTTCAATTTCTTTCAGGATTTCTTTCCAAAGTTCAGGATTTTTAACTCCCCACCACCCGTTGGCTCGCCATTGTGAAAGTAGGGACTTCTTGAAAGCATTCACCACGAACTCGCTGTCGGCTACGACATGAACCTTTGTATAGACGTCTGGGTCTATCATCTGTATCGCTGCCAGCAACGCTTTCATCTCCATACGGGAGGTCGTCGTGTTCCAGAAGCCTCTTCTCAGGTGTATCTCCTGATTTCCATAAGGAATGTACACCCCAAACCCACCTAATTTTCGGTTACTCTTTGCATTACAACTTCCGTCGGTGAATATTGTTATGTTAATCCTCTCTTTTGGAACCATATCACTCAACCTTTCTTATCTTTAAGCCGTGTATGGTTTGCCACCCCTGTAACCGGAGAGCATCCTCAACTTTGTCTTCACTGACAGCCATAACGAATTCTGCCTGTTTCTTGATTTGTCCTTTACGTTCTTTCGTACCGAAGAACTTTGCTTTGAATTGAATTTTGTCCATTGTTATCACTAAATTATTTGATAATTACATAACGGCTCCCGATGGCTCGAGTTTCCGTCATTTCAGATGTTTCTGTAAGAATTTCCTTGCCAACAGTTCGTTCTCGCTTTGCCCCCTGTTCACCACCCCTGTTATAAGGCTCTTATCCTTAACGGTTTCCCTCATTTCGACGTCTATTGTGTCTGGTGATAATAGGTAAGTGACATTTATACTATTCTTTTGCCCCATTCGCTCAAGACGACTGTTCGTTTGTTCCAGGTCGGTTGACTTGTCAGGCAGTTCAATGTAGAAGAGGTTCGAGCAGTTGTCCTGAAGACCGTCTGTACCTGTGCCAGCCGACTGAATGTTCGCAAAGAGCAACCGATGTTTCCTCTGTGAAAACTCGTTCACGATTTGTTGCTTCTTATCAGCCGAGACCCCACCCTGTATTATCGGAGCCTTAAAGTATTTTGCCAGTTCCTGAAGCGGTTCACGGTGTACACCAAAGACCACCAACTGTTCGTCTTCATTCGCCTCTAACCAATCCTTGATGTATGATTGCATGAACGGCAACTTCCCTTTCACCGACAGGGATTTCAACGTGTTAATCATTACAAGATGAGGAGCGTTCACGGCATTGTTTGCCTTCTCGATATCTATCTTCTCGAGATACGCTAACAGGTCTGACTCGGCTCGCCTGTACTCTTTTGCGTTGGTTATAGGGGTATCAACTGTTTGCTCAACCAACGGTGGGAGCTCGGTGAGGACGTCTCGCTTATTTCGTCTAATATAGCCTCCCATTCGTAACAGTTCATGAAGTTCCTCAAGATTACTGAACCCACTAAAATCGAAGCCATATGGCGTTTGCTTTCCGTTACAGTAACGAAACTTGAACCCCAACGTATCACCGAAGATGTCATCAAACCGTCTAATTATCTTGAACGGCTGTATAAGGTCGGCTGGCTTATTCTGAGTCAGCGTACCTGTCAATCCCCATACGTGTTCTATTCGCTTGGTTATCTTCTTCGCCATCTTGGTTCGAAGAGCCTTTTCAGACTTCAAGAAGTGTATCTCGTCCAAGGCACAGGCTCCCCAATACTTCTTGAGTAGTTCCTTGAACTTGGCAGTCGGCTTCTCCATGTTACGTTCCCCGAGCACATCGTAATTGATAATCACAACATCGCTGTCCCATACGGCAGGGTCGAACTTTCGCTTCCTTTCGATTACACCTACTTTTCGGTCAGGCATCCACTTCGCCCATTCCTTCTTCCAGTTGTACTTCACGGACGCTGGGGTAACTATCAGAGCCGGAAACGCTCCGAGTAGTTCAATGATAATAATCGTCTGGGCTGTCTTACCCAACCCACAATCATCCCCATTGATACAGTTCCCGTGATTAATCATATAGGCAACTCCCTCACACTGATAGGGACGGGGAATTCGCTTCATTCCTATCTCCTTACAGGCTTGCTCAACTTCCTCCGCTGTTATCACCTCTTCGGGTTCCTCATAATCAATCACCCGACGAGAGGGAACGTAGTTCATTCCCTCCTTGAATCCGTTCTCCTCAAGCCACTTCTTCAACGGGTTCACCGTGACAAGTGAGAACGGAATGTACCACTCCCGATTTTGAGGATTCCATCCTGCTCCGGAAAATTTCTTCACCTGTTTAACCAAATTTTCATCGTAGGAGAAGCCAACATACCAATATTCATTATCTCTGTAAAAATATCTCATAATATCAAATTTTATGAAGTCCTTTATTCCAAGGAATATTCCCTTTCAAAGATTCCGAAATTTTTCTCTTAGTTTCTTCTGAACGATGTCGACCTTTCCAAGGACCAGCCTTTCCTCTTTTCTTTTCGCTCATCTTCTGACGTGCTTCATCCGAAAGTTTTCTTCCTAAATTTATCTTACGAAGTTTTTCTTTTGTTTCTTCCGACAAATGCGTCCCAAGCCTTGCTTTACTGATTTTCTTACGATGTTCTTCTGACATTTCATATCCCAATCTCCCCTCACCACCGTCTGTAATATTGTACCCGTTATGGCGAGTTCCTAACTTCTTAATCAATCGAATCTCAACATAATCAAGTTTCTTCTTCAGAATCTCTTTCGTAGGAGCGGAAACAGTCAAAACCTCTTCAACCAGGAAGTTCTCCTCACCATACTTTCGTATGGCTCTTGAAATTTTGTAATCCTTCCCTCTTTGAGTTTTAGAAAGATGAGCCTGGAACCTTTTCTCAATTGGTCTCACTGTCTGACCAATGTACATCTTTCCATTGACCAGACAGGTTATGCAATAAATATGTCCTATTCCATCACAATATCTCATTTTCAAAATCTTCTCTCGTTACGATACGAAGTCCTCTTTGTTTAGCGGTCTTCATCTTAGAGGAGGTCGAGTTGATGTCGGCTACGACAAGAACTGTGCATTCCTTGGTTACACCGTTCAACACCACGTGTCCCTGAGCCTGAAGAGCCTTTTCAAGTTCCTTATTCCGGAATCCTGTCATACAGACGTGCATTTGTTCAACCCCATCAGGAGTTTCAACCTTTGGCGACTGTACATAAGTAATAACAACTCTTCTGTCTTTTCCCCTCGAAATATACGTTTTTAACCCCTTTACGAACGTCAAAGCAAGCACCTCACCTATTCCCGGAATGAGTTCACATTCGTGCTTTAGAGCGACCGCAGACCCCGCAGTGAGCGCATAACTGTTTGGGTCACGCAGCCTCTCAACCGTTTCCCCATTCAAGCCGTCTAAGATTTTCTGACAGGTCGCCTCGGCAATCTTTCCGTCAAATACATTTATGGCTGTTAGGTAACGAGCCAATGGTACTCCGGCAAGAACCTTTTCAATCTGACTTGAAACGGTCTTCCCCTTTGACTTCCCTAACAGGTTCTGGAACTCCGCAACGTGTGACTCAAGAATTGTGTCTATCGTCTTATAGCCGTGTCCATACAAACGACGTATCGTAGGCTCTTCAAACTGTTCGCAACCCATCGTGCGGAAGAAATACACCATACCAGAAATTACTCTTTCCTTGCACGACTCATTTGAGCATACAAGGTCAACGTGCGTTTCGTTCCATTTGAGCGGTTCACCACAGGACGGACAAATAACAAGGTCGTCCATCATATCGGTGTACGCCTTCTCGTTATACTCAATCGTCTTCAAGTGTTTAGGGATAACGTCTCCACCACGTGTTACTTCAATGAACGCTCCTTCGCAGATATGCTGGTCAATTAGGTAGGCTGCATTATACGCTGTGGCTCGTGATACGGTTGCTCCGTTAATCTCAACAGGTTCAATGATGATTACAGGGTTCAGAACACCTGTCTTCCCTATTCCCTTTTCTATACTGATGACCTTTGTCTGATACACGTCGCACCACTCTTCCTTCTTGAACGCAATAGCATAGGCGGGATTTCCGTTAGGAAGCCGTCCCAGTTGTTCACGGACGCTTTCTTCATCGACTTCTATCACCACGCCATCAATCTTGTATTCAGCATCAAACCTGTCATGAAGTTCCTCATCAAGCAACAGGTTCATTTCCTCATCGTCGAGTTCCATTATCTCTTCAATCAAGAAACTGACATACGGAGTAACATTATGGAACGTTCTTTTCAATTCTTCGAGAACGCTTGACTTGTCGCCTGTAAGGTCGGAGCCATAACGCACGAAGTCCACGTTCGCCATGAAGCGGTTGTTCCAACCGTCCGGAGAGTTGAATATTCCGGCAACCATATTACGAGCGTTCTTATAGGCGAAGTCGGCTTGGTTGTCCTTGAGGTGAGCAAAGGTCTTCTTCTTCATGATAGCCTCACCCCACGTGTGCATAAGGTGTGGTTCCGGATGCTCGCCCTCGCCATTGAACATACGGTCGAAGTGTTTCGTTGACAACTGTCCTTCTACACCATCACCACGAGTCCACGCTCTCTTATCGTCTTCATCAACGACAAGGCTTATTCCGTCAAATTTAGGAGTGGCGACAATCTCCTTACAACCTGCAACAAACATCTTCTGTAACCATTTGCGGAAGTCCTTGATTGTCTTGATTTTTTCGAGGCTGTACATAGGGACAGGCAACGGCTCCATACGGTCGGTGGCTTCCTCTACGATACCTTTCTTGAAAAACTCGTCCTCTGGACTGTTCGCTCTCAGAGTTTCAACCATGTGGTCGTAATCAACATCTGATATTTGAGGATTACCCTCACGATAAGCCTTATTCAGAGCAACCAACTCGGCTCTCAGGCTGTTAATCTTTTCTTGACTCAATTTTGCCATAACGAAATTATTTAGTTTCTTCTTTTAAACAGTTTGTAATCTTAGTGACTGTCTTGTTTCCTACTTTAAACGTGTGAACGCTGTACAGAAGATTTTCTTCTTCCTCGTCCCATACCCAATACATAGATGATTGATTGTTATACTTCATCAAGTTTTTGCCTTGAGTTCTAGCCATACGAGCAGCCTCTCTTGCTGAAGTTGTTTCTACTGTATAAGTATCACCACCATTGAATTGAATATTGAACCGTTTCATAACCCTTGATTTTTATTACACCACAAAAATAGTGGAATCTAATGATATTCCAAAGAGTTTCCCTGAAATTCTTCAATATTTTTTAAATTCTTCCGCTGTAAGGGTTAAACAGCCCACCCACGCATTGGTTTCACTTGCTGTATATGCTTCCATGCGTTCTATAATTTTACCACCTTTAGACTTCACCCGTAACTTTGGATACTTCGTGAAGTCATAAGCAACTTCCTCAACTTCATCTACAAGAAATAGAGGCTGGCCTGTTTGTAATGCTTTATAAACTTCTTCCCTTGATAATCTTTTCATAACTTGATATTTCTTATTTCCTTGTAATACTTTTCACTTTCCTCGATAAGAACTATTGCCTCACCACTTGTTTTTGGCAACACACGTATTCTTTCGTAAATTTCATGCCCACGTCCAGGAGCTACTCCTGACCTCCTACATTTTTCAAACAGTTCTTCTCCCAACAAAGTTTTCGAAATTTCGGGTTTTTCCTTTCCAAAAATCATTTGAGGGGTGTTCACCTGTATTTCACCAATAAGGCCATTGCTGAACTCTATATTCAAAATATGACCCGAATATCCCGCAAAATTTTCAGGCGTTTGAACCTTATGCCTAACAACCTTGAATTCACCCTTTAACTCAAAAAGAATTTCATCCAATTTAGAAGCCTCTACGATAAAAGTGTTTCGAATTAAATCCTTTAGCTTTGAAACAGAAGTTCCTTCCAATGCAACCTTTCGTTGAACACTGTCAACCGATTTAAGATTAACAGGCGTTACCCGTATTCCAAACCTATTTGCAAAATCATAGGAATTTTTCTGAAAATTGGTTATATTCGGAATCACTTTTGACTTGAAATAATTCTTAATCTCAGTAACTTCATCAACTTTTTGAACCCCGTATCTTTGTCCAACACGGTGTTTACGACGGTTTTCAGGCGTGTCTTTATACACGCCTGAACGAGACTTCAAAATTTGTAATTCAATTAAGTTCATAGTTTAAAATTGAAAGCGCATTAGAGTATTTCTCAAGATTATACACTTTTCCTCTATTTGGGTCAGTATTGTCAGCAATATCATACTTCTTAACATTAATTGCCAAACAGTTTTTACTATCCCTAATTTTTCTAACATAATCAAAATAAGAAACGCTTTTATCGTGATTTAATAACTCCAATGCTTGAATGATACATTCATTATTTGTCACTTCCCGTTTTATATCCTCAACAGTATAATGAGTATCCTCAAGAACATCATGTAGCAACGCAACCACCTTTTCATCATCTGTTGATGCTCTGTAAGACACTCTAACAGGATGGAGGAAATACTGTACACCGCTCTTGTCAACTTGCCCCTCATGGGCTTTTTGAGCGAACTGTAATGCTTTATAAACTTCTTTTTTCATACACTTGTTTTTATTTGACGCTACAAATGTAGTCCAAGAAATTGGAAGAACAAAGAAATTTCAGGAATATTCGACGGGATTCCGAATATTCCTTTAAAATTTTTACTCTTCCATCATGTTATGATATAGGTCAAGGCGAATTTTCGCATAAGCTGCTTCGACATTTGTAAATGCCCTTTGATTGTTTGCACCCTGTTCATTGTATATTTCGGATTCAATAACTTTTGCAACCTGCTCAACCCATTTTGGATTTGTATAAGAAGACAATTTTTTGCCATGGTAGGAAAAACAGTCGAATTTTGAATTTCGGTCTTCATGAAGATTTGTTAAAAGCTGTCGAATTTTCTTTGCTGTGGCTTCTTTGTCCGAAATATGATTCTCTTCCCGAACCTTCTTAATTATCCGGCAAACCCTTTCAATTGCAAGGTCGAAAGCCATATTAGTAACAGTCTTAATTCGTAGCTGCGTTTCCGGAACTAGGCTCTCGGATATAACACTAAGCTGGATATTTTGATTCCTTGTTTCTGTCAGTAGTTCCTTAAAAGTTTCTCGCTGGGAATTCATAGTGTCGTTTATCACCTTCATGAACCAACGGAAGAAAGTTACCCACATCAGTGCTGACAGCACCAAAAAGAATCCGGCTGTAATAGCCATCATTCCGAAATCTCCAATGCTCTTTCCTGTCTCGATAGCAGGATTAATCATGTCTGTATCCATCGTTATTCCTTGATTTTGTTAAAGTTTTCACTCGTTGTTATCTTTATTGGTACAAAGATAATAATTCAAAATGAAAGTCTCTAACCTTGGTTCAAGGACACTTTGGTAATCCAGAAGTAATTATCCGTTCCAAACTTGAAATCCTCTTTGTGAACTGACTGGATTCGCTCACGAAGCCTCTGTTCCGTCATTCCACTGGCGAAGTTATGCCCGATGTTTGCGAGTAGCGGTGTAACCTCTTGAGCGTCCCGCACCTCATTGTAGCGACATTCACGTGTCTTCAACCGTACTTCCGGAGCAACGTAGGCTCGGAACTCACCCATGATTTCTACCACGAGTATCTTACAGTCACAATTCATTACAAGTCCCCGACAAGCGTCAAGGAACTCTTTCTTAGCAGCGTTATTTTCCATAACCAATCATTTTTTCTATTGCATTCTTCTTTCGTTGTTCTTTCTCATCAGCAGCACCACGCTTCAGTTCCCTGTCAAACCGCTGGCGCAGTATCTCCTTCTTTTTGTCGTCAGGCAGTCCCTTAAAGACGCCAACGCTAAACTCTGGTATAGTGCTCTCAACTTCTGCGAAAACCATCTGTTCGCGACAGTTAGAACACTCATACGGCTTCCCCACAATAGTAGGAACCATCTTCTTGAGTTCTTTACTGTACTTCATCACGTATTTTCCCGGAGTAAACGCCACGCCATGAAGTTCACAGGCTTCATTCGGGCAGCACAATACATATTTCATAAATAATGCCTCCTTCCATATTCAGCGATTAATAAACTGTCAGTCAAGTTGTCATCGGCTTTCGTACAGTTCTCCGTCCGACGTAAATCCTGTCGAGGGAACAACCGCTTCGCTGCAAGCACTGACATCACTTTCTTGTCGGGGTTCGGTTTGATGCCCTCGTACATTTCTTTCTGCCACTTCTTAGGAGTCACCAGCACAATCCTCAAGCCACACATGATGAACCCCATTCGAAGCGCATAACATACTCCCCCGAAAGTAAACGTAGCACCCGCAGCAGAACGTGGTAGAGCGTGAACATCCTCTATCACGACAACCGTGTTATTGATGTCACACTCCTCCGATATCTGAATAATCAATTCTGACAGTTCATGAAGGTCAAGTTCCTTCCCTACCTTTGGCATCGGATAGTGCTTGATACCTGTACTTTTCATCACCGTGATGAACCCCTGTTTTCCTGGGTCTACTCCGATAACTGTTTGCTTCTTTTCCATATTATTCTATATAACTGTAACCGTTTTCCTTCACGACGGTGAGAGTGGTTACACCAGCACGAATATTCATGACGTGACTGATTACATATACAGGATGATGAACGTCGCTCATTGACTCAAGTAGAAGAGCCAAGCCCAACGGGTCTGTTCCCTCAAGAACCTCATCAATCATTAGGAAGTGAAGTCCTCCCCATTGGTTCGTTCCGTTAATCATTTCCTGAAATGCTTGTATCAAAGCCATTTCAATTCTTGCTCTCTCGCCTCCGCTAAACGACCAGAATGATTTATATTCGCCCTCGCCATTGATGACTGATACAGTTATCTCCTCCTTGATTTTCCCTTTCGCATTACGCTTGAACCCGTCTATTGACAGGCGAAGTTCTGAACGCTGCTTCTGTAAGGACATATTCGCGAAGTTCTGAATTATTCGTAACTGTTCACATGCAAGGCTCATCTTAAATTCCTTCAAACGCAGCCCCCATTGTGTCATATCCGATACACGTTTTTCGCACTCAGAATATTCTTTATTCGCCTTTTCAAGTTTTTTCTTTGTCAACGCAACAAACCCCTCAAGTTCGGCCTTCCTTGTTTCCATTTCAGCATGTTCCGCCTTTTCGAGCTGTTCAACCAATTGTTCGCTTTCATTATTACAACGTAATTGAATATTTTCTTGATGCTTGATATCTTCTTGGTAGGAGGATATCATTTGGTTGCTTCGGGTTATCTCCCCACGGATTTTTGTTATCTCTGCTTGAACCTCACGAATGGCTCTGACTGTACCCTGTTCCTGAACACGTATCTTCATGAACTTGTCGTCGTACTTTTTCACCCGTTCCTCAAACGAGTTGAGTTCTTCCAACGCTGTTTTCGCAAGGTTTTCCTGGGTCTCGGCTTCCTTCTTCTGTTTTTCAATCCTCTTCCGAGTATTAGGAACATCAACCGTTTCATCTGATGTCACGAACTCCGTTCCACACTTCGGGCACTTTACAGCCCCTTTCAGGATAGCCGTGAGGCGGTTGGCTTCGGCAGTGTACTGTGAGGACAGTTCCTGTGCTGCTTTACGCTTCTTCCTCGCTGCCTCTACCTTTGTATCAGTCGAAGAACGTTCTTTCGTTAGAGAGTCATATTGAGCCTTATAGTCAATCGCTTCTAATCCCTCTAACTTCTTAGAGGCTTCAGCAACTTTCTTCTGGTTGTCCTTGATACTCTGTTCAGCCAACTTGATAGCCGTCCGGGAATTCTCAATCTTCTTTTCCGCTCCGTCGTACTCCTGTATGACAGCGTCAATTCGTTCGTTTATACGCTCTATAAGCGATTGTCGTTCCTCCTCAAGATTACGTTCTCGCTCCTCAGCCAACTGTGTCTCATAGACGCCCAATTCACCCTCTATCTTCTGAACCTTTCCCAAGGCAACAGCCTTCTTCTCTTCCAACGGCTTAATCTTCTCTTTGATTACGCTGTCAGAGTCGTCTAACTGTTCAGCCTTAATAAAGCGGTTTATCAACGACAGTTTATCGGAGTTGGATGACGAAACGAATGATTTGAAGTTCTCTTTATTCAGAATATAGAAACTCTTCAGGTCTTCCGCTGAAATACCTATCCATTTCAGGATGTAAGCGTTTCCATCGTTTACGGTTGCAAACTGTACCGAACCCTCTTCTTCATTGAGCATAAGCTCCAACGTCGCTGAACCTTTCTGTCTGAGAGTCCGGTGTATGTTCAGCGTCTGTTTCCTTATCGGGCAGTAAATGTCAAGCCAAATGTCAGCTTCCTCCTCTCCCCACAAAATCAAGTCTCTGTCAAGAGTCTGTTTTTTCAAGGAGTTTGCCAGGATTGCATACGCAATCCCAGCCTCCATTGTGCTCTTCCCTGCTCCGTTTGTTTCCTTTGATTCAATCTCAGTCAAGTTCTTTCCCTTGATTAAGACAGGCTCGTTCAGGAATTTATGTTTCAACTCCTTGAACGATAAGAAATTCTTCAAACGTAAATAGGTCAGTTCCATACTAAATTGTTTGGGTGATTAATTCTTCAAGTTCTTCAGCAAGGTCAGGGTCATTCAAGATAACCTCTCTTGCCTTTTCAGCTCCCTGTGCAAGTGTCTTTCCTTTGTACTTAAAGAACGACCCTGCCTTCTCAATAACGTTTCGTTCGACGCCAACTGATAACAGTTCCGAAGCCTTATCAATTCCCTCACCGAAGCGAATGTCGAACTCGGCTTTCCTGAACGGAGGTGCAACCTTATTCTTCTCAACTTTCACCTTGATGTGGTTAGCGGTTTCTTCGCCACGGTCTCCAACTGTACCTGACTTCGCAATGTCCAACACCTGTGAAGAGTAGAAGCCAAGAGCCTTTCCTCCCGGAGTCGTCTTCGGTGAACCATACACCACACCAATCTTGTCACGATATTGATTGATGAAGATGACCAACTGTTGGTTCAGTTTAATGTCACCAATCAATCCGGGAAGCCACGTAGCCATAAGCCGAGCCAGCACACCCATCTTAGCATCGCCCACATCGGCTTCCAAATAACATTTAGGGAACATTGCCGCCACCGAGTCCATCACGATTGCTCCGATTGCTTTCGACTTAACAGCCTCCCTCATGATTTCGAAACATTCTTCCGCAACTCCTGGTTGGCACAGAATAAACATCTCCGGAGATATGTTTACCCCCAGAGCCTCTACATAATCCATGTCAATTGCGTTCTCACGGTCTATGTAGAGAACCGCTTTGCCCGTCTGTTCCTGTATGTTCTTACAGGCTGTCAAAGCCAACGTAGTCTTTCCTGAAGACTCGTAGCCACGCAATTCAATGATACGACCCATCGCATAACCGCCACCAAGTGCCAAGTCGAGCGACAGGCTTCCTGACGATACGAACTCTACTCCTTGAGTATTGTTTCCCGCCACAACTTCTTTGCCGAACTTCTTTTGTAGGGAGTTCACCAAATCTTCTACTCCTGCCATTGCATTACTTCTTTTAATAGTTTATATCCTTCATCATATTCGTAGCCTTTTTCATCGCAAAATGCTTTGAACTTTTCGGCTATATCTGTTCCGGACAGTTCCTGAACCACTTCGGCTTCCTCAGCCTCCGTGACTTCAACGTCCGTGTACTTTGCTTTCACCGAGATACCGTGTTCGGTGAAGACTTTTTTGTTGACAGCCTTAACAGCCTGTTGGTCTCCCACAAGCGTTATCCGAACGTTGACGCCATCTGTGTTCGTTTTAGCGAGTTTTAATATCTCTTCCTTTGAGGTCTTAAGGACATCAACTTTTATTTCCTTAAACGGAACGAATTGAGCCTTTACGAACTCGAAGGACGTATCGCTATACAATACCGTAAATCCCTTCTCCTCATCTTCCCCGAAGTTATTCTGACGGGTACTCGGTAGGTGAAACACGTTGGCTCCTGGTTGTTGAGCGTCATGATAGTGCCCCAGCATGACCTTTCCGTATTTCGAGAACAGTTTCAACGGAATCTTGTTATTCACGACCTTCCCATCATTATTGATAGAACCCTGTACGGCTGTATGGCTGAACAGGATTGATGTCTTACTTTTCGGAGTAGGTAGTTCAGCGAACTTCTCTAACCATACGTCCTGTGCGTAGAATGGCAAGAAGTGGCACTCAACCCCTTTCAGGTCTATACAGGTAGGAGTCTCATACAGGTTGAATCCTGGATGGTACTTATACGCTGTCAAGAAACTTTCGTCTGACTCATAATCAGTCTTATCATGATTTCCGGGAATACAGAGCAACGTGATACCATGTTCATGATACAGTTCTATCATCTCTGTTAGACAAGTGAGAAGTTCTTGTCGTTGGCTTAATCGTGAGTCGAAGATATCCCCAAGCCATATTACAGTATCAACCCCCTGTTCCTGAGCCAACGCAATTTCCTGTTCGGCTATATCCAGCAGTTCAAGCGCATTCGCCTCTTGGAGATGTTTATCTGTACTTATTATTGCGATAGGTTCTTTCCTCATTGTCGAAATTATTTAAAATGAAAGTCCAAGTGTATAACGCTTGGACTCTCACTCTGATTACTCATTGTTTACTTCTTTTGTTGCGCATAGCACGGATACGGTCTATCGCACTTTGACCAGATGAACTACCAGCGTCCGAAGCAGGTCTTACTCCGGGAGTAGGAGCCGGAGTTTCATCTTCTGGTTCGGGGTCGGGTTCATCACCACCGTCATTGTCCCCAGCGTACTCTTCACCACCATCGGAATCACCGTCATCAGAACCATCCCATCCGGGAACGTGTTCAATATCGTATCCGAGGTCTTCGTGTTTCAGAGCCAACTGATAAGCCTCTTCAAGTTCTTCACCCTCAAGCTCCAACTCTTCGTATCCTTCACCGTACTGGCGAATGAACTCTTCGTTGACAACTTTCAGTTTCTCTTCCGGAGTAGGTTCAGCAGGTTTCTTCTTCGCTGCGGCTTTCTTCGGTGCAGGAACCGAAGCCTTGGCTGTCGGTGCTTTCTTAGAAGCAGGAGCTGCAGCAGGTTTCTTTTCCTCTTCGCTCGGGCCGAAAGGTAAGTCATCAGCACCAGACGGTTTGTCGCCTGTCTTTTCTTCTACCATTTCCTGAAGTTGTTCAATCATGTCAAGGAAGTCATCCTGTGCGAAAATCTGATACTGGTTAGCATCGTCGAAACGCTTCAGACCGTCAAGAGCATAATCGAAGTCTCTTTTCGTATAGCAGTCCACGTACAGTTTCTGAAGGCTGGGGAGACCGTCAAGTTCTTCCAATACCTTGTCAGGAACAGCGTTCTTGTCGAAGTAGTCTTCCCAAGTCTGACCCATTTTCAACGGCAACGATTTCAGTGTTTCTACTGTCTTGTTATTGTCGTCTTTTTCACGACTCCATTGAATAGGGAAGCCAGTTGACGGGTCGCTGAACATATCCACAGCAGCGGTGTCGTTCTGGGCACAAAGGTCAGCAGACTCTTTGTTCAGTGCTTCCATCTGTTTCGGTTTCAGGCTGTCTCGCCAAATCTTTCCTTCGATGAGCGCATAATACACGTATTCCAATTGAGGACGAATTCCCGGAACCCACGTACCGTTCTTTCCACCCATACGATAACCCGTAATCGGGTTCAGGAAGCGAGCACGTTCTTCTTTGTCCTGGAACTGTTCAGCCTGTTCGTAGACACGCTTGATGTACTCTTCGATGATGTCGTACGGATAACCACCGTGAAGCGTCGCCAAGAAGATTTTCTTGTTTGAGATTTTCTTCCCGATAACTTTTCCTTCCTTGTCCTTTTCGTCGACTTCACACTTGAGCATCGCTGTCAGCATAGGCACGTAGGGAGAGTCTCCTGGTTCGTGTGCCGGAAGAACACGTTTCACGGTGATACCGTCTCTTTGTTTCCAGAATTGTGCATAATCACCTTTACCACCAAAATAGGTGTCGAACTGTTTGGTTTGCTGAACCGTCTCACTAACAGTTGAGAGCGGTGCTGCCTTCCATTTACTTCTGTCTAATGGCATAATACTAAATTTTTAAAATGTTGATAATTATCTGTTTTCCTTCACTATTCGTGTAACGTCTTCGAGGAACTTCTGTTCGTAACTCTTAATAGATTCCATCAGTTCGATGATGTCCTCAGCCTCTTGTCCGGCACATTTGTTGGCGATTAACTGTAATGCTCTCGGGAGAGTACAACCATAAGCCATGTCATCCATTTTTCCATTAGGATGGCGAGGACTGTCAGACTTCTTTAATTGGTAAACGTCATAACTTGATGCGTGACTTTCAACTGGTTTCAGGTAGAATCCGTCTGTGACTTCGATGTAACCTTTGAATTCTTCTACTGCGCTGGATTGAACTGTTTTCTTTGCCATAATTCTAATTATTTGAATGTTTAACTTAAATTTGATGATACAAAGGTAATGGAATCATTCGAATTATCAAAGAAGTTCCCCGAAAATTCTTCGAAAAATTTATTTGAACCCTGCTTTCTTGATAAAGAAACTGTTTACTTTACCCTCTACCAATTCCCCGAGGAACTCCGTTGGGGTGACAGGTTTAAGGAGATTGTTCAGTTTCTTAGACTTGTCCTGAACCGCCCACTGAAGTGCGTCAAGAACACTGAAATTCTTCTGAGCGTCAATATACGCAATACAGAGATTCTGATAGTCTTCGTCAAGTAGGAGAGCCTCGTCAAGAGCCTTTTCCGACAACTTGATTTCCTCAACTTCCCCGTCTTCCAAAGCCAACGTGAACTTTCCGCCATTACGGTTCGCCTCGCGACGCCATTCCTTCTTTGTCTGGGCTTCGTAAACCTCTTTCTCGAGTTTACATTCCGCGACTTTCTTTTCGGCTTCAGCACGGAGCAACCCTACTTTGTTCAGGAGCGCACTGACTGTAACCGCTTCACCATATAAATTACTGTACTCAATAGAAGTGAGTTTATCGATGTCAACCGTGTCCTCAAATCCATTTGTTTGTAATGTCACTGGGACATCATTGAAATGCACAAGAATGTTCATAATTTTCTTCCTTTTATCTTAGTAAATTTATAACGTCAAAGTAACGATATTCGACTCGAAACAGGCTCTCAGCGTGTTCACCTCTTTACGGTTGTCGTAGGAAAGGATACCATTGATGAGTATCAGGTTCGCTCTTCCGCACGATAACAGGGGTTCCAACTGTTCGTATTCCTGCTGGAATATCACAATTTCGATGAACTCATAGTTCGCCTCTAATATCAGGCGACACATCGTATCCCCCTTGCGTGTCTTCTTAATCTCCATTTCAGCGATGAACCCAGCCAACACGACGTACCCGTTATTCGGCTTCACTTCCGTATCGTGACACTCCTCAAGAGTAGCATATTCGTAGGCATCAGGGAACTCCCCAGCGAACCTGTCATAGATTTTCTGGTAATCAAAGAACGCCAGTCCGGATACTTTCTTTTGTAGGAGTGCCCACCACCAAGCGTCATTGGCGTGGAAGTCGGCTCCAACTAATACAGGGTCGTCTTCCTTAACATTTCCCTTCGTTGTTCCGAGGAAGTGTACCAACAGGTCTATTCGTTCCTGGGGTTTCTTTACCCCCTCAAGACTGTCGAACGCTCCTGCCAATATCAAGTTTCTGATGATACGGCTGTTCACTGCTGAACCCTTCCATTTATGTCGGGTGATAAAGTCGTCTAATGACCAATATTGACCGTTCTCTGTGCGTTCCTTTATAATCTGGGTTGCAGCCTTTTCTGCGACCTGTTTGACTCCTGTAATTGACCAATACAAGGCTTTCTCTTTGAAGTTGATAACAACATCGGTATCCGATATATTGATATCCACAGGACGTACCGTACAGACTCCCGTTTTATTGATTTCCGCAATATAGCGTGAATAGTCAGACTCCATCGCATATTTAAACGCCACCGACCAATACTCAATAGGATAGTGAACCTTTATCCACTGAGAGATATAGCCTGTAATCGCATAGGCAGCAGCGTGGCTTCGGTTGAACAGGTACGTCGAAGCCTTATCAATAGCGTCCCACACCTTTTCGGAGTATTCCTGGGTGACGTTATAGTTGTCCCGATAGTAAGGAATAAACCGTTCTTTGTACTGCTGGAGAGCCTCGTACTTCTTCTTCACCATCGCTTTACGAACGTCATCGGCTTCGACCAATGACAGCCCACCCAACTCACGACAAAGCTGCATGATTTGCTCTTGGTAGCAATTATGGACAATTATTCCACCAACCGTAAAACTATGGACATTTTCAACTGAAATATCATAAACAATTCTTTCTTCATCCTTAACAACTTCTTTAACTCTCCCCCACAAATAATTCGTCGAAGACTTTCTCGAAATTATTTTCTTTTCCAAAATTCTATAAGGAAGAAGATAATTCAAATCCTTCCACGAAACTGTCAGTTTCTCTCCACGAGGGGATATTGATGAATGAATCTGATAAGACTGAAGAGCAAAATACACATCTTCAAGAAGATTTGAATTGCACATCTTCAATGTATCATTTTTTAAACATCCGTCACCCTCAATCACTCCCGCAACCATATCCAAAGAATAGTTCATAGGAAGTCTTTTTTCATAACAATTCTTAAGATAAAGCCCGTATTTTTTCAACAAAACATTAAATTTATTCTCCTTATAATTCTTGCTAAAAAATCCATTTGATTTCCCAACAACAGCCTTAACGGTCACTCTAATAGATTTACCAAAATTTCCAGACCTTTTCTTTAAAATCCTTTCCTTTATTGATACCTCTATTTCGGAATCCCATTTAAGCAATAATTCTTTTAACTTATTTGCAACTGTTAAGTTAGAAACTGTAAAGTAAGGAGAAGAAAGCGTGGAAGTTCCTTCCGCAATAAAATAGCCAACTAACCAATGTTCAAGCCTTTCACGTGGCGTAAGATTATCAGTTCTTTCAGGCTTTTCAAACCAACACTTTAACTCATCATTTTTAACAAGATTTTGAGCCTTAATCCAGCCACGCTTTGTCAGCACCTCATGGTCTGGAGTACAAATCAATTCTCTTCCAAAATTAGAACGAACCCGAACTGTCCCCCTTTTTCCATTATTTTTTAGTAATAAAACTTTTTGGAAAGAGCCATCTTCTGTTTTAACCATATCCCCAGGAACAATATCCTGTATTTTCTTTATCCCAAACGAAGTCAAAACTTCAGAATTTTCCGAAATACAAAAGACTCCATAAGAATTACTCAATATCTTGTCCGTTCCGGTGAAATACTCAACCTCCTTCTGACCCTCTTTACGGGAGACGTACTCGTTATGGAAGTTATTCTCCATTGCTCCCGGACGATACAATGAGATAGCAGCGATAAGGTCTTCAATATTGTCTGGCTTCATCTGACGGCAATAGCCTGTCAATCCGGAACTACCAAAGTGAAAGTTATCCTCGTTCCAACCGTTCTTGAAATACCTGTACACCTCTGGGTCATCCAACGGCACACTGAAGATGTCTAAATCCACACCCTCGTGCTCCTTCACCAGCCGAACCATGTCCTGGAACTTGTCGAACTGTTTCACACCCAGAACGTCCTCTTTTAGGAAGCCAGCAGCGTCCATCTCACCACCTTCCCACTCGGTTACATACTCCTCACCATTCTTACGAATAGGAACCCAATGAAACATATCGTGTTCCTCTGGGAATACCATCATCGCACAGGCATGAATTGACTGAGCCTTTGGTGCTGGCATTATCAGCATCACTTCATTGATGAGGTCGGAGTGTTCAACAACAAAGTTCTTCACCCGTGAATGAGCACAGGCTATCTTGAACAGGTCTTCAGGCTTCCTGTCCTTGACGTCAAACACTTTCATCATTTCGTTCGTTTCCTGGAAGTCCAACCCGTACACACGAGCCATATCCTTGATGGCTGCTCGTAACTGTAATGCGCTGTAAGTTCCCACGGAACACACCTGTTTCCAGCCGTACCGTTCTTCCATGTATTTCTTCACACGGGGACGGTCTTCACCAGGATAGTCGCAGTCAATATCAGGGAGTGATACCTTAACACGTCCTGCGTTCAAGAAACGCTCAAAGAGTAGGTCGTATCGCATTGGGTCTAACTTGGTAATCCCCAACAGGTAGGAGACAAGACAACCACCAGCCGAACCACGACTGATGCCCGTCATTATACCGTTACGATGACACCAGTTGATAATGTCCCAAGTAATTAGGAAGTAGTCAATTGCTTCCCCTAACTTTATAACACCCACCTCTCGGTCTATTCGTTCCATAATGACCTCTTCACCCCAATCCTCAATGAGGTCTGGGTGACGCTCAAGACCGTCGGCTATAAGAGACCAAAAGAGGTCTTCATTTGTTTCGAACTGTTTTGCCTCTTCCTTTGTCATCTTATAGTGAGGCAAGTGTCTCTTCTTTACGTCGATGACAAAGGTTATCGCCTCAGCAATGTTTTCGAGGAATTCCAACCCTTCCATGAAACGGCTGTACACGTCCATAAACCCTTCTTCGGTATCCGGAAACATTTGAGCCAACTCAACAAACAGTTGGTCGTTCGATTTAAAGTATTGATTATCGCTCTCGTAGGCAGTTGTTCCACCAATACTATGTAGGCGAGGTCTGATACAACTGTACTCCTCGTCAAGATACCACGCATCAACCGACGGAACGGGTAACAGGTTCTTGTCCTTGAAGAATTTCTTCAGGTTCGTCAGATACCATTCGTCACGGTTATCATCTACATATTCGCATGGGTCTAACTGATAAACGACAGCGTCTATATGCAAGTCTTTCAACTTGTCGTAATCCGTTGTCTTCGGGTCAAGAAACATAATCAAATCATCGTTGTTAGTGGTGATTTTATTGAAATCCTCAAGACCGATGTACTTCGGATTGTCACAGTTGATGAACTTGTTTATAGTAAGGAGGTCTCGCCAACCCTTGTCGTTCCTTGCGTACACCTTAACAGTGAAGCGGAAATCCCGAGGCTGGTCATATACCACACACTCCATACCAATCACGCTCTTGATGTCGTTCTTCTGGCATTCCGCTTGGAACTTCAACGCTCCGGCAAGTGAATTCTTTTCACAGATACCCAACGTCTTCACTCCAAGAAACTTTGCCTTCTTACACCAGTCGGCATACGTTCCCGTCCCGGACATCATTTCATATTGACCATGAACTCCCAAGAATACAGGGGTTTCAATTTCCTGTTTCGCCTGACCGATATATTTCAGCCGTGTGAGTTTCACGTCATTCTCTTTACCTTTGGCGAGCATATAATACACTCCTCCAAAACTGAATGCGTAGAAGTCACATGATGTTTCGACGGATTCCTCTCCCGAGCCTTTACGCTTCGGGTCGGCAGGAATACCAACAAAGTTGAACCCGTCATCAAACAGTGCACCGTCATACGCTGGCTGATACAATTCAAAGGTCTTCCCTCCTATCTCGACCACATAGTCAGAAATAGGAGCGAAGTCCATTAAATTCTTCTCAAGATATTCTTTGAATTTATCCATTGATTTTCTGCTTAACAAGTTCCGTTATATCGTCACCATCCTTACAACCCAACGACAGGAAGTATTGAGCAAACTTCTCGCTGACATGGTCATTCAATTCATAGGAGTCCGAATGATAATCACAGAAGTATATCTGAACTTCTTTACCTGTCGCCTCGGCAACCTTGAAGATAGCCTCAGCCTCACAGTCGAAACGCAATGAGCCAAACACGATATCGCACATAAGAGCGTCTTCTTCAGACATCTTTGCCCAACTGTTCGTAACAGCGTTTGCCGTCCAACGTGCCCATACGTCTTCTCCAGCCAATGACTTGAGATATTCGCCTGTACGCTGTAACAGTTCACGACCCTCAACCCGTACCGAGTCAAGAATATTAGGAGACTCTTCTTGAGGCTTGAACGGTAACAAGATGTCGCTGCTCAACTGTTTCCACTTCGCATACGCTTCACCCGTACAGTCAATCTTCTTTGATTCCCCTGTAAAGATGTTCATCAACGTCTGGCGAATTCCTTCACTGAAATCTCCCATAATCATGGGTCGTTCTTCACACGCAGCACCAACCATAAGTGCTTCTGCTTGGTACGATTTACCGGAGCCAATAACCCCTACCAAGCCATATATCTTTCCTTTAAGGCTCATATTGATTCATGAATTTTTGAATGCTCTTGAAGAGTTTCCAGCCGTCCGTGTACTTCTCCAACAGTTGTTCGCAGTTTGTGATACAAGTCAATAACTTCTTGGACGTGTTTCCCAGAGCCTGTTCGTTCTTACAGAATATCCATAAGTCCAAATAATCACAGGTCTTGAAAAGACGGTACTGGAGGTCAGTCATTGTCTTCTTAATTTCTTCATCGGAATACGGCAACAGGTTCACGTCGCCATGACAGATTTCGTATTCAATGATATCCCATGCCGCAGCCGTGTTCTCATTGAATTTCTTTACGCACGCATTGAGGTCGCCTGTAACACTTTCCACGTAGTCGTGGAGTAACACCTTGTCAAACACGTTGATGTCGTAAGCAACGTCCTCTTCTGAGGCAAACCAACGAAATAACATGCCTACCACCAACCCATGCTCCAAGAGGTTGTACCCCCTGTGATGGGGGGTATTAGGCAACCTCTGAATGTCTTTCATCCCTAACAGGATGTCAATCTTCTTGAAATTCATAACTAAATCGTCTTTATTTTAGTGAATAATTCTTATCCGATGAACAGTTCGTTCAGTAACGGGTTCCGGAACTCTACCAACTGTTTTGTCCAATAACGGAAGATAACCTTTGCCCAGTCAGAGAACATCTCATCTTCAAACTTTTCAATATCCGCACGCAATAACTCGAAGTCCTGTTCTGTACGGTTTTCACTGTTACGACAGTTTTCTTCGAACTGGCTCAACTGAGCGATAAGCGCATCGAACTCCTCTAAAGTTTTAAACGTCGTCTTATAGGAAAAGTTTACTCCGGAAGGATACGAATTTGGGTCTCTTTTAGCGATTTCTTCAGCCAACGGAATGAAGTCCTTATAGACATGAAGATTGTCTGCCTTGTGGTAATATTTCCCGACAGGCACGCCCACTATCGCTGCGACGTACTCCTGCATCAATGTAAAGTTGAACACGTTCACCGCACTGAACCCCCAGATAAGGTCATTCGAACGGATATCCACGTAACAGTTCATCTTTCCATTCACTATCATGAAGTGGATTGAACGGGTACACGGTGTATCCTTTGTGAGGAGCAATGGAGCCTTTTCCCCGTCCTCTTCATTCTGATTGAAGTTGTCAGAGATAGGGTCGTGAATTGTGATAACCGCTTCACGGGTATCGATGTCCTGCTTGAACTTTTCAATGACGAACCGTAATTGGTCAGTCACGTTCTGGTACAGTCCGGGAGCCTTCAATTTTGAATAACGACCGTTTTCGTCTGCTTTACCGTTCTTATACTGTCGCGGAAGTAACTTTCCGGACAATGTTACCATCGAATCAAAATTGTCCCCGTAACGACGTATTCTGGGTCCATATCCCGCTCTCATGAACTTCCCATCATCTGAAAAGTTTACAAGGTTCTTCACGTAGGAAGCAGGCATCTCAAGACTGTTATCCCCACGAGCCAACCACAGGGACTCAATCCACCCCAATGTTTTGTTCCATTTACGCTCCGGAACACGAACATAGCGGTCGGTCGGATTAGTTATCTCAATGAGGACGGCTCCAGGGAACTCACGACATTCGAACCCTCTTCGGGTAACGTCAATCCCTTTATCCATCAACTCCTTACAAAGTAGCACCAGCGCACTACTCAAATTTTCTGCTTGAAAATACATAAGTCTTTCTTGATTTAATCGATTAATAATTCTCCTGGCTTGGGCAACTTAGCATTCCACTTCGGGGGGAAGACGAACTCAATCTTCTTCGGACTCTTTTCGTAGGTGTGCTTGATACGTTCATTTCTACCTTTGTTGAAAGACGCTCCTAATCCCTTTGCAAACTTCGATGTTTCACAGAAACAGTTCTGAAGATTTGTAAGAGTAGGAACAGGCTCCCACGGTAACGGGTTCCACTTCATACCTGTCTTTTCGCAGAAGTCACCCATCAGCCTTTCAAAGTTGTCGTGAACCCACTTGATAGTGCCCACATAGTCATAACGCTTTCCGGACGCTCCGTCAAATGTCCAGCCGATACCTTTCAACGACCCTGGACCAGTGATGACAAAATCGTTTTCCGAAAAGTTGAACAGGGGTGAATAATTCAGGTCAATGCAATATTGCTGAGCCGTGAAGTCCCCATATATCTTCATCTTACGGAATACCCAATACAAGTCCTCAAAGGTCTTCGCCTCTAAGAAGTCATACAAGTGTCCGTTCTGAAAGATTTCATCTTCGAAGATACGAAAGTGGGCACGATGCTTGCTCATCCCTGTAATATGTTTATATTCGGGATATTGATAGAAGAAGCAGTTCACGATGTAGGCATTACCATATATCGTGTCTCCGCCATCAACAACCTTGTCAAGAAACTTCGCTATGTTTTCCAAGCCTGTTTCGTAGGTGATGTCCCCGAACTCCTTTTCCAACAAATCCCACGTTTCGTTCTTATTGAAATGCTTGAAAAGCAATATGCGAAAGAACATATCCTCTGGTTCATACTGTTTGCCATTGTAAATTACACGGCTCAACAGGTATTGGCTGACCCTATCCAAGCATCTATAAACATTGGTGAACTTGAATCCCCGAAGTATTTCATCGTCTGTCCATGGTCCAACCTGTCCATTGTACTTTTTCCAGAAAATGTTTTGTCTTTCGCATATCCAATACAAAAACCAATTAAATGTTTCTAATGGAACTGGCTTAAACGATTTTATATCTTTTCCCATTCGTTAATTCTCTTGATTTTATAAATTTACATAAAGATTTCCGGCACACCCCTAAAGATTCTTTAGCAATTCCAATTGAATCAAAAGTCCTCAAAATTTCCCCTGAGTCAGAAATTTCAATCACTCTTTTAGAACGTTCCCGTTTAAAATCTTCAGAATGATGCTTACCATAAAAAGGATTCTTTTCTCCTAATTTTGATTTAGAAAGATTTAACTTGTGAGTTTCAGAAAATTTCCTTCCCTTCCTTGCTAAAGACATTTTCAAACGAACCTCTACAGAGGCTTTCTTTCCTAAATGTGCTTTAGAAATACGCTTTCGACCCTCTTCGGTTAAATAACACTTTCCTCTTCTACTTTCCGCAGATTTTCTTATTGATTCTTTTGATGGATGATAACCCTTTCGAGCTAAAGACATATTTCTACGACCTTCTTCTGAAACTTTCCAAGACGCACCCAATGTGCCTTCACCACCATCCGTCGTATTGTACCCGTTGCGTCGGGTGTCGTACTTCTGAATGAAGTGTCTCTCAAGGAAGTCAAGCTTCGCTTTAAGAGCCTGTAAAGAGGAAGCCTCAACCGATATGACTTCCTCTATTGTGAAGTTCTTGGAACCGTACTTTCGAATCGCTCTATGAAACTTGAGAGCGGAACCGTTGTTAGCGGAAACAACATGCTGGCGCCACCGTGCCTCAATCGACCTAACAGTTTGCCCAAAATACGGCTTTCCATTCTTTAGGCAAGTGACGCAATATATTATCCCGCGCTCCATTATTTACCTTTCTCAAACGTTTCAAAAGAGTTTCTTTCAATGTAGTCCGACGCTTCACAGAAAGCCACGAACTCTTCACATAGTTCTGACAGCCCAAAGAAATTGAAAATATGAACACCCAAGTCCCAGACCGGAGCGTCATACGGTTGGTCGTGAAGAACCACACAACCGCCAGCCTCATTCACCTCTTCTCCCTCTCTTTGAGCCTTTTCGAAGTCGTGCATAAAGGTTCTGTGCTTTCGCCACATGCAATCTCCCTTAGGAGGCTCGCCAGACCTGTATGCTATCCGAGCACAATACTCATCCCATTGGTCGTCACGGTAATCATACCTGACATGGAGAATGTTCGTAAACTCACTCTCTCCGCATAAATCCAAGGGACGCAATCGCCATGATACAGTTGTTCCTGCACCATCAATCAAAACTCCATGCCCTGCCTTAGACGTTTCCTTCAAGAAGTAGGATAGACCCTCAGCCTTGCACAGTCGCGACGTCATACTGTCGTAACCTTGCCAGCGTCGGGTACCGCCATTCTCATAGAATTTCCCAACGAAAACCATATTGAAGTCCTCGGAGTAAACCCCGACTTCCTTTTCCTTTCCGTCAAGTGTCTTAAACTTGTATGAGCGGAGTTTCATACCTAATGATTCGAGGAACTCGAGGAAGAGGTAAACCCTTGTAGATTTACCACTCCCCGAGATGCCTTTAACCAATACTATGGATTCCCCGTCAACCATTTACTTCTTCTTTGGAGTTTTCTTTGCGGGTGCAGGTTTGGCGTCCTCAGCCAGTTCCAACGCTGTTACACGTTTCTTGATAGGCTTGTCGTCACCGAACTTGACCATACACTTTTCTTTTCCGTCTCCGGACTTGTACAGGCGAGTGATTTCACCAACAGCGTCCTCGCCTTTCAGGATAACTTTCGAACCTACTTTCAGTCCCGGAATTTCTTCCGATTCTTCGAGGTTCTGACGTTTTGTTTCACGAGGAGTCTTGTCGGCTTTCGCTGACCTCTTTTCCTTCATAGACTTGTCTAATTTAGACGGAGTCTTGCGGTTTTTCTGACGTTCCTCGTACTCTGCCTCAGCCTTTGCCAAGCGTTCTTCCTCTTCCGGAGTCAGTTGTTCTTCTGACTGATAGGTAGAGTTGCGTTTGTTCTGACGTTTCATTGCTGCTTCGGGTGAACCGTCTTCAGGGTCGGGGTCTTCAGCAGCCTCTTCTTTCGCAGCTTTCTTAGGAGCAGCCTTTTTGTCAGCTTTCTTTTCAGCGACTTTCTTGGCTGGAGCTTTCTTAGGAGCTTCCTCTTCTTGAGCGGTTTCGCCACCTAATTTGTCAAGGAACTCTTGAGCTACCTTAACTTCCAATTCACTTGAATTTTCATCATTGATGATTTCTTCGAGCTTTTCAGCATCGAACTTTCTGTACTTCATCCGAAGTGCTAATGCATTACTTGCCATAATCGTTTTTACTTTTAATTATTAAAATTGTTTTTCTGTGATGTTTTATCACTTATCTCGCTACAAATATAACTGGAAATTTTCGAAAAGGTTTAATTTTCTCCCCGAAAAATCGAAATTATTTTTTGCCGGAATGACCAAATCCACCCGCACCTCTCTCAGTGTCAGTGAGTTCTTCGACTGAAGAAACTTCGACAACTTCCTCGACTTTTGCATACGGAGCAAAGACGATTTGGGCAATTCTGTCACCATTCTCGATTGTTTGTGGTTCTGTCGACAGGTTAATCAACGGAACACCTACTTCCCCACGATAATCCATTTAATTTTGGAGATTGTTAATCTAACAGGCTCTTTATCCTGCTATTTCTTTGCTTTATTTTGTTATATGCAAAGTTCAGACTATATCTTCACTTTCTTTTGAAAGGCAGGGCACTCGTGTCAGCATTACTGTCCTCAACCTTACTTGTTTGGACTCGGCTGTTAGTCGTTGAACCTTCAAGAACATTACTGTTCATGCTTGGCTGCTGATTGCCCACTTCTGGGTTTTCCAGCAATTCACCCTGTTTTAAGACGCCAATTATTCTGCCTGTTTTATTGTCTCTAATAATTGTCTTTTCAAAATTATGAATTGTCGTATGCTCTCCGCGAGTTAAAACTTCAAGATTTTCTAATCGATTGTCAGTCTTATCTTCATTTATATGATGAACATCGTAACAATCTTTCAAAACTATCCAGCCACATATATTTTCAAACAGTTCTTTAGAAAACTTGTCATAGTTTCTTTCAATGATTAATCTGTGTTTCAATATATAAGTTGCCTTCCCTCTATCTCGAATTTTACCACCTTTAGGATGTCCAGGAACATTTTCCATTATATAACCTGCTGAATTTATCTTTTCATCATGCTTATAGGAACTATTCAACTCCCCTGTCAATCCAAACTGATGGTTCCCCTCACCCGTCATATATCTTGAACGTAAAATCTTTCCACATTCTTTTGAGCATGAAACTCCATGAATTTGACGTTTAAGTCTTGACGGCTTTACCCACATTTTAACTCCACAAATTGAACATTGACAATTTGGTTCTCTATCAAATTTTCCCATACCATTTATATTTATCGGCACAAAGTTAGTCAACTTTAATAAAGAACCATAGACTCTTATCAAGCAGTCATTAAAAGTCCAGCGTCTATCGTTCCGGGAGCATTGATTACGGTCAGACCCTGTTTAACAGCGTAACCGCTGCGAGGTCTAACCTGACCCTCGTACCCCTGTTCGATTTCCATGTACAAACCAGTAGGAATGATTTTACGCTCCATAGGAGCCAACGTGATTGAACCCTCGGGAAGATAAGCACGCAAGTCCATACCCGAACTGTCTGGAGTTTTGTACTCCGGCAGAGCATTTGTGCTCTTGTTTACGATTTTTAATTTCATACTGTAAATGATTAAAATGAAATGTTACAACCAATCAAAATTGTTTATAATTGTGATGTCATTATATTTAACGAGAAAATCACCTTTCGAGCCTCGAATTTTGACTTCCTCCTTAGCAGGATTGTTGCTTACGACCTCCATTATCGTCCCTTTATACAGGACTTTGGTATCCCTGTAAAGAATATACCAACGGTCATAATTTCCCTGAACTCTCCTCTGTTCTTCGTCTTTGTACTGAAACGCTGGAAGACCTTTCTTTCCCCAGAAATTCTTTTCGACGAACTCCACCACATTATATCCAGGAGTGAATATACTGTCGACGTTGAATTTCACACTCAACTCAATAATCTTAAACCGCTTCTTCTTAGCAATATCCGCTGCAACTGACGCATACGTTCCATTACGGTATATAGAGGAACGTAATTTGTGAGTCAGATACTCCAATTGAAGCCGTGTCAAAAACTGTCTGTGGCGCAGTCCTTTGTCCTCACAGGTTTCTTCTCTTACTTTGTCCATAATTACTCAAATTTTTATTTCCATAAATATCCTCGATAAGGCAAACCATCCTCAAGTCTTTTCCTTAAAGTATGCCCATTCAATTTCAGTTCTCGTTTGATATCAATTATAGTATTCCATTCTTTAATAAATATTCCACCCTTCGAATATTGAAATACTTTTCTACAATTATTTTGATACCCAGGTTTTCCCGAATTCGCTTCTGATATTTTTCTTTTTGTTTCTTCTGAATGATGTTTTCCATATAATGGATGATTCTTTCCAGAAAGTTTATGATTTCCGAAATTCGAATTTAATTCCCCAATTCGTAATTTAGCAGCATCGCTCATTCTTTTCAAAGTCTCATCCGAAAATTTTCTACCTTTCAAGGCTTTGCTGATTTTAGCAAGTGATTCTTCAGAAAGATTTACTAAACCATCCCCACCATCTGTCGAATTATACCCGTCAATCTTAGTGTTGAACCGCTTTATAAGCCTCATTTCAGCGTAGTCAAGTTTCCTCTTGAGAGCATCCTTCGTAGGAGCCTCCACGAACATCACCTCTTCGACCAGGAAGTTCTCCTCACCATACTTTCGTATGGCTCGGTGGAACTTGTGGTCGGAGCCTCGCTGAGAAGAACGAACATGCCGTCTCCAACGACTCCTTATAGAGAGCATCGTTTGCCCGAAGTACAGTTTCCCAGTGGGCAGACAGGTGACGCAATATATGAAGCCTTTCTGAATCATAACTTTCCCAAATAAAAATTTAACGGGTCTTCAACATTTTTCAAAACATCTTCAAGTTCTTCAATTGAAATATTTCCGGGGTCTACTCCTGGAGTTCTAATTGCTGCAACCCAAACTGAATCAAACAAATCCCTCATTCTCAAGGCTGCTTCTTTACTTTCTTTTATTGTTCCATAGTCGTACAAAAGAATTATATTCTTCACTTTCTTTTTCAAAAGCATATCAATTTGTCCCCGACCAATAGAATTCCCAAAAGTAAAGCAACATTTCAGCCAATCCTTTTCTGTTAAGTTCAAAAGATTTGAAATTCCTACATAATCAAAAATCCCTTCAACCAAAATAACCGTTTCAGTCCTTCCCTCTATCAACTCATCACAACCCCCTAACAGGTCTTGAAAGTTATTCTCGGAGTTCCTGTAACGTAACACCAAGTCAGCCTCGTGACGCTTGTATGCCTCAAGATTTTCTTTGTGCCATTCCTTCGAATACCTACTGCGTGCCCACCACGCCACACACACTCCGTTGACTTTCATCTTAAAGATGATGAAGTTCTTCAACTTCGCTTCCAACGGTGTATTGGTATAGGATGGCTCGAACTCCGCATAGTGTTCAGGTCGGAACCCACGATTATTCAGGTACTCATCATCCACAAGTGGTTTCAGCCGTAACGGAAGAGTAACAGGCTTTAATTCCTCTTCCTGTACCTGTTCCGCATCACCCTCCATCCACTTCGATGTCTCCCCCTGAATATCACCTATCTTTGGACAGTTCTCAAGTTCATTCGGCTTGACTGTATAGGAGTGTTTCGCGAGGTCTGTTCTACCGAGTTTCTTGAGGAACTCATAGACGGATACCTTACGAGGACACTTCCAACAGTGGAACGTCGCAACGCCATTCATATTGAAGATGATACCCCACTTCCCTGCTTTTCCGCAGAAAGGACAGTCCATATCCTTATTCGTGAGCCACCCCTGTGAACCAAATGGCGTGAGATTAAAATCAGCGATTATCTGTTCCTTATCGTACCGCATAACGAAATTATTTCTTGCGAGGTACAGGCTTCCTCGTTGTCTTCGGAGTTTCCTGCACACCCTTGTTTGCTAAATATTCCTTGAGCGACTGTTTAGTCTGTCGCTTATTCAACGTCTCTTGTGGCTCCTGCGCAGCCGTTTCACCCTCGCCAACTACCTTTGTTCCGTACACTCCTGGTGCTATCTCTACTCGCTCCTTCTTCTCCCCAACGGCTGCTTCTCCGTTACCTTTACGGCTGCGACGGCTCTCAAGCCTGTCAAGAGCCGACATATCCAACACCTGCTCAACGATTGTTGAACGTGATATATCGTAGAAGAAGCCGTTCTCGTAATTAGTAGGGATTCGAATGATGATACCATTGTTTCGGTAGTTTCGTAACTTATCACAATAGATACGAGCCATGTTCTGTTTACCCTCTTCGATTGTGATGTTACCTGTAAACACGAACGAGAATGGCTTGATAAGTGTACGGTCGCCCTCTGTATTCTGACGAGTGATTACCCGTGTTGGGTCGTTCCACACTTCAATAGGAACGTCTCCCGTCTGGGTTGCTGTGATTACGGCACAGTCGTATTTCTTCGCGATATCCTTTAATCGCTGGGCACACTTCTGTAACCTGTATTTGATGAAGTTCGGGTCGAAGTCAATCTTCTTGTTTTCCCCTGTCAATAACAGGTCAATAGAGTCGACTGTGACCAAGTCGGGATAATACCCATACTCTTTCTTATAGTCCTCTATCGCAGCCACCAAGTCGGCTATCGTCATGTCCATCATCTCTTCAGAAGCGTACACGTCAATATCACTATTTACTGTCTTTGCCCTCTTGATAAGTGCTGAGATACGTTGTCGGGTCTCGTCGCTGACATCACCCCTCATGATTTTCGCATAGGTAGTGTTCGCCAACATCTGGTCAAACTTAACAACCGCCTCATCACGACCACCCTCTAACTGAAAGTGAAGACAATGATTATGGGCGATTGATGTATTGTACCAAGAGAAGTATTTAAGAGCCGTGGATTTACCAACACCAGAACGCATGATTAGAAGAACAGTATCCTGACGAGGAATTCCCCCATCAGTAATTTCGTCAATCGTTGATATTCCTGTCGGTATCTTTGCCCGACGTGTTTCATCCTCGGCTTTCATTTGTGCCGTTCCTATGTTACGATAGAAATCCCTGTACACCCGTACAAATTTTCCTCGGAACTTGTCCAAGGAGAAAGCGTTTATTTCCGCCATTCTTTTCTCAAGAAGAAGCATCGCTTCCTCTGGCTTTCCTTCATTATACATATCCGACACTTCGTGCTGAGTAGCAACAAACGTCTGGCGTCTAATAAAGGTTTCCAATTGCCGTGTCATGGGTTCTACCTCTGGAAGTTTAATTCCCTTGACCTCAGCAATCTTCTTTGAAACTTCCTCGTTGTTAGGGAAGGTCATTTCCACCATACCGAATGTCGCCAGATTACCTGTTTTCTTCATCGTATCTGCCAACACTTTCAGCATCGCTTTGCACCCTCCCAATTCTCGGGGGAAGTTACTTAAATCAAGATTATCTACCACCAACTCCGCAAACTGTTTATTCGCAAAAGCCAACCTCAACATTTCCTCTACAAAGTTAGGTGATAGAATAGCATCAACTTTTTTACCCATACTAAATTATTTAAACTGCGTCAATTTTTATCATTACAGTGCTCTCTCGTAACTTGTTAATCGCCATGAAAGAGGAAGACACGGTATCATCGTGCCCACTGATACTCTCAAGAGTCCCTTTATCGCTGCGGAACGCAACCGAGTTGAACTCCCCAAACATCTGGTCAATCTTAGCAGCCGTGTCAGGATGATACGGACACTTGATTACACCTCTCTCAAATAACGCTGCAAGTGATGCCCACCCTGTTCTCAGGTCTTTCTTATTCCCGGAGGTCGTCGTGAACGGTGTAATATTCTTGATACCCATCTGAACGCACATATCTGCCAATATACTTTGAAAGCCGTTGTTTTCTACGACTATCTCGTTTGGCTTGAACACCCTGTTCAGGAGGTCAATCTTCTGTATCTGTTCATTGTGAGACAACCCCTTTTCCCGGAATATATAGAGGAGATAATAATTCCCCTGAACATCCTTTCCCCAGACTGTATAACAGGTGAAGTCGGCTCCCACATTTCCTGAGACAGCGAAGTCACAACCCATGACCACCCTCTGTAACTTGATAGGGAACGACTCTATGTTATCAACGAGCCTGACGTTTTCCATCCCGATTGTACTCCTCTTTAATATCTCCCAAGGGAAGATTGTACTGTCGTCGGAAATAGGTACGACCAAATACTCACGAGAGAATACGAGCGTCCCCAGAGACGCTTTTTCCTCCATAAGTTTTGCCCACGTAAAACGGTCAGGAGCCAACAGGCGACCGTCCGGAAATATGGCTGGGTACTCAAAGACACGGAACTTCGGGTCTTTCTTTAATTCGGCATACAAGTCCTCCTGCTGATATGGCGTGTTATGAGATACAATTCCATTTGAAATAAATGAATGAGTTTCTTTCATTGAAAAATCAACCGTAATAGACTCAGATTCTTCAATTTTCTTAATAGGAAGGAAAACATACCCACTTTCAACATTTTTTATAAATGTTCTTGTATCTTCATTTTCAAAACCAGAACCCTTTACCCATTTAACAACTTTTTCTAATTCAGAACGTTTATGAATACTAATCGTGTTTCTACTTTTAAATCTTAATTTTTCTAACCCATATTTTTTCTTATCTTTAGCAGTCAAACTAATTTCTTTCCTAATTCTTTTCATTAGTTCTGACTGATAAGGTATCTGCATAACAGAACAATCAATTAATGTATTAGAAATGTTTCGATATTTGTCACCTTTTCCTGAATGAGGGAAACCAATTTTTTCCATAAAAATATGAACCATTTCTTGTGAGGTTATTCTAAGAAGATACCCCATACGATTTGATTTTACTTTTTTAGAAGATTGACATTTTTTAGGATTTACAGACGATACAATCCCCATATTCAAAAGAACGAACTGTATTTGTTTTATCAATTTTTCACTAACTGAAAAACAGCTAACATGACAATGACCAGAATCATCAATTGTCATACACCCATCACCATCAAAATATCCCGATAAAAACTTACATAATTCCCTTTCACCTGAATGTAATATTTTATTTGGAATTTCTTTTGTATTAGATAAAAGTCCTATTTTATAACCCAAGGATTGAAATAGCTTAGACTTTTCATTACGATAGTATCTCATACTCAACCTTCCTCTTACAGGTCTAAATTCCTGTTCATTTATCAAGTAATCTCGAATCCCTTTCACGCCTTTTATTATAGAAACACGGCTTTCTGACAAAACACCATCAGCAATACAAAGTCCAATTTGATAGAGGTCATCATCTGAAACTTTCAAAGGTTTACCCCATACCCCTGCTCCAACCTTTATTGCAACAAAATCTCCAACTTTTAAATCTTTTGCCTTTCGCCACTCAAATAACCCCTTTTCATTGCAAACCATTATTGGGTGAATGTAGCTTGTTTCAAGTTTCAAACCCTTTTTAAGAGTTATTACTTTTGTCTTCGTTAGCCCATTAATATAATATTCATTTGCAATTTCAAGTTTAGTTCCGTTGTAAACCTCTTTTCCATAAGGATAATATCCTTTATCAGAAGTAATAGGAACTGGAGCTAATTCACCTATTTCAAAAATTCCATTATCGGTTAAAACAAGTGTATCAGGGGTAACACACCCGTCGACAATATTATATCCATAGGGTTCTACAATCGGAGTGATAGCACCTTTAAACAGGTCTCTCAACTTCTCACGCTGTTCCAGTGAATAGATACTACTCTCGTCTGGTAAGTCATCGCTGACCGCTGCCCCCACGTGAAGACCACGAATAAACCCGTCCTTTCCACGGAGGTGAAGTTTCGTTCCGTTCTCGCATTCAATACTTGTCGCTGCCAGTGAAGCCTTTCCAGTAGGGTTCAGTTTTGCTGCCAAAGCCTCATTCACACGGATTTCCTCAACCACCTTGTCGATGTGCTGTTTACCCAGTTTCTCCGTGTTCGTAATAATACAGGTTTCCTGGCGATTTTTATTGTCAGGAATATCAGGTCGCATAAACGTCGGACGTCGGTAACTGTATAATCTCCACAGCGGAAACGCCATACAGAACTCGTAGGAATTGTGAACGACTGTACCATCCTCTAACTGAAACAGGTGGTCACCATCGCACATAAACCCGTAATAAGACTCTTCCCCAATAGGTTCAACCGTTATATTCCCACGCTCGAATACAGGCTTATCGTAAGAGAACACCCTGTACCCCTGGAACCGTCTTTGCTTCTTGACGGGATATTTCAGGAATTGTCCCATTTCTATTTCGACATACTTCTTCCGCTTCGTGTCAAAGAGGCACATCGTGTGCGCTCGGTTCACGGCATACGGCATACCATTCTCCTGCTCAACCCTGAACATCTGAGCACGACCGATATGTCGTGTCAGAACCTTTCGGGGAGTGAAGTCTAATCCCATTACTTCCATTCCGGGATAAATGTCCTCTATATTCTTCACGGAAAAGTCAGCCATCAGCACCCGTGTGCCTCTCGCAAAGCATTTACCGTGAGAACGAGCAGCAAGATATGCGCTGTTCGGATAGAGTTGCACCATGTTTCCCCATTCAAGATTTCTCCAACCCTGACGGAAATTAGGAAGCATAGTTGTCTTGAAATAGTTGTACGACTGAACTTTCAGCGTCTCATCCATTGACTCTTCCAATTGGTCAATGTAGTTGAGCCGTTCAGTTTCAAGCGTGGTATTTAGGGAAAGAACATTATTCGTCTGAATGAAAATTTCCGATAACAGTGCATCGACGTCACCACCATAGCCACCAACCAATTGATTGATAGCCACAGGTGGTAACGACTCAAGCACGTTGAACGCAGTAGAGAATACCGTGTCCAACTGTTTGTACGACAACTTTAAATCTTCATTAAAATGTATCATACCAATTGGAACCTTTCTCTAAATCTTGACTCTTTTCTTGTAGATGAAATTGCTGCCACAGGCGAAGAACCCCCTGTGCCTCTCATGTGCTCAATGTACTTCAGCATGAGTTGAGCGTTTGCTCGGGTATCCACCAACGCACGGTGGGCATCTACCAACTCAACACCCTCCAGTCGGCAGCACGTACCGAGTTTATAATTTTCTTGCTCTACTGCCCGATACCACCCCAATTTCATTGTATCTTCAACAAATTTAACATATTCCCATAAATTATCTTGCTGAAACTCAAAGAGTCCTTCGAAAAACGGAATATCGAATAATTGAAAATTGTGTCCACACAAAATTGTGCCCACACGGGGATTTTTATACTTCGTCAAAAATGATTTCACGGACTGATAAACATTTTTGACACTTTCCCCATTTTCAGTAAGATGCTTCAATGATAAACCATGAACTCTTTCGGATTCTGGGCTGTATTCTAACCCATCTTTATAAGGTGAAATTATTTCGCTATATTCATCAACTATTTTCAAGTTGACTAAATCAATAGCAACCAGCGCAACCTCACACAATGGAACATCGAAAAAAGCCTTCTTTTCTGGCTTCCCTTTAGAAGCCTTACAAGGCAACCCTCCTGTTTCGGTATCCGCAACTACCATAAAATTTGCAGTCGTTTTCATATCAAAATCTATTTTAATTTGTAACTAAATTCAAATCCATCAACACTTATAATCTTCCCCAAACAACAGCGATTTATTCTACCAATTCCAATAGAAGTTTCTAAAGCAGCCTGAGTTAAACTATCAAAAGTTTTCAGCAACTTTCCATCTAAATATTGGTAAACTGCTTTCCTTCCAACTCCAGTCCTACCTTTGAGAGAATCAGAAATATGTTTCCTCTGTTCAAGAGTTCTCTTCTTTCCCCGAAGTTTTTCTGCTCTATTTTCTATTTCTATTGTGGACTGTTTTCTTCCTCTTAATGGGGAAATACGCTTTTCTATTTCTTCCTCAGATTGTTTCTTGCCTCTATTTCCTGAGCCCATTTTATACAGAATTTCTTCAGTAAACTCATACCCACTTCGACCACCCGAAGTTGAATTATAACCATTCTTATAGGAATCGTAAAAAGAAATCCAATATTTTTCTCTTTCATCCAACCATTTCACGCATTCAACTAAATTTTGAAATGGTTTCTTTTCAAGGCATTCAACAGAAAAAGAATCTTTACCGTATTTTCGAATTGCTCGATAAAACTTACAGTCCTTTATTCGTTTCTTTGTTTTAAATGCCGTCCGGATATGCCGATTAAATCTTCGATGATATTCATGAGTAACCTGACCAATATAAACTTTATTAGTCTCAGAGCAAGTCACCATATAAATATATCCAGTCATAATCGTCTTTATTTTTAAGAAATCATAAACTTTAAGTCTTCTAAATCTCGGTCTCTTGTTTCGATGTCATCATACACCAACGTCAGGTTGACGACAGGGTTCTTCTCACCCTTTAACCCCAACGGGAAATCGTTCAGCACGATTGTAGGCTCGCCCTCAACCGTTATGTCGCCTCGGCATTGAATGACATAGAACTTGATAAGAACTTGGTTGGTTCTATCGTGAAACTGAAAGACTTTCGAGTTGAACTTCTTTTCAAGTTTCTCAATGAACCTCGTGAAAGCCTCAAGAAACTTTTCCTCGGTCTCTGAATTCTCTTCTGATACTGTTAGGAGGTCAGCCAACCGCTTCGCACCAAACAGCAAGCAAAGCCTCACGAGGATACCTGTTATTCTTTCATCCATTTCGGTTGCAAATTTAATAATTATTACTCGTCTTTACAAACTGAACTTCTCGCTCCAAATTCGTACTTCGTGTGGCAATCTTCGCAAGTCAGTTCGATGTTACTTTTTACCAGCCTTAACTCGGGATATGCACCCTTTGATTTGATGTGGCTAAAATAAATCGGTTTAAGCGGTTCTAAGAGACGCTTCCCACAATGCGTACAAATGTGAGGACGCTCCGCCCATATTTCCTTAAAGAGAGCCAATTCACCCGTTGCTGGTCGGAGTTTAGGTTTCTTTGCTTTACTCCTTTCAGCACGTACCTCAAATCGTGACTTCCCGTTGTGAAGTCTTTTATAATTACAATCATCGCACAGGCACTTTGTTCGGTTCGTGATGTACCGATGTTTCCCGCACCCGTTGCATATCTGATATTTTTCAGTCGTCTTCGCCATAGTCTGTCATACGTGATACTTCCCTTATTGTAACGTGAGAACCCTGTAATTGCTGTGTCTCCGTAGCACTCTTCTTTTCAGCACTTTCCGAGATTTGTTCGTACAGGCTTTTCCCGCTGGCGTCCTTTGTTCCAAACAACATCTTACAGTCCTTTTCGAACGGACAAGTATAACAGATTTCATCCTTCGGATTGTAGGGACTACTCCCGAACTTCGCTTCACAGAAATTCGGACCCGATATTCTTGACATTCTCAACCGTTCCCTGCGAAACACGTCATCCGATACCGCTTCATAAGTGTTTGTCTTGACAGGGTTCACCAACTTCTTCTCACGTGCCCAATCCCTTGCATGCCACTTTGCTTCATCAGAATATTCATTCCAACGTCTCCATGCTTCTTTCCCCATGAACCAACTCGGCATCGGTTTGCGTTCATGGTCTTGACCCACAAAGACATAGAATTGAAATAGGAGGAAGTTCCAAATGAAGTCCGCTCCCGCAGTCGGGGGAAGCGTTTCCATGAAAGAAACAACCGCAGAACGATGTAAAGGCTTATTCATCTTGAGCGTTCTGGGCTGTTCCTTCATCCTCATTTGCAGATACTCGTATATCCGCAAAATTATCTTCAAAGTTTCATTATAAGAATATAGCATAATCATCTTTAATTTAGGGAGAGGGATTTCTCCCTCTCCGTTGTTACACCCAGTCGACAATCATATCAATTGACTCCTGTTGGGGGTGCGTTACAGGTTTATAACGTCTTCCCGTCGGGTCGGCTGGGTCTGGCTCGCATACATCATCGTACTGTTTCTTGGCAATCTCGGTATCAACGTGACGGCAAAGCCACAACCCTATTTCCGCACCAGCCTCTAAATCACCTACTTCCAAAACAGCGTCTTCGGTCATGTCAATAAACTGTGCCCTGAACGGCTTATTCGTAGGAGCCATGACATTCTCCATAGACTTCTGGTTGTATTTGTTCACTACATTCATCGCACCGACAGCCATCTTGTAGGAACAAATCGCTCCTTCTTGACGGCTTATCTTCACTGTGATATTCGTACACGGTGTATCGAACTCATTCTTGAGGACGATGGCACGATATTCATCCCTTCCGGACTTCATCGTCATCAATGATATTTCATCAAAGATGTTACTGAAGTCGTCATTCGAAACAGGGGTGGAGGATTTGAATCCTCCAAGTGAACGTTCGGGATTAGGCTGTTCACCATTGTACCCTGATGTTGTAGTATAATAAAGTTGCATATCCTTATGAATTTTCGTTGACCTTTACCATGACGCCTTCAAATTCACCAGTTCCGGCTTGAATCGGTACGGTAAACAGTTCGTATCCTCCGTCAGCAGTCTTAGTTTCGAAGTCCCAGAAGTCTTCCTCGGTATCCTCAACGAATGTTGCTGTGTACACCGTATCAGCCTGAGCAGCGATATCCTGAATGGCTGTCTGATTGTGAGCATTACCATTACGCAACCATCCGGCAAACTTGTAACCAGCAGCAGCCTGAGCGCATATCTGTACAGTCGTACCCATAGGCACGGATATTGACTCTTCTGCCTTGTCGATTGTTGCTGAATTGTTGATTGAAACGGCTCCTTGAGTTGTACCACCGCTGGCTGTCTTGACGGTTATCTTGACATCCTGTACAGGGTTGGGGTCGACTTCCAACACGATGTTTAAGGTCTCGTTCTTTCCCGATACGGTATAGTTGCCAGTTTGGGTTAGGTATCCTGGCTTTGATACCGACCAAATCAATGTACGACCGTTTATTGCCTCAACGCTGTTTGTGATAACACCATCGATGATTACCTGTGCATCGGCTGGCGTTGGGTTGATTGTGATTGTATAAGTCTGACCCGAACCTCCTGAACCGCCCAGCGTCCAATACTGTGTACGCTCGTCAAGAATTGTAACCGAACCACCATTATTACGGACACGAGCGATATAATACTCATTCGCATTCTTAGGAGGCATTGTACCTGCCGATGGCTCCTCTACAAAGGTTAATTTATACGTGTCAAAGGTATATAATCCTTCCAACTGTTCGTCGGTAAAACGACGTCCCATCGGTATGCTACCCAGCACGATAACTCGAAGCTGAGTTTCAGCCTGAAACGCAACACCGCTTGAGAGAACGATGTTGTTATTATTGATGATATCAACGATTTGATACACCTGATTGTTCAATGGCTGTGAGCCGTCTTCCTTTACGAAACGAATACAGGTAGGAACGCCAGAACTCTGACCTCGTACGATTCCATTGAAATTGACAGTTCCTGACACGTTTCCTGACGTATCAACCTGAACAGTTCCATTCTCGTAATTGTGTGAGTCGGGACCGACTTTCAGCCAATAATACTTCTGGTCGTTAGGAACAGGGAGGTCGAGTTGATTGTCAACCCTATACCCTTTCAGGTCAGAGCCAATCACATATCCTCCCACCATGTTAATCGCTCCCAGAGTTGTGGAAGCCGTCACTTTGAACGCTGAACCAGCCTTTCCTCCAGGAGATACCAACCCGAAGGAAAGAGAGGCAGCGAAGATTGCGGAAACTTCAGGCTTCTCGTTCAAGAAGCCTATCATCCGTGTGAGTTCTTCTTTCTCTAAGAACGTACCTCTGTGAATGTTTATCTTACTCATATTTTCAAATATTTATTTATCCCTGTTGGTCAATTTCAATTCTTATCGGAGTTTCACCCTCATCACCTGACATCGGTGTAACCTTTGCCCAATTTTCAGGTAATGGGTCGAGTGCCCATTTCTTAGAGGCAGAAACAACGATTGTCTGAATACCACCTGTTGCTGGTATCTCAACCGCAGACGGAGTGAATGTCAATTCGCTGTTACGCTCGAATATAGCCTGAATATCGAGGTCATGGTCACCAACCCAATATTGAGTCGGGTTCCGAACGTCTTCCGTAGCATCTGTAATAATGTTCCATTTCTTAAACGTATATCCCTCGCTCGGAGTAGCAGTAAGCGTGATTTCTGTTCTCGGCAAACGGCTTCCCTCGACTGTGGCGGTTCCCCATCCTGGTTCAACGATTTCAATGTTTACGTCAAGAGGCAAGTTCATCGTAATGTCAAGCGTCTTGTCTTTATCCATTGTTACTTCCCCAGTCTGGGTTATTCCCTTGGCGGTGATAGTATAACGGATAACCTCATTCATCGACACTTCGAAACGAACATACCCATTGGCGTCCGTCGATGAAATAAACCCGTTACTCAACTCTACTTGCGCACCCTGTACAGGCTGTCCGTCAAGTTCTCGTTTGACATTGAACGTCAAGAAGTAGGAAGTTCGTGCCACCCAATCCAGCCACGTGTACGATACGACATTCTTGTATGATACAAGGTATCGTCTCACGAACTCTTCGATATCGTTCTTCGTTCTTGCTGACTTGATTTGGGCATACATTGCTATCACGTTCTTCTGTCCAAGATACCCCTGTGAGAACGGGAGGTCAAGCGGTTTAAGAACTATTCCGGCAATGAGAATATCCGCTGAAATTGAATCCCTGTCCTGAACAATATAGGGAGCCATATACTTCACATCACCAATGAAGCGAAGCGGTCTTCCATTCTCGAAATTCAAATACAGGCTTTCGTCTTTCTGTTCAAGCACATTATAGATGATACCCCTCAATCGGTAGTATATTCCTGGAACCTTACAGGGACTCTGATAACGAGAACCCGTGAAGAAACTGTTTGTCTCCCGCCAGTCGGTGATACGCACCTGATTGATAAGGTTGAAATTCGCATCGTAACAGTTCACCCCAAACTCAATGTTTTGATTCCCTAAACTCAATGCCTTCACCCATACAGTCACTTCGTAGTCCATTCCGGGATAAACCTCCATCGCCTTACTTTTATCGGCTTCGGTTGATATACCTACTCTTCCTCCACCTGTCGGCTGGAAGACGTACATATTATCAATGAATTTTCGTTTCACCGCACCAAGTATAGGATAATCCTTCAATGGTCCAACTCCGATAGTGTACGATTCCGAAAACTCAGCCGGAACGTCCTCCCCTGTATAGATTTGCCACGGATAAACTGTGTAAATCTCATTCGTCTCGGGAGCACCTGTACGCTTCATTTGAAGTTCGTCCTGGTCAAACTGTATCAGGTCGCTGAATGTATCTCCGGCATAGTCGGGCCCATAGTCCCAACCCTTTGAAACGGCATTAACAGTTTCCGTACCATACCAAGTAGGAGAACTCCACCCTAAACACCAACCCACGTTCTGTGGGGATAACACTCCGAAGATGAACTCATTCGGCTTTTCGTAGCCTACCAACCGTCTCAACTCACCCTCTATCGTTCCACCCGTTTCTACGACTTGATATGTTCCTCTCTTGTAGAATTCTTGAATCCAATTATTGAACAGGTAACGACGCTGGTCAAGTGTATCAATATTTTCATACACCAACCCCCATCCTTCGATGAATTCCTTCATGAGCAAATCGCTGTTCTCCAACTGACGATAATTTCGTGCATAGATTACAACAAATGCAAAATAGTGGGTCATCGTGAGGAAGAATGTATTATAGTCGTCTTGGTTGTTACGACTCACATACATTGGGACTATTCCAGGCTCAAATAGCTTCTCTAAGACATTTACCGCCCACGTCAGAACCTGTGGGTCGTTACTGTCAAAGAACGTCTTAAAAATCGTCTTATCGTAAATGGTAGTTGATAGTGGGCCAGCGTATGGGTCAATAAAGGCTCGCGTCTTGACATACGGTTTCGTCACGTAGTCAAGAACCAAATCACAACTGTCAGTGAGCCGACCCAGTTCACTGAAAGTTTCTTTCGTCAAAGTTATCCACTCGGTGTACGTTTCACCCCCATCCCTTGAATAGCGGAACAGGCTCTGCTGGTCAGAACGTGCTGCCCTCAGAACCGTTACCAATCCCGCAGGTGGAATCATTTGGGTGTGAACTGTAAACCCCTGTCCAACTCGAGGAAATTCTTTAAACTTTATTGTCGCCATTGTTACTTCTTAAATTTTCTTATCAGCCAAAAGATTCCTCCGCCAACAGTGGCTATCCCTGTGTAGAAGAATATCTTTTCCCACCACCGTAACGGCATACGTTTCGGAACCTCAACTTTCTTCTCGACCTCAACAGGATACGGAGCGGGAACTTCCTTGATAACTTCCCTATCCTTATACACTACTTTGACCGAAATACTGTCTTGCTTGTTTTCAATATCATGCTCGAGCAAACCCGATTCTCCATGATATGTTGCGGTTGAACGAGCGTATTTCGTTTCAACCGTGCTTGTCGTGTCAGGTGTGATTACTTTCACATACTCCTTCTCGAGTTGTACCTGTACGACTGTGTCCCGCACTGTTTCCGTTACTGTAACAGTCTTCTCCACGGGAATATAAATCTTTCGGCTGCACGCAGCAACCAAAAGAACTATTCCCACCAGCATAAAAGCCACTTTCGAAATCTTTTTCATATCTTAATTATTCAATGGTTATCCAAACATTCCTCCCAGCCTTAATCGCTTCACGGACAAGTTTCTTGACCCTGTCAGTGACGTTGAACTGGTTCCTCAGTTGTTCCCTTCCAGGAACCCTGTCGCCTGTCAAAATGCATCCTTCGGTATGTCCTGGATTGGCTCCTGCGTGAATAAGTATCCCCAAGAAGTGAGGCACGTCTTCAAGAGCAGGATATTCTTTTCCGAATTTCGGAGAATACCGATAGATAACTTTATAACGTCCTGGAGGAATACAGGTTTCTCCGTACACCTTTTCAGGACATTTGCAAGCAACTCCCCTTGGAGTATTAGGACAGGTCTCCGGAAGTTTACGTTGGGTGTCTTCCAAAGTATCAGCTATCCTCAACCCATCACAATACAAAACTCCCATCGTGGCGGTTGAGGAAAATTCCTGACGAATAAGTTTCAATTCTAAATTATCCATATCACTTTATCTTTATATTCAACAGCGTAAAAATACAGCAAATTTTCTCTTGAAACAAGTCTAATTTGCGGGATAAAACACGGGTGAGAACTCGTTTGACTCATCAAACATCACGTTCCCTTCCAAGTCTCTCATTATAAATTTCTTAATTCTCGGAAGCATGAAATCTGATACAGGCTCATCAACTGACGGCTTGAACCATTCAGAAGCAACATAACGAACCCCCTCTGTATTCTTCACTATCTCTAACAGGTTATCCCACTCAACTCGTTGGCCAGCTTCCCAGAAGCGGAAGTCAAGATACTTCGTCATTCCAACCTGTATGTTCTTTCTCACAACAGCCGTATCGTATCCAGCTTCCAATTCACAACGGAAATCAACTCCTTCCTCGCCTCCAACCTCATACCAAGTTGCATTCTCAAGTTTGATACCCATTAGCTTCCCGGACACTATCATATCACCAATTCCGAAATACGGAGTAGCCTTGCCAAGCAAGGTTTTCAACTCTGCGTAGGAAAGCTCTTGACCGTTCTGAGTCGCTAACTGAATATGAATAAATGAATCTTCCATAATTCCTACAAACATAATCTTGAGAATACGGTTATCGAAATTCTGGAAGATTTGAGTCAGTTTCTCAATCGTCGCTGTGGCATACACGTTCTGGTGGTTCAGAATACGTCTCCGGAACATTTCATCGCTCTCCTTGTCACGACCACCAATGGCATAGTATTCATTCGTACATTCGTAGTGCCCTTGCGGGATAGGGTTTACGGTCGTAATACTATTCGCATCAACATTCGTAAACAGTCCTATTGCCTCGCTTCGCACCTTTACATAACCATACCCCGACTCGCCAACTGTAAGAGAGTTTTCGATGGCGAAACGAACGCCATTTGTGCTCACAAAGGTATTCACTCCAGCCGTGTACGTTGTTCCTGGCTCAGCATATACTCTGATGTACGTAGAAGAACCCAACGCTCCGTAACGAGCCGTCACTCCAAACAGTGAGGCTGCTCTATCCAAGTAATCACCAGCAGCCGTTTCTGGAAAGATTTGAGCCTCTACGATAGCCACGTCCTTGATTGCCTTTTGCGCAACCTTTGCCGTCGCATATGCGGCAGCATTCAAAACAGAATTATCTGTAATATCAGATACTTTATCCGTTTTGTTCAAAAATGTTTCAATCCAAAGATTCTTTAGGAAAGAAATCGTGTTATTTACTTTCGTTATCATATCTGAATATTTGTTACAAAGAAATTATTCGTTACCGTCTTCGCCTGTATTTTCATGAAGATATTGTCTTCCTTTCTGTACAAATCGAGCAATTCTACAGATACCCATCGAGCATCCCGTTGAAACATATTAATCAGGTGCTTGAATATTGACGGATACTGAATACCTATTACAGAAGCACCAATTGCTTCATTCGGTAAACCGTAATTTGGAAACTCTGGAATCATACCTTTCATCGAATGAAGTATAGTGTCAAGAGCCTGTCCAACTGCTTTTTCATATTCAACAGTTACCAAGTCATTATCTTCAATTCTAAAATTTTTGTCAATATCCTTTCCAAGTATTTTATTAGAATCAAGATTATCAACGATATTAGGAATGTTGAAATTACCTGATTTTCGAATGTTTATCTTAAACATTCCTCCGCCTTTATTGACATCATAGTCTTCTTCTTCAACCAAATTGTTACGAGCAATATCAACCCAATCATCCTGAGGATTGTTTGAACCTAACTGTGAAGATACATTCTCAAAGGTCTCCCGAGTCTTTAACACTCTTTGAAGAGCAACGTTTGTTCCATATCTTCCAATAATAGCAGAACGCAACCACCGAGAAGAATTGTCTATTGTCCAAAGTTTTGTCTGACAGTCCGTAAACATATCAAGCAATTCCCATGAATTAATTCTTGATAAACCTGTTGACTTCAAATAAAACAAAGGTTCTATTTCCCTTGACTGTTTCATAAGTTCATCAAGTTTCCCAAAGGTATCTTTCATGTCTACATCGCCCTGACCTGTATAGTAAGAAACTATCAGTGGGTAATAGGAATTGCAAAACAAAACGAACGACTCGAAGAACACTTTAATATCGTACCCTGTTTGCTTCTTAAATGTCTCTAATGCTTCTATCATAACCAGTCCTCCAGTACTGTTTCGGTAACAGGTTGCAAAGCGTCTGAAACGGCAGAAGCAACCTCATTAACCCCTGTTTGTATTGCCGACTCTAACAGGCTGCTCCACTCCCCATGTCTATTGGACACGGATTCAAGTGGGGCAAGAATAGTCATTGTCAAGCTATAATTCCAAATCATATTCTTTGTTACGTCTTGAGAAAATTGTATGCCACTTGGAGGAATAAACACCAAATAACTTTCCCCCAAAGCCATATTATAAAAATAAAGGCGATATGGCTTGCCATAATCATCAAGACCAACACTTTTACTAACAATGGCTTGAAGCATTTTCAACACTCCATAACCTGTTTTAATATTCATATCAAAGCTCGCAAATGCTACTCCTGGAAGTGAACCCTTCTCTTTCTTGATAATATCCGCCAACTTCCATTTTCCATTTTTGATACTGTTTGAATCTCCTAAGTTTCCATTCGGGTTGACAAGAATCTTAAACTGCCTACCAAAATTTCCCTTAATAGTTAATTCTTGAGGAGTAAAAGAAGGATTAGACAAGACAGTTAAACCAGACAAAGACTTTTTAAGGTTCGTCCGAGCATACTCTGTTTTACTCATAGAATCTGGCATAATAGGGAACGTCAAGTAGTCAACGGTTTTTTCTTGGCTGTCGGCAAGTTCAATTGCCACCATGTACCATTCAAAATCATTCGGATACATACTCGAAAGAGCCTGTGTTCCAATTGATTTTGCCAAACTCATAACTGTATCTAATGCTGACATAATTCTTTAAATTTTTCTACAAATATAGTAAATCGTTACAATATTTTTCCTGGACCAGTCGTAGCACCTGTCTGAGCCGTGGCAGAACCAGCGGTCGAAACAGGGATTCCAGCCTGAACCTCCCCCGTCTTGACAAACGTATCAATCGCATCCGCCAAACCGTTTGCGAACTTACTATCGTCAATCTCAGTTTCCTTTCTCATTTGCGTCATCAATGAAAGTATTGATTGCGCAAGTCCTGCTTTATCTAATGGCATAATCTTATTTATTAAAGAATTGTTTCAATAAACTACTCAACTCGGTCGTCTTCTGTATCGTAGGAGGCAATGGTGTTCCGCTCGGTCCAACAGCCGTTGAAACTGTTAGCGTAGCGATAGCATCCACAATCTTTTTCAGGAGTTCATTCAACCCTGTCCCACTATTTGTGATAGACAGCTTCCCATCTTTCAACTCAATTACCATTTCACCTTGAGAAATTGTTAGAGCACCATCCTCCATTTTAACGGTGCAATCCTGAAAAATTGTTTCAAAGGCTTCTTCAGACAGTTTCTGCGAAAATGAAGATTCACCTATTGCAACTTTATGTGTCACCCCTTCTTCATTAATTTCTGTCTGATAACTTGTTTCATTGAATTCTGAAACAATTTCAACCTTATCTATCAAAACTGTTACATCAGTATGTTGCTTTTCTCCTGATGAATAATATAGGGATAAACTATCTCTATCGCCCGAAAATCCTGACCGATAGCCTGTTTCAGGAGAAATGGCTTCCATTGATACGGAACCATCAGAAGAAATTTCAACCTCTCTGTCGCCACATACAACAACGCCTCCAGTTGATTGAACATGAACTTGAGATGAATTATTTCCTGCTGCAACAATTCGTATTTCACTAAAATCTTGGCCATCAACCTCAATAAACAACTTTCCTTCCTTAGTTGAACCGTGTATCCCTATTTGATTCCCGTCAATTGATTTTCGAATATTTATGTCCTCTTCAGACTGTACATCTATTTCATCAAAACTCGGAAACGTGCCTATAATCATAGGGAGATTCAAAAAAGGCTGTGTAACCCAAATTACTCCCATACCCTTTTGACCTGTCTCTTTAGGAAAAGAAATGTTCATAAGAGCCTCTTTTGAAATATAACACTCGTGAACTACATTCCCCGAACTATCATCAATCATTGAGACTCTACCTGTACGATAACAAGACTCAATATAATTCTTTCTATCAACGTCTTTAGGCAAGAAAATATATCCAAACCCAACAGGCTGATTTTGAATAGGAGGAAGCCCCGAAGGACTCACTCCTTGAACATGTTTATCTAATGTAATTTCCATATATTACTTCTCCGATTTTCTGTCTTAAACATCTGTCTTTCAATGAAGAAATCCCAAATTTCCTTATTAACACCGTCCTGGGAACTTTGTGTTGAAGACTGACTATTTGAATCTTCCTTCTTAGTTTCAGCTTCGGCAACAACCTCTCTAATCTTCTTCACATCAACAAGTTGAAAATACTTATCAATATATTCTCTTAACATTCCTCTTTCAACTTCTATTGTGGTAGTACGCTCAATATTTCCATTTGTAAAAGAAATTGAATTGCTTACTGACTTCACATAAAAAATTTCTCCCGTAACAGCCAAAAAGACAAACGTTCCCACTTTAATGCGTCTGTCTCCGTTAATTGTTATCGTTCCTTTTCGTGTAAAGGGTAAATAAGCAGAAGTTTCAACGACAAATAATAAGTCATTCAATAATTTCTTAGACAGATTTGAAAGTTTACCCTCAGAATCATATCCTTTAAGGCTTTCTTCCGATATGTAAATATCATTGATAATACAGCGTGAATTTCCAAATCTTTTTGTAAATTCCTCAAAGAAAATTATAGGAACCCAAGCAAGTGAAGAATACAGGTTGTTTCCCGTCCAACCATTTTGAGGCATAAGCCTATACCAACTATAAGCTCTGTCATCATAAGACAAATCCATAGAAAGCACGTCTATTGAATCAATAGAAATTAGGAATTTATTCCCCTCAATAATTTTCTTTATAGCGGTCTGCGTGAACGGAGGTTGTCTAACAATTAACTCGTAGCCACTTCCCCAAGTATCACCAAAAACTTCTACAAATGGCTCCTGGCAAATCTTATGAATTAAGTCAAGAAGTGTTCCTTCGGGGTTAATCAGACTTCTGTCGACAATACGCCTATCTTCTAATGTCGGGTCAACATACGCCTGTATAATTTTCCATATTCCATTAACTTCGTTGTTGATTTCCTTTGAATCCTTTTCAGATAGCTCAATAGAAAGTTTCTTTTCTCTTAACGCACAAGAAGACAATGCTTGAGAATCTACAATTTCAATGCACGATAGTTGGTCAATTATAAACCAAAGATAATTCTTTATCTTCTGAAACTCGTACATAAAACAGTAGTCAAAGTTTCCATTAATACAATTTCTTTTGAACCAACTTGTTTCGGGGTTTCCTCCATAAAACCATCTGTCCTTACTGCCCTCAACATATTTCAAAGGAATAAAGTAAGAACCATCTTCAATAAACAGTTTTCCGAGGTCTCTTCCCGATATTGTTACCGAATAATCAGTGTTTTCAAAATTCGCACTCATTGATACGGTATCAACAAGACCAATCATGTCCCACTTACAGTCTTTCAACCTTGATAGGTCAACTTCGGCTGTTTTTGTCGACTCGTCTTTTATTCCCTCCATAACGAGTCTTTCGTATCTCAAAAAGACTAAATCGTTACGTTGGATATAATTGCTAAACCAATCACGATTAATACCGCCTACATCGTTTTTGAGAGAAAAATGTTCAACATCTTGAGTAACGTCTAAATCCTCGGTAGGAGTCAACATCATAGAAAAATTTCCAATATCAAAATTCTTAACAGTATTCATCGTAACTATCCACTTGCTGACATTGTAAAGTTTCTTCATCGCCTTCGAATAAATCCAAACTTTTACCTCAAGATTTTGCTGTTGGGCAATTACATTGGAATCATCCTTACCCAAAGCTGCATTAGAAGATACCCCTTTCTTTTGTTCATCATTCTGCTTTACAAAAGCAACATAACCAACATTCTCAACCATCTTCTTTTGAGTGTTTGACCAATACGGTTCTTTCATCGATGATTCCTGATTTAAAAACAAATCCGACCCCGTAACCTTTTGAAGATATTGTTCTATTAATTTGTTAGGGAGGAAAACAACTGTTCCGTCAAGAACCAACGGGGGAACACCCTGTTCTAATTCCGACTTATATTGGTCTTTCATTGATTGAGTGTACATCTTGACTATCTTTTCAAAATTTGACACCCCTTCCCAACTGTATTCCAAAAAGTCTTTCTTTTCCGTTCCGACTAATATCTTCTTTTCATCCTTCAATTTCTGAAAGAATTCGTCAAACGTTGTTTGCTCACCTTTTTCACCTTTAAATTCATACTTTGACACAGGTTCTTTTGATACGGGTTTTTCTTCTTTCTTGGGTTCTTCAATAGTTTGACCTCCATTAACTGTTAGAGTTATTCCTTCTCCATTATTCTTGGCATCAACCAACTTCGAATATAACCTGTTAAAAGTATTCCTGGAATTCGAAACATAAAAGTCCTGATTTCCTTTCTTACCCACCAATATACACCCTCTTGTATCAGATACTGTATTCCCAGCGTGCATTAATACCCCTTGAAAGCCTTTCACATTTTTCACAATAGGCATTGTTCTTCCATTCCTACGAGAATGCCCTAACTCAATAGGATACGTCCCTGGAGGAATACAAGTCTTATTTGGAACTTTTTCACCAACAGGTCTTGCGACCTGTTCAAGCGTATCACAAAATTCTTCGCCATCAACAATAAGTTTCCCTTCGGTCCCAACTTCTGAAAATTTCGTTCTATTAAGTTGTAATTTCATATCACCGAGTTTTTAAAGTAATATTCAAGCGTTTTTTAAAAATAGCATCCAAGTCATTCATACTTGCCTCATCAATAGTAATTGTTAAGGGTCGGTCAAGCCTCGAAAGCAAATCAGCCATAGTTTTCCCTTCAGAAGGAACTGTTCGTTCAACACCCTGATAAATTCGTTTATTTTCAGAAGCTGCCTCTGAACGTTCTGCCTCTGGAATTATCCTTTTCACGTCTTCAGCATTATACCCACCTCCTTCAGAAATACCGCTTTCAAAGAATCCCTTTTTCAGCTTCCCATCTTTCCCAACAGCCTTTTTGATATCGGTAAAACTCAACCCAAATACCGTGTGAAGAGCCTGTTTAAACATCTCCCCACCGCCAGTCAGTGTTTCAAGTTTCTCAGCAAACTGTTGCTGAAGTTTAGGATTGTTTTGCATCATTTCAATGTCGGCTTGTAAGTCTGACAAGTTTCCATTCGGGTTAAGCTCTCTTGCAGTCCTCAATAAAAGTGCTTGAGTCGTATCGTCTTGACTTATACTACCTCCAGTAAAAGCATTCTGTAATCGTTCTAATTGGCGACCCTCTGTCCCAGTAGCATTCTGTATGCTGGTCATGCTTCGCAAAATCGCCTTAGAATTAATCTCGCCACCTCTGCTCAATATGTTATTAGCAATTCTTTCAAACGAGCCTATATGCTCTGAAAGCGTCGAAGCAATATATTGATTATCCTTTCCTAAACGTTGTAAGTTGGTATCAAACGTTGAAACAATGTTAGAAGCTGGAAGATTGTTTCTATCATACCTACCTAATCTCAACACAGTTTCAGCATCACTGTCCGACAGCCCTCTCATTCGTTGAGCAAACAATAACTGATTAACAGCCCCCGTCTTTTCTGTTATTCCTCCAGTATTTCTGACCCCCACACGACTAAATTCAGCAAACTTAGCAGCGTGTTCACCCATATCCATACCTAAATATTCAGATGAAAATGTGGGGAGTTCATATTCTGAACCTGTTTGACCAGAATTATATGAAGCTCTTTTCCGATTTAAATTATCAGTTGCTGCTAACAAAGGGTCTTTAACATAAGGTGATTGAGGTTGAATTGCATCCTGACGTGAAACGGTATTTTGTTCTTCTTTATCTTTAACAATTTGACGAAACCTCTTACTTCTTTTTTCAGGAGTCAACTCACGAAACTCTTTTAATGACAAAGAAGATGTTTTTGGCTCTTCCTTATCAGAAGCCTGTTTTAAACGCCTTTCAACCTCATCAGCAACCCATTTTTCAGCCCATTGAATATCAGCACCAGTCCTTCCAGTTTGAGTACTAACAATATCCCGGACACCCTGTTCATAAGACACCCCATGCAAGGAAGTATATTTGTTTACACTTTGATTAAATCTTTCAACGGAACGACGATAAGCTTCACTTTCATCTTCTTTAGCCTTTTGATAGGTTCCATAGAAAGGTATGTAAGAAGACCACCAATCCGCAATATTTGCACGCTGAAACCTGTTTTCCGCAGTAGCCTGACGAACCTCATACCCCAACATTTTTCCATAGGCTTGGTCACCAGCACCTATAATAGCAGCCAACGCTGCCCCATAAGGTAACATTTTCAAAGCACCCATGAGACTCGTAGGAAGCGTCAACTGACTTGAACCTCTACGGTTTCCTCCAATTCCGCTTCCGTTTCCTCCAATTCCGCTTCCGTTTCCTCCAATTCCGCCTAAATCGCCTTGATTTTCATCATCACGTCCTTCTTTTTCAAGACCGTCGGCTATACGTGTAACTTCAGTGAGTATTCGTTCAAAAATTCCATTTTGAAGTTCAAACACTTGATTTTGTTCCGCTCTATTCGTGCCCCTAAAATCACTCGTTCTATTGTAAGTTGGATTTAAAGGTCGTCCAGTATACGGGTCTATAAGTGTCGGTCGTCTTTTTGTCGGGGTATCATTAGGGAAGCCACCCTGCATTCCCCCTGATAGAGCGTTTCGCTCCTTTAATAGGTCGATTTGCTTTTGGATGACTCCAACAGTTTGCTCAGCGATGCCCTTGAACGTACTTTCCATCTTATTGAAGTCGTTCCACAAGGCTTGAGCGTTTTGCCGGAGCTCCTGAAGAGGTGACGCATCAGCCGATACCCGTATTCTCTTGTCTTCCGCCATTTTGTTCTAATTTAAGCATTTCTTCAATTTCTCTTTCAGCCTCAGTAGAGAAGTCCTCAATCGTAGTCGGAGCTTTAAAGATATCCCCAATTCCGGGAATATACTTATCTTCATCTTTCTCACGTTCAGTCTGAAACTCTTTCAAATACAGCTTGTCTTCTTCAAATTCTATTAGCTGATATAAAAAAGAAGATTCCCGATGAGCAGGGGACATAAATGAAACATTATGCTTTATTCGCCACCACCTGTCCAACGGGAATCTGTTGTTCCAGCTGACCATACCCTGTATCAGCTCGGAATGTTTCATATTACTCCTCCTTCTTTACGTCATCACTTTCACCACCTTTCAGGAGGTCAGTAATTTCTTTAAAGAACGGAGCAACCGTCTTGAAGTATTCATCACGGATAAGTTTATAGTCCCTGACATCAAGTTCTGAAAAATTCTTCACTTTCAAATCCTCAATCAATTTCGGGCACAAAACAGCAATCGCAGCCTCGATATCAATCATGTCAAGAGCGTGCTGAGCCATTGCTGAAGGACTCATTACCATTGAGTTATAGAATCCTCTGGACAGGCTTTGCTTCATCGCCTCAATTTGGTAGAACTGACCCACATTAGGGAACTTCACAGGGTAACTATGCCCCTTGATTTCAATTGTTACTTCATCTTTTATCATAATCTTCTTTTATTTAAAGCAAGGCAGGATTATCCTGCCATGCTGATTGGTTCAAGATAAATACCACTGATGTCGGTTCCTGCAAGCCCAGCTTCCTGGATGCTGAATGACTGAGTATTCAGTAAACAGCCTTGCAAGCGAGCAATGGTTTCACCCGTGTTATCAACTTCGGTAACAAGTTTCGTCGCTGCGTCTTCGCTTGATACCGTTTTCGCATACACCGTAATGTCAAAAGCAATGTCCCCCAATACGAGGCTATTCTTTATCTCCGCTATGCTTCCAAACTTCTTGAGCATCTTCTTCATAATCGGAGTATTGAATGAAATGAAGTATTGTGATACACTCCATTGACAAGTGTACGCCACAGGGGGTGCTTCCTGATAAGTCAGGCTTCCCAACCCCTGAACGTTGGCACGCTGTACGTTTTCCGAGAATGTCAGATTGCGGACGTATCCTGCAACCTCGTTATCTATTTTGATAAACGCTTTCGGTGCTGTAAAAACTCTTCCTCTTGCCATATCTTTTAATTTTTAAGTAAGAATCCAGTGAAGAAAATCTTAGTGATTTCGCTGTTCACCACCACCTCATAGGTGACATCGTAGTAGTCCTCAATTCGGGTTGCAACTACATTCTGGAAACGCTGTATCAAGTTGTCTTGATTAGCGGTTGCCACACGTGATTGCAAGAAATTGATTGTCCAAGTCTCAAGAGCACCTTTTGACAAGGTATTCAAGTTTACACCGTTTTCATCGCCCAACAAGTCAATTTCTGCATTCACCACACACTCTTTGTTCAACTGTGCGATAACACGCATGAACTGGATGCTGAATGAGAGACCTTTTTTGTTGAATAATGTTTTGTTATCTTGCAAAGTTGTAACACCCTGTAAGACAACGAAACGACCGAGATACGGATTCGGATAAACCACAACCAAACCAGCCTTAACAGCCTTTTCCATTTCCTTCTCGTCAGGAATGTGTTGAAGTTTATCGCCACCGATTGTCTTGTTGGTAACGGGGATATAGGGAGGCTTTCCGCTGACACGTCCAATAACCTGACACAGATTGTAGAATACACCCCACCAACGTACCTTTGAAGCAACAAAATCGCTCGCAGTACCGATACCACCATGAACGCAAACCACGTATGCATTGTTGAACTGTTTCGCCATATCCAGTGAGTCGTTGAACTTCACTTTCGAGTCGTATGCCCCAACGTACACGAATTTATCGAATTTCGCCTGAGTATTGCGGTGTGCGATAACCTTGTTATTCGTAGCACCAGCACCCGACGCACCGATTTGGTCAGTGAATACGATGTTATATTCAACATCGGTGATTTGAGCCAACAGGTCATCGAGGTCAGTCGGTTTGTACTGTTCCGTACCACCTGTCGCAACCTGATATCCTGCGTTATCCGTGATATCTGACGCATCAACCGTTCCGTCACCTGTAATCTTGCTTGAATCATCAAGAATGAATCTTGACCCAAAGTTCTCATCGGTTTGGCACCACTGAATAACCTGAGCCAAATTAGTACATTCCGGAGTCTGACAAATCAGATACGGGTCAGCCTGTTCAACCGTCAATTCATCATAGGAAAGTTCAACCCCTGTAATCGGGTCTTTGTAAAGACCTGTAAAGGTTCCTCTCCAGAATTTCAGAATGAACGCATTTGTGTCTTCCGTTCCGGCTTCAATTGTCCACGCATAACCTGTTTTCAGGAAATCGCCCTCAACCCCACCATTTGCATTCAATCCTTCGTCGATAGTTTTCACTACCAGCGTACCACCTTTCGACCCACCACCCGTAGGAGCGAAAGTCATCGTTGCCGGAGTTGTCGTACATGCACGGGCATACAGTAACTTGCTGATACCAACCGCATCCGCATTATACGGGTCGGGGGTAAACAGAGCCTCTGCACATTTCCAGAACATTCCGCCTTTCACGAAATCCCGGAAATCCGATAATGTTTCGAACTCGTAGACAGCGTCCTTGCCTTGCTTGTCAGTTCCGTTCACACCAGAACCACCACCGAAGCCAGCACCATAAACACCTGTGTCAATCAAGAGCACGGTTCCATAGTCCAAATTTCGGGAAGCACTACTCTCGCCCGACGTGATTGTAGAATACACACCAGGAAGAGTTCTCAATTTTCCATTAAAATAGACACTCGTTGCCATATTATCATTATTAAAGAGTTTACGAATTTATTTCGGAATAAAGGTATAAAATTTTTCCAAAACATCAATAATCACAAATCTTTTTGAGGAAGGGCAGGAGCCGAAACTCCTGCTCAAACTCATTAAGAAATCTTCCAAGTAATGTTGGTCGTAATCTTGAATGTCTGAGAACCACCCGTTGCCCCATAGAACAAACTGGTAGGAGTGACGTCAAGATACAGAATCTTCGCTACCAATGTTCTCGCACCTGTTACTGTGAACGTGTACGAAAGACTCGTGCTGACACGGGTACTGCCCTCGTACCATCCGTCAAATACATCTTGACTGTTGGCCTTAGTACATTTCACCGTTGCTGAAGCACCATAAGCATAAGAGCCACCGCCAGATACAGAACCACGTCCCGCAGCAGAACTGTCAAGACTGACTGAAATTGTATATGACTTGGTAGTTCTCGTACCACGAGCCTCAAAGGTTCTGTTTGCTGTTATATTTTCCACGCTCAATGACAACGACGAAGAAATCTTCGTGTCGCCCTCATACCATCCTAAGAATGAATAAGAGTATTGAGCCGTATTCGCGAGCAGTGTTGCAACCGCAGTTGCGGTATTTCCCCAATTAATCTTCTCAGAAGTCTTATTAATCGTATTGATATAATCTCCTTTCGAATAGGTAACAGTCCAAGTCGAAGTCGCTTGAGTAACCGTTACCGTCCCCACGACAGAAGCAATTGAACCCGTAACAGTTATCTTCCCTGTACGCTGCCCAACTGTGTTCTTAGGAATGGGGATTTGGACACTGAATATAAACTCATCAACGGCTCCTGGGTCATCAGGAATTGATGTCCCATTCACCGTCAATAAGCCATTCGCAGTATAATTAGCAGGCAAAACAATAGGGATATCATTCCCCGAACCAAGAGCGAAAGTAATCTTCGGTGAGTTACTCTTTCCAGAAACAGTTATCGTCGAAGCTCCTTCGCCTACCTCAAATGAAGTCTTGTCCAAAGTAATGTATTCAGCAGTTGGCTCTTGCTTAACTTGGTAAGATTTTGCCGCTTCAATTCCTTTGACCACAGCCGTAACAACTGTCTGACGTTCAAGGCGACCTTTATGTATCGTGCCTGAATTGGTCAGAGTAGCGTTTCCCTCTCCGGTCATTGGATTAACGGTCAGCCAAGAATCTTTCGCCATACCTTAAATTCTTTTTAAATAGTTACTAACTAACAGTCCAAGGCACATTCGTGCTGACTTGGAATGTCTTACTTCCACCAGCAGCGTCGTAATCCAACGAGGTCGGTGTAACATCAAGATAATTAATCTTAGCAACCAGACTCACTGCTTCCTGAGCCGTAAATGTATGGGTCGCATTCGAACTCACCTTAGATGAACCACTGTACCATCCGTCAAATACGTCACCACTCTTCAACAAGTTACATTTCACAGTAACTTGGTCTCCAACGTTCACTTCCGCTGTTGCTGTCGCTCCCGCAGTACCATTATTGATTTGAACCGTTCCTCGGCTTGTGACATCGGAATTAACTGAAAGAGTAACTTGGAACACACCCTTCGCAATGTCTTTCAACATCACATAGTCATTATTTCCGTAGGAAGCCAAAGAATCAGCGTCAAATTTATTGGTCGCGATAAGTTCCTTCTTGCGGACGTAATCGTTAGCAGCCACGCCAATATTGCCAGGAGTTATCCCAACGCTGTCGGCAGCCTGTTTCGATGTCGCATACGGATTATTTGCCATGATTAAGAAGTTTTTCCAGCACCTGACTGGCAATCTACATATTTCTTGAAAACGATATTTCCTGATACGGAATTAATCTTGTCGATAATTCCTTGCCCAGTGAGTTTATCAAGAATGTTCTTTTCCGTCAGACCGTTCAAAATGCTTGACGGATTGTCTTGCTGAGTCTGAACCGCTGTCAGCAGTTCGTCGACCTTTGCTCCTGTAAATTTCGATTTGTACGCCATATCTTTCTTATTTTAATGGTTATTCTTTCAATACACCAAAGTCCTCCCCAGTACTATCCTGGAACGGCTCGTCACTATCAAAAGGAATGAACGGTTCCCGAAGACCCAGTTGAGTAATCGTAAAGGAAGATGTCAAGGGGATAGTCCCTTCGGTGATTTTACCTGTTACAGTCATTCTCCTGTCGAACCCCTCATTCGTTTCAACTGAAAGAGGGACAGCAGCCGTCATAACTGACGGCTGTGCCTCTACTTTGCTTTTCTTTAACCGTTTCTTTCCCATTATTTCTAAACGTGTTAGGACAATTCCCAAGAAGTATTAGAAACGATAGTCTGAGATACGGCAGCACCACTGGCTTCGAGAGTAATTGTATCCAGACCGAATGAGAATACAGGGTCACCAGCAGATTGCCTGATTTGAATCTGAGCCACCTGACCTCCAGCGGTCGTTACTTTCATTGCTGCAGTCAATTCGTCAATTGTCGTATTTGCTGCAATTCCAGTGAAAGTGATACTGAACTCAAACTCCTGCTGTGCTCCAGGGTCGCCAGTGATAGCCACATTATTGGTGGTTTCTACTCCACCAGCGGTGTACTTCGAAGGAAGAGTCAATTTAAGACCTCCTTCAACCACCGCACGAGTCTTAAGGTCAACCAATTCGAAGTTCAACTTCGAAGAGTTGGTTTTACCTGTAATCGTCAGAGTTCCACCTGCTTTTCCAACAGTTGTTTCTGCTCCATTCGTAAATGAAACGAACTCAGGTTTTCCTTTCTGGATAACCTTGTAAGTTTTATTCGGCGAAACTCCAACCGCCACACCTGTTACAGTCGTCTCACGTTTTTCACGACCTGTGTGAACTGTACCCGTGTTCTGAACTGTCGCATTACCGTTTCCCGAAGCGGGATTGACGGTCAACCATGCTGCTTTTGCCATAAATTTACTATTTTAAACGTTAAACAAAATTTTTTCCACCAACAAAGATAGTAATATTAGAGCGAATTCCCTACTCCAACCTCCAAGGAGTCTTCGCTTCAATCTCCTGTTCACCTTTGTTGTTCATCTCATCAAGCCATACATATCCCGAACCAAACTTGAACAGTTCGTCACCAACTGATAACACCCAATCAGTATTCGAATAGATAGTGTTCTCACCTGTTGCTAACAGTGAATCCAGCCATACATACGGATTTGAAAATTCAAAATATTTGTCCAAAGGAGGCGGAACCCATCCTGGGTCTGACCCAACAGGTATCGCATCCTCAATGATAAATCTTCTCACGATTTCAGGTCGAATGATAGAAGCATAGTCACCAATGTCCTCAACCTCTATTGATACGTTCTTGACTAATATCGGCTGCGGGAACAGAGCGTTTTCTGCTATCAATTCATTCGTGCTGAAATCGAAGTAAGCAAACTCCTCTTCAAATGTATTTCTGGCTCCAATGAGCAACGCATATATAACCTCCCCCATCAGAATTGATTCAAGCATATTCTCACTGAAGCACATCAAATCAATCTTCGACAAGGCTGGTTGGCGGAACCCCTCACGTTCATATTCCGTTCCACCAAACGTGTCTAATACGGGTGCGCCATAACCTCCAAGCGGTGCTGGCTTATCCGTAGAACGTCCTGGCTCCCTTACGATAATACATGGAAGATGACTTTTATCCTTCGGATACTCCATCTTTACCTGTATCTTTCTGGGACTCGTATTAGTTCTCAGGAACAGTTTCTTTGCTTGCTCATAGAAGTCGAAAGAGCCGTCCCTCGTCCCATAGAACATATGGTAGAGGAAAGTCTCATGCTCCGGAACACTTTCGTAATCATACTGAATGTACTGGAGTAACCCATCGACTATCTGTTTTATTCTCGCAATTAAAATCATCTTTATAATTGATTTAAAAATTCATCAATCGCCATGTCCGCAACCTCAAACACCTGTGCCTCGTCGAGTGCCCTGTCCATGAACTTCCGAGGTTCAAATCCCGGATTTATCCAACTTAACGGGTCGCTCTTATCACTCACTCTTCGGAATGTGAAGTATCCCCCACGATTCTCCTTATCAGTAGAAGCGATATCAATTCGTACGAGTCCTTGATATTGAGGTGCTTTGTGAGTATAAGCCGGAATGATTCCTTCGGCTGTTTGAATAGGTTTACGCTGCCCGAGTTGTGCGTACTGTATAGGAAGCTGATTCTTCTTTACAGGCTGTCCACCGTTACTCTTAGCAATATCGTAAATCTCTTTCGGCAGCCGATTTTGAAACATCATTGATTCCGCCACAGCATCAGGAGTAGCGTACCGAAACGGAATTGTCAGATACCAACCCCCACTCGCAGATGTCTTCTTCTTTGAGGAGTTGGAAAATCCTGGCTTCATGTCAAAGGGAGCCTTCCCCTCTTCAAGAGCCAAAGCCAACCCGTCCTGTCCGGGAGCAAGCCCAAACACCACTTCCGTCGGACTCACCCTATCAACGTACATGGCATTCTTATACAGTTTTCGGGTCTTCTTTAACTCTCTATTGACAAGGTTCTCCCACTTGTTTACATACTCAGTCACCACCCGATTGATAATCTCACCACCGAGTTCCTGAGCCTGCGAACCTGTAAGAGCAAACTCCGCTACGATTTCACTCAAATCAACGTGTATCGGAATCATTGTCGTCGTTATATATTATTCCACTTCCATCGTAATTAGGACGCTGCATGTCTATTAGGTGAGTTCTCCGTCCCACACCCTGTATCGGCATCTTGAGGATTTGAAACTGTCCGCTCTTCTTATCCTTACCTAACGAGGCTCGGATTTCGTGAGGCATATCAATGATGTGGTATTCCACCCTGTGTTTGTACAGGACTGAAACACCTGTCTCTGGAGGAACGTTCCCTGGAGCAAATCTCAAGCAATACGGGTTCTCGGGAACTATCTCGTAGACTGATGGGTCTAACTTGATTAACGGGGACTCGGAATCCTTAAAGGTGTACACTGCCACGATACCATCCTCTATTGGGGCATAAGAGAGAAAAACAGCAACCTCGTCACCTATCATCTCCCTCGCCACCAACATTTCCGTAAACGAAGCATATTCATCCTCTACCGTCACTCTATCAAAGTAGGAAAGGAAGTCTTTATCTTCATCCCGAACGGTTATCGCAGCCGTACCCATCAATTCCGGAGCCCATTGAACGTACTGTGTATTCCTGTTCAGACCTGTTACAAGTGCTTTGGTTCTCCTTGGATTTACGAAGAAGTATCCAAAGCCGTGACAGTTCTGACAATCAGGTAACGGACTGCCCGAGTTTCCCTGACACGGACAGCGTATTGCCTTTTCACAGATTATATCATATCCGTGCGCCCAAATAACTGAATTGAAGTCATTCGGGCGAAAACTCACTTGAGGCTGTCCATATAAGGACTGCTCGGGAGCCTGAGTGATTGGTCTATTATTCATATTTACCCTCCTTATATTTCCAAATAAATTTTCCATCATTTGGGAAATGCCCTATTAAACACTTCTTCAATGTTTTTCTGCTTAAACCAAGAGTTTTAATTGCACTTCTCATACTTTCCCATTCGCAAAGTTTATTTCCATTTAAATCATATTGAATGATTTCTGTACGAAAAGCTGCTATTCCGGAACGAGCCTTTCTCAGCTTCTCACGTTGCTCATTACTCATTCTTTTTCCAAAATTCCAAGGTTTCTGAACCTTAGCAAGGTTTCTCTTTCTTTCTGAATTTAAAAAGGAATCTTGAATTGAACGTTTCTTACCTTTTGGATATCCAGAAGATATCCCAACTGTCCCCTTATTCCAAACATTATTTTCAGAAAAATAACTCTTCAAAGAAGAAGAAATTTTTTCTCGAACCTCTGCCGAAGGATTATGATTTCCATCACCTCCCACAGTTCCATTCGTCAATTTAAATCCAATTAACTCACATTCACGAATATAATACTGTTCCCAATATTCCCATTCATTTTCTGGAACTTTATCAATAATATACAAAAATGGAAGTTTGCCAATATTTAACAAAGAACGTATCCATGCCAACTTATGACTTTTTGAATATTTTCTTGCGTCCTGAATATGCCGTTTGAACCTACGATTTGGATTCTTTGATTTTCCAACGTATCGTATATTTCCAAACGGAAATTCAAGCGCATATATATAAACAAAATTCTCCATTATATTACAACTGATTTAATTTCGTCATATATCAATCTAATACGAGAAACAGTTTCTTTAATTTCACGAGAATACTGAAGAATACGAGCTCCATATCCGGCATTAGTGGGGGAACTCGTCGAACCAATCGACTGGCTTAAACCATCTACCCCAATTGATTGATTAGCGATACCCGCACCCAATATCAAGTCACCAGCAATTCCAAGTGGCCCGAACGTAGCCAATTTCCCCGTCAGATTGATTAAGTCCATAGGCATATGGTCGAGGTCAAAGCCTGTAATATACTGGAAGTCCCAATAATCCGGAATCATCCTGAAGTGCTGGCTTCCCAATTGGGTTGTCAGACCACTCAAGATGACCTCAGCATTGGCAGTAGCAACAGCCGAACCCGTGGGAACGATTGAAACTCTTCGCTTATATAGACCATAACTGTTCTGGTGAGTTGTAAGCCATTGTGTCGGATAGGAAATTTGCTCAAGATTATTGAACCGTCCCGTCAACGAAATTGGCTTGTTGACGGGATAGTTCGTGAACAGAATAGGAAACTCCTGCCAATAGTCGGCTCGGTAGAATGTCAACTTCTCTTGGTCAATGAACTGGCGCATCAGTTTAAGGTTGAAGAAGTTCTCCACCTCTTTCTGTGCTGCCTGAATGTAGAACCTCATGCTCTCAGAGCTGAAAGAAGTCCCGTCGCCTCCCTGTATGGTTATCCCATACAGGTACAAAGAAAAAATCTCCGTGGGATTAAATATCATCCCCGTGTTCTTTCTATACTTCATTGTCAAAACAAGTTGTCCCATCTCGCATTACTCTTTAGAAGCGTTTACCAAAAATTCGATGATTTCGGCTTTGGTTTTTTCAGCAACAGCGGTCATGTCAATACCACCCTCCTGACCGAAAGCAATCAGTTCATCTTTCTTCATTACACCCAATTCCTTGCGTAGAGTAGCCTCTTCCTCTTCAGGAGTAGGGGTTCCCTCGCCACCTGTTACTTCGGGGTCAGCGTCTCCCTGAGTTTCCTCGCCTGTACCCTCTGTTGGGTTCTCTACGATAGCTTCAGGTGCAGGGGGTGTAACTGTCTCGGCTGGGGGAACGGTTCCCGCAGCGAGTTGAATACGAGCCTCGTGTTCACGATTGTATTCGTTCTTCCAGTTTTCAACCTCTTGCTCGAGTTCCTCAATCTTCTTTTTGTTCGCTGTATTGATATTTGTCAGGCGAGCAATTTCTTTCTTGTACCACTCTTCACGGTCTTTGAAGTCTGACTTCATCTGAACCTCTTTCGGGGTTTCGAATACAGGCTGTTTGCCGTGTTCGTACAGGTCGGGGATTCCTAACTTGAGGACTTCCTTACCAAAGTCGTCTTCGACCTCAGCAACACAATTCACGAACTTCACGTTCTTACCATTGTAATTGATGGTTTTGTTTCCCGCTTTTCTGTTAAACAGTTTCATAATTCTTTGAATTTATTTATGATTATAAAATTAATGGGGATGGGACATACACCCCATCCCCATCATTATAACGTAATTGTCCTCGTTATTAGGTAGTCGGCAGACCAATCTTACCGATGTTGATAATACGAGCAATCTTTCCAGGCATATACTCTACCGGAGTTCCGTAGTTCAATACAGAGAATGAACGTCTCGGACCAACAATAGCGTAATCCAGTTTCATGGTTCCACCCAGTTCCAGATACTCAATCATTTCACTTCCGTTGAAGTAAACAAGAGCAGATTTGGTTCCGGCAATCCAACGGTTGCGGTCGTGAACCTCTCCCGGAGCAGCACCGTCCCATCCAGCAGCCAACTCAGTTGTGCTAACTTCGAAGATAGGATAGAAATCCGCAGTACCCTTATCAACAGGGTCTTTCTCAGTACGATAGATGACGTAGCAAGTTTCAGGATAAGCAGAAGACTGCGCACCTTTGAACTTCAGAGTCACAGACTGAATTGCGCCAACAGCCTGTGCAGTGTCGTTCAGCAAAACGGGTTCAGACTCTCCGTAACGGTTCTTTGCTGTAACAGCATAGAAGTAGTTACCAGCGTGAACAGAGCCGAATACTCCCTTAGCATCAGTAGCCACAGCAACCGGAGTTACATCCTTGATAGGAGCATTAGGAGCTTTGTCGGAAGTCTTACCACCGCCCAACTTAATCGGTTTCGCAAAGTCGAAGAACTTGTCTGCCTTGATGTTCACTTTACCGAATTGAGTAGTGATATCGTTTACCGACTGACCCATAGTAGCACCAACGACGCCACCAGCCATACCGACCACAACACGTTTTGACTCGTGGAAGAGTTTCACGTAGTTGTTGAACACGATAGGAGAAGAAACGATACGGTCGATGATACCATTTCGGTCGTTTACAACTGCCTGAGCAGCGTCCTCAACCAAAGCGTCGTTCAGTACAGAACCGTTTGCGTTCAGCACAGAAACGTCACCGAAGTAAGCGTCCAACACCTGTTCAGATGTTTTACCCAAAAGACCACCTGTGATATCATTGATGCCAGCGATGTGCTGAGCAAATACACCGTCGAACTCTTCAGGAACTTTTGCCGAGTTGGCGTCGATTACCTTTTTGTCCAGGATAGTCTGAAGCAAGATAGTCTTGTTTTCAACTTCCTTTGTGTACAGGCTACCAACGACAGTCTTGACAATCATACCCGGATGAGTCACCTGACCAGTCACACCAGTGAATTTCACGGTGATTGACTTACGACGGTAAACAGAGTCAGTCTCAGTAGGAGTTTCGCCTTCCTGATTGAAGATACCTACTTCCTGACCATATTTGTAGAGCTGATTGTACTGGTGAACAGTATTGTCAATTTTCTGACGGTTCAGTTCGTTCCAGAATACCAACTGGTCTAAACGGTTCTCGAGGTTCTTCAGCACAGAATCCAGAGATTCAGGTTTCAAACCACCACCGTTATTCAATTGGTCGTTGTACTGCATACCAGTCAACAGACCCGCCTCCATCGCCTTCAAGATTTCATCTGAAGACATACTTTCCAACGGATTGGCGTTTTCCGTTCCAGTGTAATTGAATAAATCCATTTCCTATTTATTTTTAAAGTTATAATTCGATAACGAAATTATTTCACGAGACGAATGTTCTTCTTGTTATACATATACAAGGCTGCGTCTTGACCGATTGCCCCACATACAGGGTCGAGCAAATAGGCAGTTGTATTGTCACGCAAAGACTTCTGAATTTCGGGGTCGGTTTCCTCGTCGATTGATTTAGTAATCAATTCACGAACAACCGCACGGTCACGAGATACGCTCAGGATGGTTTTGTTATCCTCGTCTTTCGCTCCACCGCCCATTTCGAGACTCTTTTCGATAACAGCCTTATTCAGACCAGCGGTCTTAAATGCAGGAGCAGTATCACCAAAAGCAATAATCGCTTGACGCATTCCGTCCAAAGATTTTTCAATCTTGTCAACGACAGGAGTCAAAGCCTGTTCAATTACTCCGGGAAGAGATTTCATGAACTCATCCTGAGACTGAGTAACCTTGCCAAGCAAGTTGTCTTCGATACTCTTCATGATATCCGCAGAAATTGACTTGGTGATGTCGTCTTTGTCTTTACTCTTGTCAGCACCGCAACCCTTTTCAACATCGTCTGGGTCTTTGTCACCATCCTTGTCATCAGGGTCTTTCTTGTCTTTTTCTTTGTCCTTTTCCTTCTTCTCGTGTTCACCGTCTCCGTCGCCTTCACCATGGTCATCCGGACCACTCTGAACCGACTTCTCCAATTTGATTGAGCCGGAATCAATCCAACCAGCAATCACCTCTTCTGAGAACCCACTACCAAGCAGGGACTTAACGAGGTCGTCATTTTTTTGTTCATCTGTTAACTGTACCATAATCTTTTGAATTTTTCGGTTTAAAAATATTACAAAATTTCTTTTCCCTAAAATGAGTCGTCAAATGTCTTCTTGAACAATGCGGAATTTTGAGTCAATAATTATCCTCTTGTTTCCAACTACCTGTTCGAACATGATACTCTTTCGTAGGTGACTCTTCAAAATTTCACCCGTAGGAATAAAATCTTGCATTTGAATCCCCTTTACAAAATCGATATACGAATTGAAATTCACAGGTGTGAACGTCAGAGCAATGTTATTGATAATTGCTTTCGTGATATGCTTTTCATTTTTCGGGTCTCGCTCGAGTGCTTTGCCCTCAATAGACATTCCAGGCTTTCGGGTTGAACCGCTTTCACGCATTTCAATACACTTGTCCCAAAAGGCTCTCGCCTCTGGAGACTCGCTCCACAGTTTTCCTTTCACCCAAAATTTATTATCAACTATCTTTCCGTCAAGCGGTTCACCAATCCAAAACCTACTCTTCAGCTCTTTTGCTCGAACTGTTAGGTGGTCAAGATTGAATAAGCCGTGTTTCAGGAAGTATTGAATCTCGAAGCCGTTTGGCTCCATAGAGTCACCTTGATAATCCTTGCTGTCATCACTTGCGATACCCTCAAAGACCATGTTCTCGTAGCGACGTTCATCACCACGAGGATACTGCATAGCTTCCTCAGACTTCATAATGTCAAGAGGAAGCCAGAAGTTGAAATCATTTGGGGTTTGCTTCTTCATTGAATCCGTTTTTAAAATTCTGAGACAAAATTACAAATCATTTCAGAAAGTTACAAATATTGGGTCACCAACATAATCGGTTCCTCTTTCATTCGCTGCCATAAATTCTTCATGAGGTGTCCGGACTTTCATCGGTCCCACCATCAAGGAATATTTCATTTCCTCGAGAAGACGTAACATATCCGAGTCGTCGCCTGTAAACACAATTTCGCATTCAGTCAAGCGGTTGGTCGCTGGGTCTTCCTTATACCTTGTATCATGAATGATTAGAGGCTTCAAGAACTTCAGATGTCCGTTCTCCCCAACTGTCACTTCCTGCATTCCGCTGATACCTTTAAGAATGGTTTCGACACACTTCATCGGGTCACGAACAGGAACAGCCAATTTTCGCTTGTCCCCGTCCATTGATTCAGGCTCAAGCGGTTTCACGGCTTCAATATCCATAGCCTTTTTCAGGATTGAAGTGAATCCCGGAACAAAAGCCTCCGGAGTAATGCGTCCTTCCTCAAGAGCTTTCAACAACGGTTGGGCAGCATCCATTTGCTGCGGTTTCATCATCAGGTCAAGAACTATCTCTCCTTGGTCGAAGATAAACGGCTTCAAAGGAATCTGTCCCAAGTCAATGAATTCAGCGAAACAATGTTCACTCGCATCAACTGTTACAGGCTGCTCACTGTCGACATACACCTGATAATATTTAATGTGGGCATCCGCATTCTTATGCTCCCCAAGATACACAATTCCTCTATCCGCAAGAGGGTCAAGATTTGTTTCCTCTTTTAGTTCACGTAATGCAGCGGTCTCAAAGTCCTCTCCTGGGTCGACATGACCTCCAGGGATACAAACCTTTCCAGTAGGACAGAACTCCTCAACTCGATGTAATATGAGGACTCTACCAGACTTGTCCAAAGCAACCACATCAGCGTATTTGGTTGGCTCACCTGTAATTGACTTCACGATGTCGAAATACACCTGTTTAGTCATCTTCCCTTCCCGATACGCCAGCTCGGCATTATCAAGAGCGTCAATGTCTTTACAGGCTTCCCCAACCTCAGGGTCATTACGATAAGCCTCCAACGACTTCAGAATTTTGTTCCTCTGATTTACGGCTGATGTAACTTCCTTTTGATGTTCTTTTAGGAATCCTCTATATTTCTCGAACACTTCGGATTTCTTCTGTTCCGGCAAACCATCAACTCCGTCAATTACTGACTTCTGAATTGAAAATTTATCGGACAGTTCCTGCCCAAGCAGGTCAAGTTTCCCGAGCTCCGATTTCAGATTCCGGTAATCCTCAATTTTCTCTTGAGCTGTCTGAATACCAAAAAACTTCTTTAAATTCATATCTTTTCGTTTTAAACTGAATATTCTTTGTTTCCAATAGTTATCTTTGCTCGGCTCTTCCGTTCAACCTTTCGCTCATAATTCTTAGGAGGCTCGAATTGACGTGTGTCAGGGTTCCATGAATACCCTTTGGGGAGGTATCTTAAATCACACCGACAATTATGAACAACTACTCCATCAGCAATATAACTTTCATCTTCTTCAACGGCAAAATTAAATAAATATTTCGAAAATAATTCTACTCTTTCAATTTTGGTTATCTTGGCTTCTAATCCATGAAATTTTCCTGAATGATTCTTAAGCAAAAGTTTTAATTTTGCATACACTTCTTTTCCATTTTCACGAATTTCTGTTTCTGAAAATCTAAAAGTTTCAAAACCATACTCACGTTTCAAATCGCAATCACGAGTAGCGTCGTATTCCTTCTTATTTCTATGCCACTTTTCGCCGTCAGCTTCCAAAATAATATTGAATTTTGGAATAAAAATATCTGGGAAATATCCCCGAACATTATTTTCAAACTTTCCATTATTAGGGATAAACTTCCCAAGTTCAAATTCAATTCCAATTCTTTTTAAGAAATATGAAAGTTTTTTCTCTATAAAAGTTCTCCCCTTACCATTTGTCGAGTTTGACTTACTCCTGCTTTCTAATAACCATCCGTATCCCTCAGGATGGTTTTCTTTAACTTTCTTTCGAGCATTTAATGTCAATTTCCGCTTATCTTCTTTTGACATCTTTTTATATCTATCCTTCATTTGCTTTGAAGCGCATTTTGAATTATACTCCCTTATCCAAGGATATTTTTCAAACTGTTCTTTAGCTGAAATGCTATTTGTACAAGAGCCACAAATATCAAGATTGTAATTCTTAATAGGGAGAACTTGAATCAATTTTCCACAGGATTCACACTCTACTCCCTTTATTTCAAATTTATCCCCAACCTTAGCATATTGAATTTCTTTCCACTCTCCATTCAATAGCACTGGGTGATTTCCAGTAATCCTCTTTAGTACTTTTGTCGTTCTTTTTCCATACCGTGTTAAAACTTCAAACTCAACATTATAAATTTCCTCACTTCCAGAAACTTCCCTTTTATAAGTTTTCAAAACTTTCCGGAACCTATTCTTATGGGTAAGAACCAAATCCCCGTATCTAATTTCGGAAATATTTTTCCACCCTTCAATGGTGAAAATCTTTGTTGATGGGGAGTTAAAACAAAACGGGTGTACAGGGTGAATCGTAGCTTTCCAATCCTTGGACTTTACTCCATAATTTGTTCCATTAGCCATTAATTCCGAAAGATGAAAAACACGTGGCTCACTCCCAATTCCATTCTTCAAATATAATCTGATACAATGCCGACATGCTCCAGGATATACGTCAAAATAAACCAACGGGTCAGGGTCTTCTTCCATCATGATTTCGGCTCTTCCAAGATTGTATATATCTTGACTTTCCGTCTCAACGATACGTCCCCAATCCCGCTGCCAGTCATTCATCTGATTAGCGAGGTTCGAAGTAATCTTCTTGACGGAACGCTTCTCGAACGTGCCTTCGAGCATCTCCTTCCGTAAAGTCGCATCAGCCTTTGCTTGCTCTTGAGCCTGTAAGTAACTGAGTTCCTCTGCCGAAATTGAAGCACGAACATCATTCTTGATACGCTCCGAAAATCCCTTGATATGAGTATAAGTCTTGTTGGCTGCAACCTTATAGAACGCCATTTCCCTCGCTGTGGGCTCAAATAAGCCCATTTTAGAAAGAAACGCAGTAAACTCGGAGTAACTCATCTGAGCCGTTGCATTCGTCCCAACAGCAGCCGAAACACGACCAAACAGAAAAGCCTGATAATGGGAAGGGAATTTAGGAATCAGTTTAATCAAGTCAACCCCTTTACGCTTGAGCAAGTCCAGGTCTTCCTTCGTTAGGAAGTCTTTCCCCAACACCTGTGCAACCATCTTGACCACCATGAGGTCAACGTTGTCCAAAATCTTCTTTATTTCTTCTTCCGAAAATAACATTATTTCTTTTCCTTTTGAATATCAACCATCGTTTGTACAATATCACCAAACAGCCGTACAGCGTTAAACGCATTCTTAGACTGATTTTCATATTGCTTTTGAACCTTTGGATATCTCATCGGGTCGACGTGATGTTGGATTCTTGGTGATACAAGCTGTTTCATTTTCTTATTCCTAATTGCGAGTCTATAAATTCAAGAGCCTTTCCAAGAATAGGGTTGTCCATAGACTTCTCAACCAACATTTGGTCAATAGCCTCTTGAGCCGTCTTAGGAGAATCTTTACCCTCTTCGTCATCGACGATTTGGTTCATTCCTTCTCCTCCCATCATCTTGTTACTTTGAGCCGACTGATACACCGTGTTAAGGATAGTATCCTTTTCGGGATTGAACTTCCTTCCGGAATACTTCTCAAACATATCCTCAAGAGATACGAACCCAGCCTCAGATTTCTTCTTGTCAAGTTCAACCTGAGCAGCCTCGTCCTCTATCTCTATACCTGTAAAGACAAGCTCCAAGCGGTCATCAATCTCGCTGATGATATACTTATTCAGCACATTCTGATAGAACACCAACAGCGGAGTCAAACCTTTTTGGCGAGAATGGTCGAGACGTTCCTTCTGTCCTTCTTGACCGAATATACGGGCAGCATCCTGAAACTGAAAGCCGAGTTCCGATGGGTCCATACGGTACACAGCACAGGCAATCACCAATAGGAACTTAATCCATTCAGTGAACTCCATATCACGGTTCGTTTGCTGTAAATCAATCCACTCGAGGTCTATACCTTGTATCACAGGAATCTTGTGAGAGTTGTACACGGTACTCATCGTTTGTTTCCAGTCCTGACGAAATTCGTTCAGAGTTCCTTGGTCGATGTTTCCATTCTTCACATTGATAAAGCCTTTCGGCTGACTACCTTGTTTGAAGAAGTTACCATTATACTGCATCCCCCACAAAATCCACGTAACAATTTCAATCAGCGTTTCCAGCTCTGAACAGCCATAGCCATTACGCAACACGTTGGTCGTCTTGTTTCGTACACCATATCCCAGCTCCCACGGGTAGAAAACTACATACTCATTCGTCACAGGGTGTCTGATAATCTGACCGTCCCATACCATAGCGTATCTTGGTAGATAGCCATGCCAACGGAAATTCTCAAACATCTGTGCATATCGTGGGTCATTCGTGTCAAGCTGTCTAATAAGCGCAGCGTCCACGGCACGATACTTCTTGAGGTTCATGTTCCTCGCACGAACGAGCTCGAACGTCATTTGGTCAAGAACGAGGGAATCCCTCAATACTTTACGGGTAAACTCTTGAAAGTTATCCTCACATTCCCATTTGTCATTCTCACCACCCTCTTCGAGAAACTTGACAATATAGTCGACAATCTTCTTGTCCTTTTCATTCAGTTCCTTATCCTCAGAGCCTGGACTCTTCTTATAGCGTATCTGATATCCTGGCTTCTGGTCATCAAGACTGTATTTTAAAAAGTTCTGAACCTGTTCAATACGAGTATTGATGATAGCCTTAACGATAAAGATTTCGCCCATACGATTGAGCGTACCAAACGAGATACCGTTATTCGGGTCTCGATAGCCTTTTCCGTTAAAGCCAATTTCAGAAGGATTCCAAAGGATTGATTTAATTTCCGGCTGCGGAGCTCTCCGACCGTTCTTTTGCTGTTCGGCAATGAACGCTTGTGCCTTCATTACTTCCTCAAAAGACTCCGAAGTTAGGGACTTCTGAAGCCTGTTGCGCAAAGCTATCGGAGCAGCCTGAGCCATCACTTGGAGTTCCTGAAGAGACAGTCCATCAAGACCGTCTATGGGAGCCGCATTATTGGCTCCCACTGAACTCCTGTTTTTTGATGAACGGTTTCTTCCTTTTCCCATAATTAAATAGTTCCAGGAGTTACGAATGTTTTTGCCTCGTAGGTTCTGCCTCCGTAAATGAAACGGATAGTGAACCAAGTAACCATTGCCGGACGGGTGATACCCAAATCCTTCACAATTTCAAACATAAGCGAATTGGAAAACTTTGCGGTCAGAGTTTTCTTGTCTGCGCTCAACGTACCCAAGTCGGCAGAGTTTCCACGGAACTCAAGCTGACGGTCGTCAGCAAATATCTGTACCTGATATTCAGAATCATCCTGAGCATCAGCATCGGAAGCAATCTTTTTGAACTTCGCAACCAGCCAAGGCAAAGAACCCTTTGAAGCAGCATAGTCATATTTGTCAGTGTACGACTTCGGAACCACGCTGTAATAGGTTGCCTCGTTGTAAGCAACACCCAACTGCAATCCAAAGATTGTACCTACCTCTTCCGGCACACCAGAAGTAAAGTCAGCAGACTCATCGATGATAAGTTCGTTGCCCTCGTAGCATTCTACTTTACATTCACAGGTCTTAGCAGCATTCAGCATCATTGGAATAGTTACTTCGTCTCCCATTTTGAAATTCAGACCAGCCTGTACCAGACCATGATAATTTTTACCAATAAGTCCGGTCACCATGAAGTTGTTGATAGTTGCTAACCCATCGGTCTCAACCGTAACAGCCTCCGCACCTTTCGAATAAACATATTTCTTCATCTCTTTTATGTTTTAATTCTACATTTATTAAACGATACAAATTTACAAACAAAAACGGCACTAATAAAGCATGATATCCTTATTCTTTCTTTTGGCTCTCTTTACCACGCTTTTCCAGTTCCCCCTTAACTTTCATTATAGAGTAAAGCAACTCCGCTCTTTGAGACTTCTTGATGGCTTCAAAGTTCTTGTTTAAGTCATTCACAAGACCCTTCTCCATCTTCTTAAGATTTTCCGTGGGGATGTTCTTAATGTTTGACCACTTCTCATCAACCCCCTTGCGAACCTTTTCAGACAGGTATTTCTTCAGATTGATTTTCCCGCTGTTAGGAACGTCCTCAAACTTGATACGGGTGTACACTTCAGCCTCTTCATTGGAAGTTTCCTTTATTTCTTCTTTACGCAATTCAACCTTTCTAATCGCATCCTGAACCTGTTCAACATCTTTTGCATCCTTATTTTCAGAAAGATATTTCTTCGCATCAGAAATGAACTTATCAGCTTCCTCCTCATTCATTCGATAAATTGGCTTGTATCCAGTTCTATCAAAATATTCCGATTTTTGAGACTCTTTTGGTTTTTCGCCTCTCAATTTAGCAATCACCTCTTTTACTTGTTTCACACGCTTGTCGTACTTCTCTTTCCCGTCACGCTTAATCAAGCGTTCTTCGTTGTCCTGAAGATAAGACAATTTTCGACGAGCCTCACGCAAATCATCTTTATCAGTTTCAGACAACTCCTTAGAAGCCTCCTTCTTTTGGGCTTCGTTTATCTTCTTGCTGGTTTCTTTAGCTTCCGCAGCATTACGTTTCTCTTCGTTTGCTTTAACACCTGAATGTATCTTTTCAGCCTGTCTTTTTGCCAACTCTAAATTATTCTTCTTTTCTATGAGAACCATAATTTCTTCCTGGGGAAGTTTCAACTTGCCTTCGTTGATAGCAGCGATAACCTTATCGACAGCCTCAAGTTCCTTTGCAGGGTCTTTTTCGTTAGAGGAAGTCTTCTCAGGCTTCTCTTCCTCTTTCTTTTCAGAACCGTACTTCTGCCCCACGCGATGTTTGCGTCTATTCTCAGAAGTATCAGCATATGTGCCTGAACGAGATTTTTCTAATCTTTCATTCAAAATTGATTTTTCTATTAGTGTCGTCATATTCCTTACAGTTAAATTTGATTACGCAAATATATTACGTTATCTTGAATAATCAAAGAGTTTCCCGAAGAAAACTCCTAAATTATTCCCAGGACTCAGGAAGAAGCGACTCTTTCCCGAGTTCTTTAGCACGCTTTTTAATCCACCGTCTCGCAGCGGCAGGGTCTTTCGCCCGACCAACACTACGAATGGCGTCTTTCAAATCCTGAGCATTACGAATAGGGAAAGAGCCATCTTTCATGGCTTCTCCCTCTTTCGCCAATTCACGTCTTTCCTTTTCCGGAAAATCGTGTTTATTCAATGATTTCTCAAGCAGCGTTTCCATTATTCAACCGGAATTTGGTTCTTGTACGGCTGACCCACACGTCCCAGACGCTGATTGTCAGGGGTATCAGCATAAACACCTGTTCCCAACGACTTCATGATGTCGCCCTCTGTTTCACCGTTCAACGATTTCAGGAACTCCAATGTAGGAGAATAAGCCTGTCCAACACGGTTCAGGCGCCGATTTTCAGGGGTGTCACGATATACACCTTCCAAACCTTTCATGACAGTTCCGTCAGCAGCCGTTTCCCACTCAACCTGTTTAGGACGATAGAAGCGAATGACGTCTTTACCCTCTTCATCAGCGCATACGGCTTTCTGAAGATACATTACGTCAGCCACGAAAGCCTCTTTCTCCTCGGCTGTAAGTTCGTTGGCACGACTCTTCATGATTCCTTCCTTGTAATAGGAAGCCACCTCATCGGGTGTGAATACCTCGTATCCATTGTTACGAGCAGTTTCCTCAAACAACTGGAGGGAAACTTTCTTTCCTTTATTTTCCATACGACTTGTAAAATTTAAAATTCTTTGTGAGCAAAGTTATTCATAAAATTTTAATATGGTAGGAGTGAGTTCAACGGTATGGCTCTAAAATAAAAACGGGCAGTGAGAAGATTCACATCCTCTCATGCCCCAGATTTCTGTCAAATACTTAAAACCTAAACTTTTCTTTAATGAACAAAAAGAATCTTCTTCAAAAACTTTTTAGATGTCAATCAAACAATGTAAATCAAATCAAACTTTAGACGATGTTCGATTAGGCGAACCAGACCGAACACAAATATAACGCTGTTAATGCACAAAAGTTTTTCTCATTTCCTTATCTCCTAACAACATCGGCTGCGACAGCAGCCTCTCAAGGCGAAGTCCATCGGAGATGGCGAAGCCTGTAAACTCCGAACGCAGTGAGGTGTGTTTTCGACGTGAAAATGACTTCTTAAAATTTCCGTTCGGGACTCTAACTTGTATTTCTATTGAATACCCATTGTAACCATTATATATTGATACACAAATTTTCGAGTCCGTGAGTCTTCCCTATTTCATGGGGAGTCTTCACCCACAAATTTTGTTTTATAAAAGGTGGTTTGAGCGCAGTATAAAAGGTGGTCTAAGGGGTTATAAAAGGTGGTTTGAGCGCAATAAAAGGTGGTTTGAGCGCGTCGACAAATTTATAAACAGGCTTTTGGGCGCAGTTAATTTACAGTCTTAATTTGAAGCCAAGCCTGTTTTTAAGGTGGTGGAAATGATTCTACCCCTTTTATAAATTTTCCCGTTATATTTGTGTGAAAATTAAACATTATACGATATGAAAAGAAATAAAGGAATTATTCAATCGAACTTGGCGACCTTTGGCATCTATAAGTTCACATCGTGGCAAATGAACTGTTTGGTTCATCTTGTCGAACAGTTGCAACCTGCTATGTCCCGTGATGTTGACTGGCTGAACGCTGACTTGAAAGTTTTTCAAGAAACTCTTCCCCTGGATAAGAACGGTAATCTTCTCATCCCTATACAAATGAATGAGATTGACAAACACCATCACGGCTCTATCGTTCTCAACGAAATAAAGAAGATGTTCAAACAGACGATTAAATACAACTTTACCAACGAACAGGGTAAATTGGTTCGGAGGGAGTGCTATCTTATCTCTACGATGGATATTGACGAGGATGACAACATCGTACTGGGGATGCCTGTTACAAGTTTGCGCTGGCTTCTATATTACGGTAAAGGAATAGGAGGCACAATCTACGACAAGAAATCTGTCGTGTCTATGAATGGTGTCTATGCCAAGCGTATTTTCATGATGTTGAGTCGCTGGAAGGATAAGCGTGTCTTCTCAATGAAGATATCTGAACTTATGAATGAACTTCAAACTCCAGAATATGCTGTTAAAGATTTTGAAAAATATGTTTTAAAGACCGCTTTCCGGGAAATGATTAACAACCTCAACTCGGTTCTTCAGTTCAAATACTCCCTTTCCTATACGGGTACAAAGGTCGGGAAAGGAAAACGAGGATTCGATACTGTCACGTTTAAAGTGTATGATAAACTTTCTGAGGCTCAAATGGAAGAATTCCTAACAGACTCATGGAGTAACAGAATAAATGCTATCTAATATGGGCAAAGAAGAAACTTTAACAGTGCTGAATCTTCAGGCGGAATGTGACCGTCTGAATAAGAAGATTCTTTTTCTTGAGAAGGAGAACCGTGAACAGCGCAAAGAGTTGTCCGACTATGCCAAGCGAGAAGAACAACTGTTAGGAGAGATTGAAACGCTCGAATCGGAACTCCGTGAGATTACCCGTGAACAGCGTCCTAAATATACCCCCACGCAACCTGTGGAATCTGTAGAGGATTTTCTTCATCCCAAAGTAGATACTGGAACTGGGCTGAACCGAGTGGGCAAGAAAGGCTTCGAAGAAAAGTGGGAAGACTTCATGTATGCTTATACAGATGAGATTTTCATTGATTCAGATAAGCCAGATGTCTTATTTTATAAAGATGAATCAGATAAATGTTACACAACTCCAACAGGTGGAACAAGACTTCCCTTCCCTATTTTAAAAGAAGACCTTGAGAGATATAATATACTGAAAGTTCGACCGCTTACAGAGGAGGAATTGACCGAGGTATGTAAAGAATACAATTTGCTATGAACAAAAAAATTTTAGAAATCTTAGAAAAGGATTTTGAAGAACTGAACAAATCAGAACTTCAAATCCTTAGAAACGAAACTAGGAAAATCCAAGGCATTCAGGGTCGAATCAAAAATGATTCATTACTTGATTCTTACCTGAATTTAAAGAGAAAGTATGTTCCGAACTTGGAGCAGGTTTTAGTGTCTCCTAAATTATCTGAAGTTGACTTTGGGCCATTTTCAGGTAAACAAACTGTTTTAAATAAAGTTGTTGTTCCTACATTTGAGTCGGTGAATAAGCCATCTAAGCAAAAATTTTACATTGATGGATATATTTATTTACCTGTATTGACTGTATCGTATTTAGAGGATAAAACTGAAGTCATCTGTTTGTCACCCGAAGGTGAATTTTGTAAAATAAATAATAAGGAACTCAATTTTGAAATATGAAAAATGGCGGGATATTTTACCCCGCCATTCCCGTCAAACAACAAATCAAAGCATGAAAAAACAAAATGTCCAAGGGTCACTTCCCTCTGACGACAGTAATATAACGGTCATACATGGCTTCCCAGTTCTTTTCGATGTATTTGCATTTCTGAGAAAAGGATTTTTCAAGTAGAATTCCAAGATTTTGAAATACTCCACTCTTAATGACAGGGTCTTTCATTTTTAGAAAAATTCCTTCATCGGTTACGAAACCTATTTCTTCACCCTTGTATAGAAGCTGGGCATAATCAGGAGTTGGCATTCCCGCGCCACCTTTTATCTTTGTTTTAACTATTTCTATTGGAGCTATCATAGTCCACCCTCCTTTTCTTTAAGTTTTAATCTAAATGGATATATTTCCCCACAGTGTTTGAGCGTGTTTTTTTTTACCCAATTAACCGCATACCTGTGGTCTTGGGGTTCTTTTAGTCTCAAATAAACAGGTTTGGGGTCGCATATCAGTATTATACGAGTGTTCCCCTCAACCGAGCCTATACGCTCGCCCTGATAGTAAATTGACGAGGTTTGAACGTCACCACCCGCACGTGCCAACTTTGACGGCTTCGGGTTCTTCTTTGATGTGAATTTTATCTTCTTTGCCATAGTCCTAACTTATTAATCGATGTACGATAAATATCTTTTGCAATCAGATTTAAGAACTTTCTTATTCAAACAGTATGTTCCATTGTAACGGTTCAACGGGAGTAGCCCACCAGATGCTATCTTGAAGTCGAGGTCAGATAGAGGCTCGTTGAATGTTCCGTTGACAACGCAGTAAAGTTCAGGGTTACAACAGTCATCAGATGTAGCATTACGAACTTGGTATCTTTTATTACAGATAAACATAACATTTGATTCGTCATTGCATACTGTTAAGTAGTATTCTTTTCCGTCTAATTTTGAAATAACCTTTTTCATATTTCTTGGTGTTTTAAGTTTGACAGTACAAAGATAATGGGAAGAAATGAGATTACAAAGAAAATCCCGGAATTTCTTCCGGGATTCTCAAAGATTTAACAGAATATCATACTATTTTGGACATTCTAACAGCCAATGTTCCGTTGAAGTATAGTTCAATTTTCATAGTTGATGGTTCATTTGGAAGTTGGTTTCTCCACTCTTTAAGGAGGTTAGGAATCCAAACAAGACCATCCTTTGAAAAGGTATCATCTCCTAAGGTTTCTCCAATACCATACTCATCAAAATACTTTGCCGTGACGCTTGTAATTACGGAGAATGGATTGAATACCTTTAATTCGAAATGAGTGTCCTGCCATTGAAGAGGGATAACAAATATCCCGTTCTCAACTTTGTAACCAGAATTGGCGGAGCCTTCAAAATTATACAGGTTGGATAAGATGTGGTAAACGAAAGCAGGGTCTTGGATAGCAGTTACGGCTCTACTCAGACCCCCCCCTGTGGCGGAGAAATTGATGGTTGTAGAACGTTCTTTTGCAAGAAGATTAGGGTCAGCAACGGCACTTACTGAAGCCGTACCCCCCCCCCAGACTCGGGAGTGATAGTAAGAAAATCTTTCTTCATAATTTTACTTTTAATGATTGAAACGAAATTATTTATGCTATTGACGTCAATTATAGCCGATTTAGGAAGTTATAAGTATGCCCCGAACAAATTGTCCGGAGCACACCTTTGATTGCCGTGTAGAGCCTTATAAGATGACCGCAAGGCTTGATACCACGTCATCGAAGTAATCCATTTGTGTGATACTTGCTTTATCACCGAAATACTTCTTGAGTTTCTTTTCAACATACGCACCAGCCGGAATAGCCATAATGGGCGAAGTAATGCGTACAGGGTAACGAACGACACACGTATATTCTCGACCCTCTTCTTCATTGACCGTATAGGAAACAAGGAAGTGAGGAGTGGCGAGGTCGGCTGGCTTCATATTCTGGTCAAGAATGTGAGCCGTTGCGAGTTTCTCACCGTTCAGGAAAGACAGGTACTCCCAATAGAGAGGCTCAATCTCACAATTCCCTTTGATGAACTTCTGAGCCAACTCCATAAGATATTTCACGACATCTTTGTTGCTTAGTCCTACCGGAATGATGAATTCGTTGATGTACAAGAACGGTTCTTCACGCTTGTCATTTCTGTCGAGCGGATATACTGCACAGGCTATACGAGCCAGACCAAGTTCCTTCGGGTCAGTATCGTCTTTCACGACACGATATCCCGGAATAGGACAGTCAATGAATTCACGGGTGTCCTCAGGATTGTCCGGACTGTCAAGTTCACCGACTGCGCTCAATACCTGTTCACCACGAACCAGAGCCGGAACCCAAGCGGTGCGGTCTTCGTTCTCATCGCTGATGCGAGCCCAAATCATTTTCTCCTCAGGAAGTTTTTCCTCGGAGTCAGGCTGAAACAGGTTTCCTTCCGGAGTCTTGACGTACTGTTCAATCTCCTTGTCGGTCATTCCCTGCGGGTTGAGTTCGTGAACCAATGTAACTCCTAACAGTTCCCAGCCCATACCGTCTGGCTCTGCGTTCATGGCTTTCTTGAAGTCCTGAATCAGATTGTCTGTGAGCAATGCGGGTGCGGGTAACAAGTAGGATTTTTGAATGATACGTGTGCCGCACTGACCTACCTTTCCGAACTTGCCTTCGTAGATGTAAATCTTTTTCCCTTCAAGAGACTGAGGCTCATAAGGCTTCGCAGCCGTCATACGGTTGTTCTTGAGTTTCTTCGAACGACAAGCCTCGCATTCAGCATCACAGGCGGTTGAAGTGAAGCAATAGTTCGGATACTTGCCGGAGGTTGATACTGCGTGAAGAGGTGTGCCTTCTACTTTGCCAACTTCAAGATATGATAGGCAGAGGTTATACATCGTGTCAGCATCGATTTCTTCTGTCATACTGACAGGTATTTGAAATTCTTGAATCTTTCCTTCTGAGTCGGAATAGATGAAATTATAAACTACTTTCATAAGTCTGAATTATTTAGGTGATTAAATTTGAATTGTGTAAACGGGTGTATCGAACATCGATATCTTTCCCGGAACCAACTTCTTTTGTTTTGCATCCGGAGCCTGAAACATTACAGGGGTTGCGTGGTGTTCCGGCACATGCTTGAAACGTTCGAAGTACAGTTCAATCGCATTCAGAACGGTAATGGCAGATACCTGTGCCATCTCGGCTTCTTCTTTTGTTCCGTATAAGGAAGAATAGAGCCTTTCGCCTGTAACTAATAGGATGGAGAAGCGAAACTTCCCCTTGGGGTTCGTAAGAGCGTTCACTTCGCTCACCTCTTTAATGTTCTCAACTCGGTAGGCTTTCTGAACCTCTACGAGTGATTCCTTTGAAGGACTGTCCTGTGGGGGAGTAATCCATGATTTGATGAATATCAACATATCTTTCGATTTAAATGAATGTACTGAATAAACGCTATTCGACTGGACTTCCATTGGAAATCTCATAAATCGCTCCGTCCACCTGTTTGTAACAGTCAAGATTCTCAGTTACCTGTACCAACGGACACGGCTTATCATTGAAACAAATGGATTTTGTTGACCAATCCGCAAGGTTTCGAATGAAAATGTAGGCGACCATATCCTTTGAAACATACCACTGAATCTTACAAGTAAACTCTTCAAAGTGACGGAAGAAGTGATACCACGTAACGATGTTCCAGAACAGTTCCTCAAGCCCAGCATCTTTGAAAGATACGTATTGAGCAGCAAAGAGGAGGTGGCTGTAATACCACCTCATGAACCAACCTAATTTATTCTTCCTCTTTTGCATTCTTGAGAGCCTCCTTTAAGTCAGGTTTCAATGTCGCACGAATATTCTCGATAGTGTCACACAGGTTCGACGCAGGTTTCTTAGCATCGTCGTTCTTTTCTTCCCAATCAGAAGTAATGATATCCATATAGATAAGATACGCTTCGGGGAACTCTTCCTGAAGTCTGGTGGGAGTGAACCGTGTCATCTTCATGAGACACTTCAGACGCTTCTCCATGTGATAGCGGTCTCTCTCAACAATGAGATATTCCTTTACCAAAGAAGCGATACTGTCATTATCCTTGAGTTTACCGATGTATGATTTAACATTTTCGTCTTCATAAGGTATATCACAGGAAAATTTCAGGCGAATGTAGATAGTACGGCTTCCCCAATCTTCCGGGAACCATCCCTTCGGAAAGTTATAGGAGGAGAGCGTCGCTTCGTTACAGCGAAGGAAGAACTCCTTATGTGCTTTGAAACAAGCCAGAACGTCCTCAGGCGTCTTTCCGATAAACCGTTTCTCGATAGCTTCATTGAGCTTTTCCTGGAGAGCGTCGAGCTTCTCTTTGTAGTTCAAATTTGCCAGCCGTGTGGCAATCGTCAATCTGGTGTCTTCTACAATTACTGCCATGTCGTTCTACTTTTTAGGATTCATATTCAAAATCTTTGCTTTCGGCTGTGGCTCGGGACGCTGTTCAGGTTCTTTCGGGCATTCCCACAGTTGAGGAACATAGGTGAAGCGAGCCTTCGGGTCGGGCGAAGCCTGTTGCAAGAAAGCAACTTTCTCCATCGCCTCGCTCTCTTTAAGAGCCTCTAAGAGATTATCGTCTTTATCCTTAACAACTTCACCAGAGTGCATATCAATCACCTTAAACAGAGGCTCAGGAAGCTCCATATTGGTGAATTCTGTGACGTCGAGATAATCACAGCCAAAGTTTTCAGCCGTTTTCAGGTCGCTGTCGCTGAACTGTCCTTCCAGACCAGAGGCGTCCCCTATCATTAGACAGTCTTCTTTGGAGATTGTGATACCTGTATTGTGAGTGAACTCAGCCAGCATGTCCTCAAGCATTCCCGGATTAGGTTTACGCTTCGGATGCTTCTTGTCATTGTAGGGACAGAACTGTCCGGCAACAAGCGTATTCAAACCGATGTACGATTGAAGGCACGCAATGACGTAGATGAATTTCGGTTGGAACATAGCGGGATGAACGTGTCCCAGTTCAATTCCACCCTGATTAGATACGATGAGAACAGCCTGTGGATGAAGTTTCTTGAGTTGCGCAAAAACCTCCATTTTCAGTTTCATGTCCCAGACTCCTTCCGGAAAGGTTTTCCCGGAAACGGTATCGATGAGCGTACCGTCCATGTCGATGAAGATGACTTTCTTCTTTGTAATGTCCATAATCTTTTGTTTAAAATGTTTGATAATTATACGTGGAATCCGAGGAGTTCGATTAGAACTCCACGAATATTAATCTTTCTTTTCTTCCTGGCTCTGTCACCCACATATGGGTTAAACCGAAGCCGTAAACGAAACAGGAATTGAAGGAAACAGGGAAACGCTCCTGTATGAGTTTCATACACGCACGGAGTTCGTTTTCGTTTTCACAAGATGTGATAGCGTTTAGGATTTCAGCGAAGATTTCAACTGAACGGCTACTCGTGTTTAATAATACTGATTCAACTGTTGCTTTCATGACTTTATTGTTTTAATTGATTGAACGCAACAAAGGTAGTGGGTAAATTCGAATATCCAAAGAAAATCCCCGAATTTCTTCGGGGAAGTTCCAAGAATTTTTATTTGGCTATGTAAAATCGAACTCTGCAATGCATACATACTCACCTTCGTTCTGTGGGTTTCCAAGATAGAATCTGACGTATTGAAGTACGTGATATTCAGGAGAAAACTTATTTTTATCAGCCGTTCTCAAATAATGAGCCGTAAAGCCTGGGATTCCAGCGTTTTCGGGGTCACTCTGGACAACGTCATGATAAATTTTGCCTTCTCCAGGTCTACCCGTGTAGATAGTTTCCATAAAAACACCATCGTTCCACGGCTCTGACCATACGTCTTCAAAAGAATCAGCCAGTAGAAGAGCACCCCTCATCACCCAATAAGTGTCTGAAACTTCTGATACCGAAGGAAGTTGAGCGCTCATTTTCACGGAAAGATAACTGACCCCACGTTCGTAGCCACGGTCATTCTGGGCTGAAGCCGTTGAAAACCCTGTTGCAATGAACGAAAGTGTTACATCTCCATTCCACTTGTCTTTAAGTGAAGTGAGCCCCACGACAGGCATAAGCGGTATGCCATCTTGATTAACGGTTATCGCTCGTGATACCCCCCCAGCGGAGAAGTTCAGTGTCGTTGAGCGAGACTGAAATGTTGAATTGGGGTCAGCAACCACGCTCACTTGGGTCGTACCCCCCCCATTATCAGGGGAAACAGTAATGAAATCCTTTTTCATTGTTTTGAATTTTAATTGTTACTAAATACCTCAACGGCTGCGCAACCGCTGATGTTTATTCACTGTCACGTGACTGATATAATACGTTATTTCTTTCGTCGATGAGTTTTTCGAGCCTTGCTTTTCTTCCTGTCCTTGCGGATTTGCTTCTCACTCCTACCACTTTTAGAGCCTCCCTTTCCAAACCGTACAGGCTCGCACCATTCGATGTTAGGAAGTTCAGGTCGTGGCTGAATAGTGTACACTCTGTCTTCGAATTGAGGAATGTCAGTAGGAGAGAAATCCTTGTCAAGTTCCACAATCTCAACATTCGCTTCCTCAGCCAAAGAGGTCGCACATTTCTGGCGATGAATTAACCCTTCTAAGTCCCTCTTCAACGCTTTCATCCTTTTGAAATCTTCCTTAAATAAGTATAGGAACAGTTTCCTCAATAGTTTCTTCATGATTCTTTCTTGGTTTTATTGTTTACACCGTACCCAAACAGAGCATAATCACATTTACAGGGGTCTAACGGATAGACATTACGGCAATTCGTAGTAAGTTCAAGCACTGTATTCATGCTATCACCTTTGCCCGTTATGAGACCCAATTGACGACCAACGGTTGCGACGTGAGTGTCAAGCGGAATGAGTAGGGATGGCTGGGGAATGAAACTCCAGATACCTAAATCCACAGGACTGTTTCGACGGCACATCCATCGTAGGAACATATTCAACCGCTTACAGGCAGACTTCGAATCCTGGGGGATACCTTTCACTCCAGGGAACAGGCTTATCAGCGCATCGAGATAATCTGTGGCTCCCATCGTACGAGTATAGTTCTTTGACAGAGCCTCTTCCATATCTTCGTTGTTATCGTAAATCTCCTTGAGCGCACGACACAGGTCAGCGAAGTCCTTCTCCTTGAAGAAACGGTACAGAGGTTCCTCCGAGTCAATGTACTTTCGCCAACCCATGTTCTTGATATACATATAGGGAGTCAGACGTTCCATTTCCTTACATAGTTTCTCACAGGTAGAGAGGATGGCTTTCCTGTTCCCATACGCTAACCAAGCAGCGATGAAGCCTACTATTTCCTGAGAACACTTGTATCCGAACCGTCTGGGGAACTGTACAGGGTCGTCAGTGATGAATTCAGGCTTCTCGTACTGCTCAGCCAGTTTCATGACCTGATGTCTTAATTTGTCGCTGATTGCTATCATACCTTGTTGGTTTCTTCGATTTTACACAGGAACGTGGCACTCTTAAAGGTATCACCGTCCATAAAGTATTCAGCCATTTCATCAAGAACATCCTTATAGGAAGTTATCTTGAAGTCCGCTGCCTTCTGAGGAGTCATCTTTTCGAAAACCTTTGCCCAATCACGACAGAGAACCCACGTGTCGCTTTTCTCATTTTGTACTATCAAGCGAGCCTCGGACTCAGGAATCCTTCTGAACCCTATCAGATAACCCTCGCGGAACGTGTACTGTCGTTTCTCTTTTCCGAATACAACATTCGTGTGGGAGCCATACTTCAACATCTTCTTGGTGTCAATAACACCGAACCAACGATGAATGAAATCCACGTGAACAAAGATATCCTTCGGACCATTCTCGTACTTGATTTGAGGAGATACATACTCCAACTGCTTTATATTTCTATCCATAACTATCTATATTTAATTGGTTTCGTACTCAGCCAAAGCCTTGAGGCACTCTTCATGAGCCTCACGACAGGAAGCGTCCATGATATATTCCATATTATCATACTCCGGACATTCTCGAGTCGCTGTACCTGTTACATCAACGTAAAGTGTCCCGTCTTCATCGCATTCGACAATGAACCATCCGTCATTATACATAACATAACCATCCTCGTAGATAGTTTGAATGAGTGTACGTCCGTCTTTCATTGTAGAGGAAGCCAATTCATAGGGGTCTGTGATTGAACCCTGTTCGGCTTGATTGATACGAGCCATAGCCACGAGGCAAACCTTTGCTAACTGTCGACGGTCTTTGATGTTATCAACATAGCGATGAGTCCCTACTGGCTTGCTGAAGTCTAAATTTTTGTAGTATCTTGAACCTTTCATGACGTAACTTGTTTGATTTGACTGAGCAAATATACGTCCATTTATCGAATATCCAAGGAGTTCATCCGGAAAATCTTCATTATTTCTTCCGATTTTTCCTCAATTCGGCTCTGCGTTCTCTTCTACGAGCCTTCCCGTCCTGAATTTTTAGGGAAGATGAGCCTGTTATTCTGTATATCTCGGATTGGGTCTGACTTGTTACGTGTTCACAGAATCCCGACAGGGTGGCTGTGCTATCCTTATCCATTCTTGCGTTCATATTAGACGATTTAAGCGATTATAACTATACGGGGAATAAAATGTACCAGCCAACAGGGGTAAATCTCGTAGAGCGACCGCCAGTGGCTTCTATGAATAAGGAAAGAGGCAACCCGTTACAGGCAACCTCTTTCCAATCATGACTAAAACAAAAATCACATCCTCACGGACTTATTTCTTTTTACCTTTCTTCGGTTCAACAACCACTTTCACGGTTTTGGAAGCCTTGAAAGCAAGTGTGTGAGACTCGGGAACGTTCATAGGTTTCTGAGTCAACGGGTTCGTGCCTGTTTTAGCAGGGTTGACTTTCTGTTTGAACTTTCCGAAAGGTAGGCTGATTTCGTCACCGTCCTCAACACAGGTCTTGACAATCACCGGATTCAGTGCGTCGATTACTTTCTCGGTGTCTCTCTGGCTCATACCAGCCTCTTTGGCAACTGCTGCCACGAATTCTGACTTTCTCATTTCTTTTTAAAATTTAGTGAATAAATGTTTCTATTTCAAACGTGTTATAATAACGTCGTTTTTCGGTTGATAGTTTTTATCATTCCCTTTGGACTCCCGGATTATCGGTAATCCTGATTGAATACAGCGGATAAATTCTTTCCGTTTGCGCCCACCATCCCAAGGAAGCGATATGCGAGATTGATTAGGAACGCTCGGTCTTTGTTGCGCTGATACGCTATCTTTTTGCGAATGACAGACATCACCTTTGCGAACTTGATTCCACTGTCAAGTGTAACATACTCGTGACTGAACTCACTCACCACCCATACGTTGATGATGACATCTCCCCACTGAAAGAGATACGGTTTATGCTTCCATGTCACTTTGTCCATACGACGTTCAGCGTTGGAGAGATAATCCTCATGCTCCTTCATCTGATACATCGATTGTTTCTGAGAGTCCGACAGTAACTTGAAGATACTCTGTTCCTGTTCGGGTGTACATTTGACCTCCATGTCGATGTCGTGAGGTTCAGCCGTTTCCATACCCAACTCGTGAAGAGCGAGTGAACCTACAATTAGGAAGTCCATACCGTGTGCCTCAAGCACTGATTTACGAAAGCCGTCCAAGGCTGTTTTAATTCTTGTTTCCATACGAAATTATTTGTTGATGTTAAAGATACGTGATTACTCCGGAGTCAGGTTACAGCCCTCGAGACTGAATTATCGCTTTAAGACGACCACTGTAACCTTTCTTCTCCGCATAAACTCTGTCTAAATAGGCGAAATATTCGTCCTTTGTGAGCCGTCGGGCAAATGTACTCTGCCATATAGCATAGTCGGCTATACACTCCCGCCACGAGTTGAAACGGGCATGACCTAACATGGTTCCGACAGCCAAAGTGGGACGGCTTCCGGGAACTTTCATTCCCAGACAGTTATGTCCCTCTACAAACAGTTTAGAAGTGAAGCCTCCGGACTCCTCAATACATTGTGCCATGACGATGTCCGGATGGTCAATCCTCAACTTGAAGATATAATCATACACCTCGTCAAAGAGCGTTTCAGGTGCAGGCTTCACAGCCTGTTCTTCAGCATACTCACAGCCAAACGCTGGCTGAGACGGTACGGGTTCTGTCGTATCACACGACCGTATCACAAGAATGGTTAGAATTGACAGCAAAAGAACCGCAAGCCCACGCCACATTCTTTTGAGATACTTCTGTTTAGGCAGATTTCCGCCTGGATAGATTGTTTCTGTTTCAAGCATAATTTCAAATTTTAGTTTATAATAGTAGGAAGAACCCCATCACAATGAATGCCATCACTATTCCTGCACACATCGCTACCAGTAACAGTAATAACACCAGTGCGACTTGCGTCTTCAGTCTTCTTCTGTAATAGCTGCGACACGCTTGGCAAGCAGCCTTGGTTCTATAAGAACATTTTCTACATCTTCTCATGATGGTATTCTTTTTATAGTGTGACCATATTCACCCCAGATTGTCTCAAGGACTATCAGAGCGAACTGTTCTTGTAACTTTCTTTCCTTCTCAATATCCGTTGACAGCCTGTACTGCTCACGATGTTGTTCATTCCATCCAAGCGTGTCAGCAAAGACCTTGAACGCTGGTTCGGTGAAATAGGAACAGACACTCACATGACGACCAAACCTTGTATCGTCAGCCACTATAATCTCCCAACAGTATTTGTCAGACACACGTTGATACTCAGCAGCGTCGCCAAGTGAGCCTTCCCCAAGTTTCGGGAGGACGTGTATCTGACGAGTATGTCCGGGAGTAAATACTTCCTGAAGTTTTAACAGGTAGTTTCCCGATGACTTTATAGGCGAGTCAAATTGCTCAATCGCCTTTTGAATGTTTCTCCACGTCCCGTAGGACAGACCGTTCATATTCACCATCATAATCAATTTTCCTTTCTATTAATCGAGTTCGTTTACAACTAAATCTTCAGGGTCGAATAAGGACGGATATTCATCCATACCCTGTTTGACATCAAACGTGAAGTCCAACTCATACGTCTCATCGATGACACAGAACTGCTGAACGATTTCACTCCAACGAATAACATTCTTCGGCAACCAAGCCACTCCCAATTCTTTGTTGATGACTCTCCAAGCCTTATCCGTACAGTGAGTGACGGCAGCAGTACGCATACGTCCTTCGTGTAGGAAGCGCACAAGACCGCTTCGGAACGTGTACCTGCGCATATAAGGTCTTTCGGGTGGTAGTTGTGGGGCGATAGGAGCCTCTTTTGGCGTCTCTACGACCGTTTCAGTAGGAAGGTCTGATAAGTGTCCGCGAAGGGATACATTCCCTCCCTCAAGAAACTCTATTGAGTCGTAGATTACTTGTTTGACAGTGCCGTCACTGAACGTAACGGTCACTGGCTTATTATTCTGATTGATTTCCATATCGGGATTATTTTGAAATGTACATACTATTCAGCGGAGACTCTATCATGCGATACAGTACGAGCGTCCCTGTCTCAACGCATTTAATCATGATGTCCCACACGAAACGAGGCTGTTCAAGTATAGGAGGATATTCATTAGCGATTATCTCGTAATGATTTTCGCTCCCTACAAACCATTCACCTCTTTCAGTGAGGTCAATAATTGTTTGCATTTGCATTTGCGCTTTTCTAAGCGAAGTAATTGAAAACGCCACGTCAGCGATACCCCAGACCCCATTTATTTGTTGGACGGTGATGATGTTGTAAACTGATTTCTGTTCCATAACTAAATGATTTAAATTGTTTGACGGAGCAAATATAGTGGCATTATTTGACATTCCAAAGAGTTTCCCGATAAATTCGTCAAAATTTTTCCAAACAGGCTACTGGGGTCGGCTTATACGGGTGATTTTATGCTTACGACGCTCGTATCGTTCATTCTCGATGAATGGTTGATTACTGTGGAGAGCCTCACATTTGGCTCTCAAATAGTTTCTCTCAACAGTGATACGGTTCACGAGCCGTATCATCAATGCTCGCTTATTTACTTTCATAGACCTGTATGATTTGTTCCACGTTGAACCTCACATTCACCCCACAGCCATAGACCTATGATAGCCATAAGCGGAGAAAAGAACACTCCTATGAGAACCCAATTCACCTGACTACGACCCAATCTTTTAGCATATAAGGCAATTCCCCTGTATATGATAACTATACCAATGAGAAGATAGGTTAGGAGAAATAACATGGGAAGTGGTCCATTATGGTCAATGTTCATAACAGGTTCCAACTCGGAACATGACTGTAGCCCTAACAGGGTCATCAAAGCGGTTGAGATTGCGAAATACTTTTTCATGACAAAATAATTTTATGGTGAATAGATAGGAAAACAGAGGAAGAACCCCCCCCCTGTTGTATTATTCGGCAGATTTCAGAGCCTTGTTAGCTCTTTCGATTTTACGCTTCAGAGAAGCGATACGGTGGCGGATAGCCTTGGCGTCTTCCTTTGACAGTTTAGCGAACTCCTCAGCATTAGCAACCAGAGCTTCTTTCTCAGCCAGTTCAGCGGAGTAGGTAGAGAGGCGAGCCTCAGCGTCACCAACACGGGGAGCGGACTTCTTTTCACCCTCTATAGAGGCTTTCTTTTCCTGTTTGGGAGCCTTGTCAGCCTTTGCCTTCTTATTGGCTTTAGAGGCTTCTTTGACCTCCTCTTCGCTCTTTAACGGCTGGGCTGGCTTAATAAGTTCAGCGGTATTCTTTGCGATTTCAGCCTGACGACGACGTTCTTCACATTCTGCCTTTTCTTCTTCACGGTGACGAGCCTCAATAGCAGCGTCGCGGAGGTCAGTATAGATGATGTAGAAGCGGTGATAAGCGTCGAACAGTTCTTTCTTGCTGTTGGCTTCGGTGTACTCCTGAGGTGAGAACAGGCTGTTAAGACCTTTGATAGCAGCACAGATGTCTTGGATAGCAGCGACCATGTTAGGTTTGCTGATGTACTTCATTGCCTTCTTTTCGTTAAGCATATCTTCGTTAATTACGAAAGAAGTTACATTCTCGGAAGCGATGTTGTTTACAGTTGTCTTCATAATTCTAAATTTTAATTTGTTTGACATTGTTGATTTAATTTGACATTACAAAGATAGTGCTTTCTATTGAATCAGCAAAGAAATTATCCGGAAATCTTCAAAGAATTTTCAAGATTTTTCTGAAATCGTCTCTACACTCCATTTGAACCGCTCCGGATAAAACTGGGCATTGTAACGAACTTCCTGGAACGGGTGCTTGTCAGCCAGAATCTTCAGGGTCTCTTCGAGGAACTTCTTAGGAATACCTATATGAGTATCATCGATAGGAGTAACCACACGTTTCGGGAGCCACCTGTTAAAGAAGAACTCCTTCCCCTCACCGCATATAGGGTGTCCGGGATGTTCGACTATCCAAAACGTCACGCAGTATTGCACAGCCTTGTCGGTCTCACCGACCTTTCTTACAGTCAGAGTTCTCATGACTATCCCCATATTACATAGTTCAAAAATCTTACCACACCGTCCCACCATTCGAAGAACAGTTTCAACCCCCACAGGATTAGGAACACGAACACGGCTATCCAGAACCGCTGCCACCACACCCTGTATTTCTTTACTAAATTCTTTCTTCCGAAGCGTCCCCAGAAGAAGTTCATGATTGCCCAAATTACTCTTTCCATGATTATTTGTCTTTTAAAGTGTTATATTATTTTCAACGGCTGCAACAGCCAATATCCATGATTGCTTGTCACTGATGAACGCAACTTTCTTTCCGTAGGGGTTCATCGTCTTGTCGACTGTTTCGGCTATCTTAGCAGCGAAGCCGTCTGTCGCCTGTACTTTACTGATGAACTGTCCGAGGGCATTGAAAGCGATGTCGAAATAGGAGTTGTTATTCCAGCGGTCTGTATCCGCTAAACTCTTAATCTCATTGGCTATCGACTGAGCTTGTTTGTACTGTTCTGAACCTTTCTGTAACATGATTTGTCCTCCTTGATTTAATTTGACGCTACAAATATACTGGATTCATTTGACATACCAATGAAAATCCCCGGAAAATTCCGGGGAATCCTCAAGATTTATTTCTTTAACTGTTTCAGATGAGCTATGTAACGAACGTGAAGGCATTGTATGTTATAGCCACCAGCCAAGATACAGCTCGTTTTAAAGATGTATCGAGCGTCTTCAGTACGTATCACCCACTCGCCTACATAGTTCCCCTGCTGACCTCTAAAAGAGATGAGGTCGAACGACTGTATCTTATCTTTGATAGGAGTGAGTTTCTTCTCTACCTGTAATTTCAGTTTCGCAGTAGCCTGTTCGATTGTGAGCCGTACCTCTTGGTCACGCTTTGCGTAGAACTTCTCACGAGACTCGCAGTAGAAGTGAATGCTCAGAACTCCTGAAGCCTGTATTTCCTTGTTACGAATGTATTCCGGCTGACGGTCGTAGCGTACTCCAGGAGTGTGTACCATCTCGTCCTCATGAGTGTAACCGCATAGACTGTAATAGGTACGACGGACAGCGGTTTGGTAGATGTAATTGAGTGAGCGAGAGAAGGACTCTTCATTCTTTTCGAGTTGTTTCGTAGCCTCAGCCACAGCGTCCTCACGAGATTGATGTTGGCTTATATATTCGCCAGACAGTATCTTCTCATACAGGTTTTTATAAGAAGCATAATCACGAATGACTCTTGAGATATTGTCAGCGTACCATTTAGAAGACTGACAGGTTCTTTTCGCTTCCTCGTTACGTTCCCAACCCTGTTCCCAAAACTTTTCGATAGAGGCTTGAAGTTCGTCAAGTGTCACTTGAGCCGTGGCGAGAACCTCTTGTTGGATTTGACTGATTGTTTTCATACTGTTATTTCCTTTATTGATTGACAGTACAAATATAGTCATTCCTGATGAATCAACAATGAAACATCAGGAATTTTCTTGAAGAATTCTTCGATTATTTTCTTAGAAGTTGTATGAGATGTCCATCAGCACACGACCTGTTTCCTTTCCATCCCTTACTTCGAGGCTGAACGGGTTGACTGAACAGCGGAGTTCGTTTATAGAGTCACGAAGAGCACCCTGTACCGCTTCACAAATCTTTTCGGCTTTGCTGTCGAGACGGCTTTTGTTCTTACCAGAACCACGTGAAGTATAGCCACGGAACTGAATGAACTTGAACTTCCCGTCAGACACGAGATGAAGACTCAGACGACCACGATTAGAGGCTTTCTCTTTGTCCGGACGGTTCATAGTGAATGAGTCGATTGTCAGGTGTAACTTCGCTAATACAGGTTCCAAGTCATTGATGATTTGTTGAGCGACTACTCCATTAGAAGCAAACTCCTGTAACATACGATTGAGGTTCGACATCTCTTTTTCTATCTCTGAACTGTACTGATTGAAGTTTTCGTTAAAATCTTGTGACGTTTTCATATCCTTATTTGTTTTAATATTTGACATTTGATTTACTTTGATGACACAAAGGTAGTGGATTCTGATGAATCCGCAAAGAGTTTCTCCAACTTTCTTCAGATTTTCCTCAAGATTTAACTTTTCGAAACAGTCATTTCCGGCTTAACTCGCTGTGGGGTGACCATGTTAGGGTGATGACAACTCCCCATGACGGACGCTGTTACTTCTGTACCGAATTTCCCGGAGTAGATGCAACCAATTATCCGTGTCTTGGTGGAGAGGTTTTAGGGTGATTTACAGGCTGTTTTCGACGCCAGCGTGTCATTCTCGTGATAACGGATAGTGAGGCATACGATATCGTCCCAAATGACAGCCACGGAGTCCTTGGTGTGGAGTAGGAACAGTCATCGGACACGGTTCTTCGGGGTTGAGTCGCGCAGGATTCTGGCGCAGGAGAGTGTTGCAGTCCGGATTCGAAATACCCTGAACCTCCAACCACCCACTCCAATAACCCCACTGACCAACCCATACCACACCCCAATAACACCCAGCCTCAGCCATACCCCTCACCTCAATACCCACCATACTCCATACACCATATAGACCTATATAGGGAGACTCTATACCCATCAGTGATTATCACCCCTACTTTCTATTTTGGTAGGTACAATCCTATCACCAACCTGATTCCTATTCCTATACCACTCTATTAGGAGCTAACCATACTGGGGTACAGAATAATACCATGACTTTGGTAGACGTCCCTGTTCGAGACGTCTAGAGGGGTGTAACAAGCCATCACCACTGACTCATCACATCCCTCTGACATTTGTCCAGAACCCGAAGTCGATTATCGACAACCGTTCATTGAATCTATCGAGGCGACTGTCTCTTCCTCTGTATCACATCACACTTCTCTTCGCCACCTGTTTCTTCCTTATTGATGTTCATCGTTTCTTCATTGACAATCAGGCTGCTCACCTCTGTATCTATTTCGTACAGGTAAATGGTCGTGCCGTCTTGATTGACAGCCAACTCGCCCTCGTCCTCATCAAGAAACACTTCCGAGATTTCCCCAACGAATCCTGGGGTCAAATCCATCAGGCTATCGCCCTCATGAATTTCTTTTCCGGCTGAATCTTTGTAAATCATAATCGTCTTTCCTTTCTATCTTTTAAATGAAGCGTCATACGGTCGTTCTAACAAACTTTTGCCACCCGTGCTGACACCTCATTCAAATTGTTACTGTTATTCGCTTATAGGAAGCAAGAACACCTTATCGAAGTTCTTTATTACTGACATTGACGTAACGTCGCTATCGACTAATATCTTTCCGTTCTTAATTTCCCTGACAGTATAGAGAGTCCCATGCACGTTCTTCACCGTTTTAAACGTGTCCCCGACTTTCAACTCTTCCAACTTGACTTCCTTATACTCCGAGCCATCACCAAGGCACAGAACTTCCTGGTCTTTACTGTTCACCTTTACACAGTGAGGACAAGCATGACAGGCTGAACTCCCTATCTTGCAGCCTCCGTGAATGTTGCAGTCAGGCTGCAATTGGTTCCCTTCGAACCAAAACTTCATCTTTAACATACTACCAACATCTTTGAAAATTACTCAATTTCTTGCCACATCTCGAACACTTTTGATAAGTCCCAGTCACCCAATGACCGCTCTTTCGCTTCTTTCCCCCCTTTACGGCTTAAACTAAATTGCGCACCTCGGCAACGTTCTTCCATGACTGTTACAGGCTTATGCCCAAACCATTCGCAGAGCTTACTGTTCCACTTCTTGATTAGGGATTTTTGAATCTTCTTCCACTTCTTCATACGTTGCGTTGAATCGTTTTTCAGACATGATAAATAACTCTCCCGTTTCGTCCGTGAACACCATATCCCCACGGGATACCCACTTTATTTCACAGTCGCCTATGGCTTCAATATAACACTCTTCACGGTTCGTGAACTGTTGGTCAATATAGTAGTCGTTGGCTTTCAACTTCTCTACCACTTCGCTGAATGTATCATCGCTCAACTGAACGATGTCAAACATTCCTGAAACTTTCGCTTTAAACTTCTTTTTCATTCTTCTCTGGTTTTTGATGTTTAAAATACTTTTCGCCAAATACCTTGTTTATCCCGCCACCAACCATGAAGCCACCTGCACACAATAGGAACACTCCCAATTCGTTTAAATTTGTCTTGATGTACCCGTTGGTCACGACGTCCCAAATAAGACAGAAGCACACCACTAAACCAATGATGGCTCCTATAATTACGGACAGCAGCAAGGCAAACGATTTACTGCTGTCCAATGTCCCTGACTTAACAAGAGACCTGAAATAACTTGTCATTCTCATACCTGTATAGCGTTATGACGAACTCCTCTTTTATTTATGAAGGACGTCATCGTATGCCTACAACTCTATAAGTTCAATGAGGTCTCGCTTCGCTCTATTCATAGCGTTCTTGACCTGTTGAAGAGTGAACCCCAGTTCATCAGCCATTTCTTCGTAGGTGAAGTCATCAAAGAACCGCATCTGAATAACCCGTCTTGATGTTGACGGCATCTTCTGCATGACGCTCTTTACATATTCTATTCGCTGATTGAACGACAAGGATTCTTCAGGTGTACGGCTGTCGTCTATTACTTGTAACGTAGGTCGGTCATCCTCGGTATCGTCGAACCCCTCATCAATACTGACGATATTCACTCGGTTCTTCTTACGACAATAGTCTATCGCACAGTTCCTGCCGATACGAACTAACCACGCACTCAATTGATAGTCTGGTTGAAAGCGTTCCAACCGCTCGAAAGCCTTTTCGAATGTTTCTATTACGATGTCGGCTGTTAAATCTTTGTCATTGATAATCTCACCAATCTGTATAGTGAGGATAACATTGTACTTCTTGAATATCGTTGTAAAGGCATCCTGGTCTCCACATAAGGCTCTTTGAACCAGACCGAAGTCCTTCTCGCGATGTGATGTTTTCTTTCTCATGATTACACTTGTTTGATTTACGGAAGCAAATATATGTATAAAGATTGACATATCAAAAGAAATCCCCGATTATTTTCGGGGAAATCATTAATCGTCGTCTTCGTCGTCGTTTGCCTCTCCTATTTGTTTGTAGAAGGATTTGTTCTTACAGGCTGCTGCCATCATGTTTATTGCTAATATATCTTCCATTGTGAGGTCACTGTCTTTCTTCTTTGACCGCTGGGCTTCATACTCATCACAGGTCTCCGAAGGATACATCTTGAATTTATTGTAGTAGGCTATCTGGAACAGTTCTCTCATGCGTTTACGTTCAGCCAGATAGTTCTTTCTGTGCCATTCCCATAACTGACTGAATTCAATGTATTCAGCACGGGTGAACTTACATTTCACTATCTTCTTACGACCTCTCTTCCACAGTTCAACTTCCTGGAGATAGCGTTCAGTCGTTCCATATATACTGACGTACAACTGTAAGAACAGTTTCTGGACTGATGTTCTCATCTCGAACTCATACCACTGTTTCTCTTCTTCATCGAGTTTTGACTCATCAATACCGTATTTCTCGCACAAGGCAGACAATAGGATTTTTGCGTTTGTGGCTTCACCACCTACTCCTCTTTCGGCAAGAGCCTGTAATTTACGTATCTTAAGCAAGATACCAGTTGGGACGGATTGTTCTTTGAATTCCATATTACATTGGTTTTATTGATTTGACTGTACAAATGTAGTGGTTCAGATTGAGATATCAAAGAGTTTCCTCGGGAATTCTTCAAAATAAATTGAGCCGAACTTCCCAGTCCGGCTCAACCTCGCAATATTTAAGTGCAATCCAACGGCAGATTTACCGCATTATTATAACGTGATTATACCCGTTTCATCACATTCGTGAAGAATACGAATGTCGGGTATGGGCTTCCCGAATTAGCGATAACACGATGTTTCACAAACCCATTTTCTAACAGGAACTTCGCAAGACTCTTAGAGGCTTCCATATATCCGTAATTGATATCATGCGCAAGCCGTCTATCCGCCTGAAACGCTTTCTCGAGCGTGCCCTGTCTATATACCTGATGCCTTAACTCAATTTGCTGCGAAAGCCAATCATGTCCGGCAACTATTCCGGCACCAAGGAAATCCTCAACTGGAAGGAACGGTAAACGATACAGTTCCGTTGGAATCATTCCTGGTATAGTGATAGCACTATCCCCGTGCCAAGCCGTGTCATGAACCTTTTTCACGAATGGCTCAATGGTTTCCTTCATGACCTTATAATCGTCATAGAGTCCTCTACGACCATCTTCCCAGCCTTCCTTATAAACAGGCTCCAACGCTTTAACACTAAACAATAGACGGAACGCCATCTTCATACGTTCCCACACACTTCTGTTTCTTGGTTCATCTTTCATATCTACGAAATTATTTGTGAGGGAGCGCGAACTCCCTCTGGTTATTAGTTATCATTTCCAAACAGTTGTCGTTCAACTTTAAAGCCTCTCTTCCAGGTCTTATTCTGACGACCGCATATGCAATTATACGTTTCCCGAAAGAACAGGGTTAAATCATCATCTTTGACATCTTCCTTACAAAACCCGTCAAACCATGCCCAGATGTTAGGACGGTACTCAATACCAATCTCTATCTTCATGAAGTCAGGATTAGGAACTTTATCGGTTTCCCAACGTCTGATAGTCGGGTCCCACTTGTTTACTTCGAACCGTAAACCTTTACTCTCAGCAGCCTGTTTTAATTCTATTAAAGTCTTCATATTACTCCGTTGATTTATTGTTTGACGCTACAAAGTTAGTCATTCTTTTGATATATCCAATGATTTATCCGGAATATTCTTAGATTTTCCTAAAGATTTTATTCTTTGTACCTTTGTAATCGTTATATAACTGTTTATAAACTCTTTAATATTAAAGGAAAATGATTAAGACTGGTTTAACTGAAGAGGAACTCGAACGTAGTGCCCTCTTGCTGAATGGTTTACTTGCTGACCACTTCACGCTCATGCTGAAGACTTGGCAGTTCCATTGGAATGTCGTAGGAGACTCGTTTGGCTCCTATCACGAGGCTATGCTGAAACTCTACGAAGAAGAAATTGAACGTGTTGATGATGTTGCTGAACGTGTCCGTGCTCTTGGCAAACGTCCGCTGGGTTCTATGGAAGCAATGTTACAGAACAACCACATCAAGGAATTCGGTATGAGCGAAGCCGTTCCACAGGCTCTTGACATGTGGAAAATCATTCGTGACGACTGGAATAAGTTGATACGCTCTATCAGAGACATTCACAAACAAATCCCCGAGAATGACCTTGCTACACTTAACTTCTTAGAGGACATGATTGACTCTATGGAGAAGGAGGCTTGGATGATACGCTCGTATAACAGCGTTCCGGGAATCAACTAAAGTAAAATTCAAAATTTTAGGGAGGCTTAATGCCTCCCTTTTTATTTGTGGTTACTTCGAATTTTTATGTATTTTATCCAAGAGTAACGCTTTCGGGTAAAAAGATAATCGCGATTCAAATCATTGTTGTATGCCTCTTCTTCAAAGCTGACATCGTGATAAGCACAGTTCTGCTTTCGATGGAAAAGTCGTATTAATAGATACTCTATTCCGTACCACAAATAGAACCCTATCCAAAGAGTCTCCTTCATTTGTTCCGTGTGAATAGACTCATGATTAATTACTCTAGGGGGGAACATAATCACTTTTCGTGAATAAAATCCCGAAAAAATTTAAAGTGGTGTATCTCCCAAAAGGGAACCATTTGTTAAAAATTATCTTCATTTGTTTTCTCCTTTCTTTTAGCTTCACGCCTAGCACGACGTCTTTCGCGTCTCGCTGCGGCTTCTGCTTCTAATTTGTTTACATTTACCTCACCCTCTTCTTTTTGTGCCTTGTGACGAGCAATAGACTCTCCTATCGCACCCTTTACACGCATATTCTTCTTCTGCTTGTAATGCTTGTTAAGATTGTAGTCTATTTCGAACTCACCTTTCGGCTCTTCGGGTTCATCAGGCCCCGGAGCCAATACCATACCATTCTCCTTGAGGCTCATATCCTTGTCGTCAGGTGTAACAGGGTTGGCACGGCTGTCTTCCTGTGCCTTCGCTGCCTTCATTGATTTCAATCGTAGGAGCATATTCTTACGAGTTGTTTCGGCTGTGGTTTGCTTCTCAGGTTCCTTCTCATCAATGATTTCCGTGATAGGGGTAAACTCCTGAACGAACTCTTTAGAGGCTCGTTCTATCTGGTCCCAGTCGTATTGTTTAATCAGTGCTGACGGCAACTGTACCTGTTCACCGTCCATCAAGTTTCCATTGAACCCGTTGAACTTCGCATACCATGAAGACGCCAACTGTGATATCAACACGGTTGGATTCAACCCTACCTTTGCAGCCGTCAAGCCCACTACCAAAGCATTGATAGACATCTGCTTCATGACCGTCATCACGTTGGTCTCAGCGTGAAGTGTGGCGTTGATATCAATACGACCATCAACGGTCATCTTGATTTCGTTTCCCTTCACTTCCTTGCGAGCCTGTTCAATGATACGGAGTATAAGGTTACAGTAATCGACGTTACTTCCCCCTGCTGCTCTGTTCTTGATTTCAACCTCTACCAACATTTGATTAAGGACTTCAAGACGACCTGTTTCAGTGGCTATACGAAAATCCTTATTCTGTAACACGTACTCGGCTCGACGTCTGGTAATCAAGTCTCGGTTCTCAACATAGAACTTCTTCAGTTCTTCCTCAGGAACCTTAATCTTGTATTCCTTCGCCATAACCTTGCTGACATCGGTAACGGTATAGAATTTCCCAAAGAGTTCCATTATCGTGCCTGTATAGTCGACAATGTTACGAGGCTTCCGGGAACGGACTCCCATGGCTTTATTCAGTTCCAACACGGCTCGTTGATAGGCTCTGTCTAACTGTAAGTATTGAAGACGCTTGGCGTTGGCTGAACGAACAGCCGTAATGTCCCCACCGTGCGTCTTGACAACTGCCCCCACATTCACCGTCTGTTGGAAGTCTATATTGATTGTTTTCTCTTCCTCTGTACCCTCGTTTAGCACGAGGTCAAAATATCTTTTAGGAGACAGGTCTCGTTCCTCTTTAGCAAGTTCTGCAATTATATATAAATCCTGTACCTCATCACTTGAATCTGATATATAATCCGGGAAACGATTCCTAATTCTATTTATATCCTCTTCGGAAATTTCTTTTTTCTTTGGAGGAATCTTTTTCTTAGTTTCCATATTTATACTTCCAAATAAATCCTTTATATGGTAATCCATTATGGATATGTTTCCTCAAACACTTTTTCGAAATATTTATTTCTTCTTTAATAACTTCCATATTGGGAAATTCTTTTATAAAATCCCCTTCCAAAGAATATTGAATAATTTCAGGAATTCCTTTTGATGAAAGCATTTTCTTTTTAGATTCCTTCGACATTTTCTTACCATAAAATGGATTCTTCTCTCCAATTCTTGATAAAGAAATTTTCTTTTTAGTTTCTGAAGTATGCCTCCGAAATGAAGCAGATATAGAAAGTTTCTTTCTCGTTTCCTCTGAAGGCTTACGACCTAAACTATTTCGATTTCCTTTCAAAGCTAAAGAAAGTTTTCTTCGGTGTTCTTCTGAAAGTTTCTTTCCTTTGTGAATCAAAGATAATCTTTTTCGGGTTTCCTTCGAACGAATTGTTCCCAAAGCACCCTCTCCACCATACGTAGAATTATATCCATTTCGATAGGTGTCGAACTTCTGAATGAAGTGTATCTCGAGGAAATCGAGTTTCTTCCTCAATTTCTTCTTGTTATCAGCCTCGACCCACATGACCTCTTCGACCAGAAAGTTCTCCTCACCATACTTTCGTATGGCTCGGTGGAACT